TACTGTGGGTATGGCGTATGTAGCTATGGTAGGTGAGAATCCAAATCAAGTTGGTAAAATGGGCGTGGATAGTGTAGAAGATGGTAAACTTCCAAATGGTGAAGATTACACTTGGAAGATGCGAAGAATTTAATATTATTTGTAACCCAATCTATTCAAAATGTTTAATGCACGTGTACGTAGTTTATTTTCAAATTCACTTTCTGTTAAAATACCTTTTTCAAGATTACATTTTCCACAAGTAACTTGTAAATTACTAACAGAAGTTGGCCCACCTTTAGATTCTGGTATTACATGATCTAAATGTATTTCATTTTTAAGTAAATCTACATCACAATATACACAACGTAAACCATCACGTTCAATTACAATACGACGCATATTAGTAGGAATTCGTTCTTTACTCATGATATTATTTATAATATGGTTTAAGTGTTGTAAAAATACAACAAAATAACTTGACGATAATTCAGTTTTAGTGTAAAATATACACATACACTGAAGAAAAGGAAACAAATATGTCTAAATTAGTTGAAATTCAATGCGTGGATTACTGCCATGCCATGCGTAATCATGGTTGGTCGGTTGAGGTAATTGCCGCTCGTCTTGAGTGGTCGATTCAAGATGTGAAATTGGCATTGGAATCTTCACCAATTGGTGCCAGTATTCACGGTTAATATCTTTGAAAAGGAAATAAAGATGAATTTACTAAATCAGATGGAACAGGCAGAAGAGAAATTTTGTGACAAATTAGACGCTGAAGGTCCCGTTGTTATTCACGGCATGACGTTTAGTCGTAGTTTGATCATGCGAACGTTGGCAGAAGATTATTATTCTGATGCACTGGATGCCTATATGATTGAACTCGGCATTGATATTGACGCCGCATAAAAAGCTTGACGATAAATCAGTAATCAGTTATAATAGTTGTATAGTAAGTAGTAAACGTTCTTTAAAAATTAGACGCAATATTGAAGCATATTTTTGTGAGTACATGGGTCATGCCTGTGTAAGTACACTAAGGTTATCGCTTCCGTTAGGTTAGTATGATTCCCATGTCTGGTCGCAGATGTTGCTCATACGAAACATGGACTATAACGCCAGCCACGGATTCCGTATGGGTTGGATCGGTATATGGCGGACATAACAGGCGAGAGTAATGAGAATGATTTCGATATCTTGGAAAACGAGCCGAGCTAGAATTTCTGTCCTCCCTTAGTAAGTATGTTTCAATATTGTGTAGAATATAAAAAAAAGACTTGACGATAAATCAGTATTCAGTTATAATAGAAGTTCAGTAAGTAAATCGTTCTTTAAAAATTAGACGCAATATTGAAATACATTTCAGACAGTAGAATACTCTTGAAGGAGTACAGCCACTGTTCCAAAGTCCAGGATAGTGTGTTTCAATATTGTGTTACATAATATTTTTATGTCTTTGCCCTTTAGAAGACTAGCAACCTCTTCTACCGTATTGAGGAAATACGGGTTCGACAGGTCGGTGCAGAAGGCATAAAAATATTGTGTCATAATATTTTAGTACATTAGGTTACTAGATCCGATAGGATATACAGGCATTAGACTTTCTCGCCGGAGATGGGTGCACTGTGATATCATGAAAGATGGAAACTTCTCAAACGTGGATGAAACAGTAGTCGCGTCGGGTAGTCTAGCATGTAATGTGGTAAGCGAACAGTCGTTGGACGACAACGTGGTAACCAGCCGATTGGGGGATTCGCAGACATCCTAGTGTACTAAAATATTGTGTTCATGAACACAATAGCAGTACGTTGACTCAGTGATACTGGGAAGTATCGGCCTGCCGTGAGGCACTCCGTGAGTCATCATTATTGAGCGCATTGCCGAACCGAGTATTCTGGTAGTAAGGCCACAAGCCGCAATGTGTTCAATAATGATGATTGTTATTAGTTGTATTGTTTTGGAAAAAATCTGTGTTCACCAGATTAATGCACTGGCGATTTTCGCTCTGTCCTGCAGGCATCGAATATACAGTTGTGCCAAACGAAATCAAGATCAACACTGGCCAGTGTCCTTGTATAATGTTTGGGCGATAAAAGCAAACGACAATAGGGTTATTGTTGTCTATAACGAAACAATACAACTAATGACAATGGTGGCTGTAGTTCAATGGTAGAATCCAGGATTGTGATTCCTGTCGTTGTGGGTTCGAGTCCCATCAGTCACCCCACAAAATCCCGATGTCCCTAATCGTTAATCATAGGGCGTAATTTGACTACACGAGATGGTCAAGGGTGCTTACGATCATAACCTCGCAGTTCTCCATGTCGGAGTTCTGGAAAGATCGTAGGGTGTTGCTGATCTCGCCCAAAGAGAATAATCAGACGGACAGGGTTGACAACTCAAGTAGGGGAGTCGGGGACGATTTAGCCTACACCATATTGAAGTACATTAACCTCGTCGCGAGTGCGAGTTAGGAAATAATTGCCTGTTTAGTGTACTTCAATATGGATAACAAAGTAGATAATATTTAATTGATCATATTGTACAATAAATACAGTAAGTAAAATTTTAAAGGTAGTCGTATATGACTGATATTTTAGATATTCTTTACACTCCAATAGATGTTAAACCTGTCCCTGTATTTGATAGATCAAAACTAAATGATTGGTTTAAAAAAAATCAAATTCAAAAGATACAAGATCGTGCTGATGGTAGTAAAATTACCGTAGAAGATATCTATCCTTGGGATATTGTTTATGCCAGAAAAAATGGAAACTGGTTAGAAGATTTTGATAAAAATTTTCCAGAATTGGCAGAATATTTTTATTCTGCGTTTTCATTACAAGAATCAGAATTAATGGCCGCGGTATTACTTCCAATGAAATCAGATTATGTTGGTTCAACCTATTGGCATGCTGATCCTGATGAGATTGGATTAAGATTATATCTTGAAAATGATGAAATTGATAGAGATTTTTTATTAATTAAACCTACCAAGACAAAATATCAATCTAGAGAAGAATTAGGTAAAATACCAGAAAATGGTATTACTCCCAAAGTACAAGATATTATATATTCAGCTAAAATTTTAAAATCTCAGAATGGATTTTATCTTAATAATGTTAGAGCAATACATACTGTAAATGTTGATAGACCTAATTCCATAAGATTAGCAGTATTAATAATTACCGAAATGAAATCAGATAAGATGTCTTCTTCCGTGAAAGATTTGATAGTACAATCAGCAGAAAAATACTCTGATTTGTCTATTCGTTGGACACCATAAAATATTAATATATCCAAATTCAGTTGACATTAAATAAATTTTGTGAGATAATATATTGTATTAAATATACATTCACAAAAGGAAAATAAAATGTCAACAACTATTAAACAAATTAACGAGCAAGTCGAAGCATGGCAAACAGAAGATACAAAGTTTGCAGGTGGAAATTCGGCCGCTGGTACTCGTGCTCGTAAGGCATTGGGTGAACTAGCCAAGTTGATTAAATTACGCCGTAATGAAATCACGGCAGAGAAAAACGCTCGTAAAGAAGCAAAAGCAAGTTAAGAAGTTAGCGGAGCTATCGTCTAATGGTTCGGACTCCAGGTTTTCATCCTGGCAATCGGGGTTCAATTCCCCGTAGCTCTTCCAAATTATGGCTCTGTCTTATAATGGCTATTATCCTTGACTGTCTATCAGGGGACACGGGTTCGATCCCCGTCAGAGTCGCCAAGTTATCCTTGTTGAGATCCAGTGATATGGTCGGGTGTTTCATAACACTTTAGGCTGTGGTTAGAATCCACAGGGCAAGGGCCAAGTTTTGTAAGTGTTAGCAAGAGAGAAAGCCTGTTCCGCAAGATAAAGGTGAGTTGGGCCTAATTAGCCTAGTAGCAAACAAGTATCTCCCTAGTAACGTACCCTTGAAAGTCAGGCGCCCTTGATTCAAAGACTCAAATGGTTCCAATAGTGAGAGGTGGAACTACTTACAAATTCAATTCTTCGCGAGAAGACAACATCTTCCCCTACTCCTGTCCGGGGCGAATGATAGTGTATCTGTCAGATGCGTAAAAGTCGTAGTACGGGAACTAATTCAAGAAAGATTAATGGAGAGAATGGAACAATGGTGTTCTAGCCGGCTGTAACCCGGTGGTCTAACGACAGGTAGGTTCGATCCCTACTCTCTCCACCACTATTCAATAATTGATCACAAGCTTTAATGGTGAAGCATTCGGCTCTTACCCGAAAGAATACGGTTCGATACCGTAGTGGTCAACCAACTATCAAAATTATCAAAGGAGAAAGAACATGAGTTATGATTTATGGAACAAACAAGTAGCATTTGAAACGCTGAAAGGTCAAGTAATTACAAAAGTAACACAAACAGATGACACTATCTCTTTTGATACATTAGATGGTAGTTCGTATTTAATGTATCATTCACAAGATTGTTGTGAGAATGTATATGTTGAATCTATTGTGGGTGATTTAGATGATTTGTTAGATTCTGAAATTTTGTTAGCGGAAGAAGTATCTGGTGAAAATCCTGAAGGTTGGATCGCAGACAAATATGCAGAATCTTATACATGGACTTTTTATAAATTGGCAACTAGAAAAGGTTACGTTGACATTCGATGGTTAGGTGAAAGTAACGGATACTATGGTGAAGGTGTCGATTTTGCAAAAATTAAATAACTAATGGTAGCGAGCACTGGTGTGCGGCGGGATCTTATAAGTCCTGGAGAGTGGTCAGATGGGCTGCAACGGTAGAGTTCGAATCTCTACGCTACTACCAAATAAAAGGAAGTAAAATGGAAAACGTTAAAATGTGGATCGGAGATATGGAAGTAGAACGTTCCGCTCTAGATCAAATTCGTAATATATCAGAATTGCCAATCTTGGCTGGACATATGGCAGTAATGCCAGACGTTCATATGGGTAAGGGTGCTACTGTTGGATCAGTTATACCAACTCGCGGGGCAATTGTGCCAAGTTTTGTTGGTGTTGACATTGGTTGTGGTATGTGTGCAGTAATGACTAACTTAACTGCCGAAGATTTACCAGAATCTCTGTATTCACTACGAAACTCTATTGAGCGTGGTGTACCAGTTGGATTCAATGAACATAGCCGCAGTTCAATTAAAGTTCGTGGTGCGGCTGCAGATAAGTTACGTCAAGCTGAAACTAAAATGTTTCAACGTTGGGAAAAGTTGACATTGCGAGACAAACTAGGTCGTGCTGATCCATACAAAATTGCCAATCAAATTGGTACTTTGGGTGGAGGAAATCACTTTATAGAACTTTGTTTAGATAGCGAAAATCGTGTTTGGGTTATGTTACATTCTGGTAGTCGTGGAATTGGTAACCAAATCGGTACTGTAGCTATTAACATGGCTAAAGAGATTGCTATTCGTGAACAACGTAAATTGGTAGATTCAGATTTGGCATGGTTAGATGAAGGTACGGCCGAATTCAATATGTATATTGAAGCTATGCAATGGGCACAGGATTATGCAATGCTTAATCGTGATACTATGATGCAAATTGTACTACAAAATCTGCTTCATATGTTTCCTAAGATGAAAACTCTTGGTGAAATTGTAAATGCTCATCATAACTTTACTAACTTTGAAAATCATTTTGGTCAAGACATGTGGATTACTCGTAAGGGTGCTGTATCTGCAAAAGCTGGTCAAATGGGTATCATTCCTGGTTCTATGGGTGCTAAATCATTCATTGTACAAGGTAAGGGTAACGAAGATTCATATTGTTCATGTAGTCATGGTGCTGGTCGTAAACATTCACGTAATGGAGCTCGAAAGTTATTCAGCTTAGAGGACTTGGCAGTACAAACTATGGGTGTTGAATGTCGTAAAGATGATGGTGTATTGGATGAAATTCCAGGCGCTTATAAAGACATTGATCAAGTTATGGCTGCACAAACTGATTTAGTTGAGATTGTACATACTCTAAAACAGGTAATGTGTATTAAAGGGTAAGGAGAAAATTATGCCCACGGCATTTTTATATTCAGACCCTCATTTTAGTCACGCAGGTATTTGCCAATTTTTCAGAGCAGATGGCGTGACTAAATTGAGACCGTTTGAAGATGCAGCAGAAATGGATGAGTATTTAATAGAAAGATTTAATGCCACTGTTAGCTCACGAGATAAAGTTTATTTTTTGGGTGACATTGTAATTAATAAAAAGGCATTGGATGCAGTTATGCCCAGACTTAATGGTGATAAAGTATTGATTAGAGGTAATCATGATATCTATAAGTTAAAGGATTATTCCAAATACTTTAGAGATGTACGTGGTTGTCACATACTGGATGGTATGATTCTTAGTCATATACCTATTCACCCAGATAGTCTTGGTAGATTTGGTACCAATATTCATGGTCATTTACATGAAAAGCGAGTTCGTAAGGCGAAAGGTATTAATTATCCTACTGGAGAAATTATCTACAGTGAAACCGAGATTGATACTCGTTATCATTGCGTATGTGTTGAACAAACTGAATATGCCCCAATTTCATTTGATGATGTTATCAAGAGAATTGAATATGAGGGTGGTACTGTTGGTTTTCGTAATGGTAATTTTAAAAAAGAAATGTAATCATCCAAAATACATTGACTTTAATTTAGAGTCAATGTATACTAGTTAAATAGTAGAGAGAAACATAATGACACGAAAAATTATCAGTGACAATCAAGGATTTAAAATTATTGTAGAATTGACAGATGTTTTAAAACCATCTAATCACGTTCAAATTAAGTTTTTAACTGAATGGGACAATGCCAGACGAGATGGTAGTGAACAAGTTCAATACTCAATGACATTGAGTTCTGAACAAAGACAATTATTAAAAGAATTATTGTAGTGAGTTGGGCAGTTGGCCGAGTGGTTAAGGCAACAGATTGCTAATCTGTCATTCCGCAAGGGGTGCATTGGTTCGAATCCAATACTGCCCGCCAAATTTTTTATAGTAATAATGATAGATAGTAAATAATAGTAGTAACAAATGCAGGGTTCGTATAGTGGTAATACCTTAGCCTTCCAAGCTAATGCTGAGAGTTCGATTCTCTTACCCTGCTCCAAATTTTATAGGAAGTAAAATGGCTGTAATAACTGAAGATCGTTTAAAACAATTAATGATTGAATCAGGTGGATCCACTGATGAAAAATCGTGGGAAATTGCTAGGAAGTTTGCCAGTTTAGTATTACAAGATAATGCAAGTTTAAATCCAACAGTTAAAAATTTAACAGACGATGAAATACTAGAATTATGGGATTGGAATAGTGGTGAAATTTTATCCACTGATATTTTAGATTTTGCCAATGCTCATTGGCGAGTTTTATCAGGACTTATTTAAAGGAAGTAAAATGGGCAATCCAACACCATTAGAACTATTAAGAAGAGACGAAGAAATAAGAAAACAACGGTTAGAGTTGAGCGAAACATTGACTGAATTAACGTTGCCTCTTACTGACGAAACTATACCACAACGAGTTACTAACGAATTATCTCAGGAGAAATAAAATGGCACAACGTAATCAAAAACGAGATCCAAACAAAACCAAAACTGGTAAACCACGTTTAGGTGGATTAACAGTAAGTCAACTTACTACTATGGTTGAGAAAGAAGGTAAGAAGAAAATTAAGGCAAAGATTCTTAATCAGATTCGTATTGTAACTAGTCGTAAAGGCTATGTTGAAAAAGTTGTTAGTACTGAAGTAACCGAATAAAAGTTTTGCCCCTATAGCTCATTTGGTAGAGCACCGCACTTGTAATGCGGGGGTGGTCAGTTCGAATCCGACTGGGGGCACCAATAGTTAATTGCTTAGTAGCTCAGTTGGTAGAGTAGATGACTGTTAATCATTTGGTCCCTGGTTCGAGCCCAGGCTAAGCAGCCAAGTTTTGTTGATAAGATAACTTAAAATGTTATCAATCAACCGTGTAAGTAAAAGGTAGATGAGAGTAGATTGATAGTTACTTGGTCTCGCGACTAATTAACGACAACTCTTGATAATTCGTACTTTGTGTTATGATCCAAAACATTTTGTCGATTGTTGATCATGAATATAAAGTCTTCTGCTTATTTGTATTTTTGACAATTGTATTGAAGATAGTCTATGTACATCTTCTATTGTTTATTGTCCGGTCTATTACTTGACCTTTTACTACTCGTTAATCATTTTAATTTAAAATCAAGGAATAATATGAACATTTCATTACGTAAGGCAAGTGCTATTCAGAATCGTATTTTGGAAGCAATTCGTGAAATTAAAATTGAAACTTCAATTCAATTGAATGAGTTTCAAGACGCTGAAACAATGTTGAATCAGGCTAATGAAACACTGTGGAAAAACGACAGTCGCCGTCAACTATTATTGTTATCATTGTATAACATTCGTGGTTTGGTTGGGGCTGCTAACAGTGCTAGTGGGGTTAATTTGGCATTGTCTAAATCAGCATTTGTTGACAAACGTATCGTTCAATTGTCAGACTTTGTTAGTTTATCACCAGTAGATAGCATTGATGTTATCAATGGTCGTTTGACAAAAATCAAAGAAGGTGATCAAAGTCAACGTAGTCGTATCTATGGTAACTCAGATACAGTAGAAACTACTGTAATTACACGAGATCAATTAAACAACATCAAGCGCGAAATCTTGAATCTAAAAAAACAAAAACAGAAACTCAATGATGAGATTCTGGAATTGAATATCAAAACAGAAATTCCATTGGCTGATGAAACAGTCAAAGTATTGACTGATGAAGGTTTGATTTAAATCAACTATTATAACTTTTATATCATAATATTCTAATCTAAAAATAGATAAATATCACTAGACAATGAATATTACTGAAGAAAAAATGATATGAAATGTGCGTGGATAGAAAATATGATGAGCATCGAAACAGACGGATGGACACGTCCTTGCTGTTTAGAAACATCTGATCTAGCAAAAATTACTCCTATACAAGATGGTATTAAAAATGCGTTTAATCATCATCGTCTCTTATATTTACGAAATAATCTCATCAATGGGTATTCAGAAAAAACTAGAAATTCTTGCGGTAGATGTGAACAACTTGAAGTTAACAATCAAACTAGTATGCGAATGTCAACTTCATTTATCAGTAACTCTAGAGAATTAAAAGTTCTACAATTTAAAATGAGCAACAAGTGTCAGCTGGCATGTGCTCACTGTGGTCCTGATCGTAGTAGTACTTGGGCAAAAGTATTAAACATAACTCCACATGTTAAAGTATCATTTGAAATTACTGATAAATTTGTTGAAGAACTCATTGAATTATTACCAAATATCACTGTATTAAAATTTAGTGGTGGAGAACCGTTCTTAGACCCAGATCATTGGAAACTACTTGATAGATTAAAACATGTTGATCGTAGTCATTGTGAAATACAATACATTACAAATGGATTAATTAAACCTCGTATTGACTTATGGGAAGGGTGGCGCGAAATTAAATGTAGTGTAAGTGTTGATGGATTTGAAGATACTTACGAATGGTTCAGAAGAGGATCAAGTTGGACAGAGTTGTTGAATAATATACAAGTATTGACCGAACATACTAACTTGTCTATCAACTATGCTATAACACCATTTACATTTCAAAACTATCATACGGCGAATGAATATTGGAGTAAACATCATTCGTTTAGTAGTTTTCCTATTGTATACCCAGATCATTGTAATATGTTAAAATTCCCACGACGAATAATAGAACAGATTTCTGATTGGCAATCTATACCATTTGCTACTGGTACAAATTCAGATGAATTTTTATCTGTATTTAGAAACTGGGCAATAAAAAGTGATACTCAGTGGAATACTGTAGGATTATCTACCAAACTGTTTAATTGGATGAACATATGAAATATTATCTGAAATTAAACAGTATTCCAAACTGGCAATATATTCAAAGTAATGCGTTGGAGTATCTTAAAAATAATACAGTAATATATGAAAGAAAAAAAGGATTATCTTTTTGTGAAGTCTCAGATTTTTATAATGATAATAGAAAGCTAATTAATGATTGTTTTAGAAAGATAAATCTCAATGTCATTTCAACAGCATTTTACGTTACATATAATAATGATCAAGGTAGTCTTCACTCGGACAATAGTAAATTTCAAGCAAGAATAAACATACCAATTTTAAATTGTGAAAACAGTTATACTGAATATTATACCGTTAGTAAAACAAGATTTTACACCAATGATAGATATACAATAAAATTACCAGAACATGATGCAATTATAGAACTAGTTGATCGTGTAGAATTGACATGTCCCACTATAATTCGTGTTAATGAATTTCATAAAATAACAATAGGTAATCAGACACCACGAATTTCATTAACAATAGGGTTTGATCATGATCCTATATATCTTTTAACATGAATTTTACTTACGTAAACTTGCCAAAACTGCCAGTCGAATTTGAACAGAGATGTTTGAATTTAATTCCATTAAGTTGGATTGATAATAGACTAATAGAATTAAACAAAAAAGAAGGGATTAGTCATAGTATAACTTATTTGCCATCTGAGATTAAAGATTGGATTAAACAAAACATTATATCTATAATAGATCCTGATTCTCAACATCCAGAATTAATAAATAAGATGATGTTACATATTAACAAATATATTGAACATAGTCAAGGAAAAGGCGTACATCCCATTCATATAGACTACGGACGAAAATATGCGTTTAATTATATTTTAACTCTTGGTGGACCTGGTCCAGTTACTAGTTGGTACTCGGATGATAAGACTACTGTAGTGGAAGAACATAAAATTGAAGAAAAAAGATGGCATTTAATACATGTAAATCCATCATGGCACGGAGTTACAGGTCAGATTGATGGTCAGTTGAGAACAATTATAAGTTTGTGTTTTGATCCAATCGATGTAAGTACTTTTAATCTCAAAGAATATTTTAAAAATATTATAGAATGAATTACTATCAATTAAACACTGTTAGTACAGGTAGATCAGATATACTCAATTATGTTGAGTCTAGCGATCAATGGTTTTCCAGTAACGGATTTAATATACTTAAAATTCCTAACAATTTATTAGATACATTGTTATTAAAAATTAAATTTAAATTTAATGGAAATGCAATTGTTTTTAAAATGATATCAAATACATTTTACAGATTTCATACTGATGAGCGTAGACAATGTGCTATTAATTTGTTACTAACTGGATTTAATAGTAATTGCTATTATGGTGATCAAACTGATAATGAAGAAGTTATTGAAAATGTTACTGAGTTAAAGTATGAACTAGATCAATATTACTTATTAAACACACATAAGAAACACGCCGTTAGAAACGGTAATAACATTAGATATCTATTGAGCATAGGATTTAACGATTATGATTATGAGACTGTAAAAAAATACTGTCAGGATCATGGAGTATGATAAGTTATAGAAAATATAATTATTGTTATGGAGATTCTAGATATGAAAAACTAGATAGTTATAATGGGATTCATCGATCAGAAATGAACAGCGAATATCATCGAACTATTCCCATAGAATCTATTATTTCTGATTACATTTTAGTATGTGGGTGCAGTCAGAGCGAAGGAGAATCTGTTCGTCTAGAAAAAACCTACAGTAGTGTATTACAGAATTCCTTAGGAATTCCTGTATACAATATTAGTATCTCAGGTAGTGGGTGTGACTTTATTAGCATGAATATTCAAGAATGGTGTCGCAACTTCACGATTAAACCAAATCATGTTATAGTACAGTGGAGCTACCCAGATACTAGAATGTATCATATCAGAGATCAAGAATTGTATCATTTGGGTCCTTGGGTTATTGATAAAAATTTTAGACACAATTTATGGAAAAGAGAGTATGAACTGCAATCAATCTATACTAGTAACATAGATAAAATAGGTCAGCGAAGCACTAAATCTAGACTAGAACTTCTGGAGTTTTTGAATGTGCAAAAAATAAATTTCACCGAGATTAAATTAGGAGATCATGATAATATTTTTCCAGATATTATTAATATTCAAAATATAGATTTTGGGACTGACGGTAGACATATGGGAGAAAAATCTCATCAAAATCTAGCAGAAATAATTTTAAAAATATTATGAGTACCCCATTTAGATACCTAGAATGTAACAATATAGAAATTATATCTAAGAAGTTATTATATATTTTTGATACATTTCATAAAATTAGTGCTATGAAAAATGGTAGTTGTTGGTTTAGTTTAGAAGAAATAAAAACTCATTGCTCAGAATTGTTAGAGTTTATGAGCATTTATAATTTGAAATACAAATCAGGTTTGTGTTTTGTTAAATCTCATAATTCATATATGAATCCTCATGTTGATTTTACTCCTGGAATAAGACTAAATTTTCCAATATTAAATTCTGAATTTGCAAAAACAAATTGTTTTGAAAAAGTGCCAGATGAACTATTAATAAAATCAAATACTAAAGTATTATCGTATTATACAGTTAATATTAAAAACTGTAAATTGATAGATTACTACATTTTAGATAAACCGTTATTGTTCGATCCATCGCACCCACATAATATAATATTACTTAAATCGAAAATTATACGAATTATGTTAACTGTTTTTCTTGAAAACCCGCCTGATACAATATGATATACAATAATATAGTTTCTCAAGAGTTGATTAATACTGCTATTAATGATTATAATAGTAGAAACTTGTATGACACCAATACAATGAACAAGACCTCACCTGGTAGTAGTCTTGAATTATTTACTCCTATCATAGAACGAATATTAGATAAACAACTAGTTTACAAAAGTGGAAATTTTTATAAACACTCTATTCCATACTTACCACATACTGATTATAAAACCTATCAGGACAATACTATAAATGTTGTGATACCGTTGATGTATACTGGATCACGAACCAGTTTAATAATATTTGATCAAGAGTGGGAACAAGATAGTGTTACTTGGTGTATGCAAAAACCCGTAATGTATTTTTCAACAAATATAGGTGTAAAAGGTTATCCTCATGAATATCCTATTACAAATAAAACCGGAAAATCAATAAACGAAACTTTATATAATGATTATCTATCGCACTATCCAAAGCATGCACTATCCGAATTATCGGGTACTGCATATCCATTTGAGCCTGGAAGTATGATAATCTTTAATAATAAAAAAATACATTGCACATCTAAAATGAATGGTGAGAAATTAGGAATAACATTGAGGTTTAAAGAATGACAACTTATGCAATTACAGGACACACAGCCGGTATTGGCAAACGATTATATGAAAGACTAACTCCTGATGCTATAGGATTTAGTTTATCTACGGGTTACGATATAACTAATATCACTGATAGACGCCGAATTATCGAAGAATCATATGATTGTGATGTTTTTATTAATAATGCAACATCAGAGTTTGGACAAACATTATTATTTTTAGAAATTTTTCATGAGTGGAAAGATAAAAATAAGACAATAATTAATGTAGGTAGTAGAATAGCAGATATAAAACTGTTACCAAAAGATAGACAAGATTTACTAAAATATCAGGCAGAAAAACTTATATTAAAAGAAATGAGTAATCGGGTAAGTGGGATATGTAGGGTTAAATACAAATGGTTTGCATATGTAGGTACAGAAAAGATTCTAAAAAAGTACCCTCATTTTACAACAACAGACTATATTACAGAAGATCAGGCGGCCAATATAATATTATCATGATAAAAATTTTAGAAACAATAAACTACCAACTAGTATTAGATTCATACAATTTGTTAGAACTTAATATGCAATGGACCGATTATGAACATAAAGGTAAACAAACAGGATTGCAATATAAAGATAATGAAGATCCGTGGACCAGTGCAGTCGGAAAAAGTAAAGGAGAGGAACTTTCATATACTAATTTAAATCCTTTTTTTAAAAATACTATATTTGAAGAATTAATTGACAAATACAAACTACTTAGAACTAGACTAATGTGGGTTGGACCGTATGCGTGTTATAGTATACACAAAGATGATACTTCTAGAATTCATATTCCATTAATAACCAATCCAGAATGCTATTTTCTTTTTCGTACTGGACAACTTACAAATTTAAAAAAAGGATATGTATGGAAAGTTGATACAACTAAATCTCATACATTTATAAATTGTTCTGATCAACATCGACTTCATCTAGTCGGTGTAGTAGAAAATTAACAAAAAATCTCATTAAATGTAATTCTTGACAAAGAATATTCTACAATTTGGATATATAATACTTGACAATAAATCAATAATGTTGTATAATAGTATCTTAGAATGAAAGATTGACAGAAATGCCCCTGTAGCTCAGTTGGTTAGAGCAGAGGACTCATAATCCTTTGGTCCCTGGTTCGAGTCCAGGTGGGGGCACCATTTAATATTATTAGGGTAATTATGGCTTATATTGACAAATCTGGAGAATTAGGATTAGCGGGAGAAAAAGTAGTTATTAACTATCTTAGTTCTCTTGGACAAACAATATCTCATTCAGTAGATAAATTTGATTCAGAAAAAGATTTTATGGCTAATGGACTTAAAATTGAGGTAAAAACTCAAAATCCATATGTACTGAAAAATTCATTTACTATTCCTAAATCTCAACTTAAAAAATGTTTGAATGTTGATTTTATTTACTTTGTCTCTGTACCTCATCATCGTTATAAACATTCATCTGATGGATGGATTTATAAAGTTGATCCAAAAATCATGATCTATAATCATGATATAGTAAAGGATGGTACAGAACGATATTTAATTCCCATTAATCAATCAGCAGTTGTCAAAGAGTCTGCGGTCTCACCGTCTGACTTAATTCATTTGAAAAAGTTTTCAACTTCAAAGTATTAATTAATATCTGGCGATAGTTCAACGGATAGAACAGTAGCCTTCTAAGCTATTAATCCAGGTTCGATTCCTGGTCGCCGGACCATTTTTACATTAGAAAAAAGTTAAATTTATTATATTGTTTTAATTGAGATAAATTAATATGAAACAGACACTATTAGTTGTCATGATTGTAATGTTATCTGGCTGTGTAATGGGACCTCGTGGTCAAGTTTGTTGGCAGAAAACATTATATCAGGGTAGTATGTACAATGTCACCTGTAATCCAGGAGATAGACGGTAAAGATTAAATGCGAGAGTGGTGGAATTGGTATACACAACAGACTTAAAATCTGTCGCCGCAAGGATTACGGGTTCAAGTCCCGTCTCTCGTACCATTATTTAAAAGGAAATAATATGTCACCAATTTTAATTATAATTTTATTAGTTTTAGTAGTAATTGTTTTTGTAAATCATTATCAAAATAATTCTGTTAATGATTTACCAAAGTCAAATATTGAAATTGATAATATTCCAAAACCAAGTGAAATTGAAGAGGTTTTTGAGTCATCAAAATTTCCCAAATTATTAGAAATTACACTTACAATTTTTACAGTTTTATTATTACTACTTGGAATTGTAATGACATTTATTTATCTGTAAAACTTTTGGATCGTTAATTCAGCGGTAGAAGGTTTCCTTTACACGGAAAAAGTCGGCGGTTCGAACCCGTCACGATCCACCATTTTATAAAGTTTAACTATGAATAATCTTAGCAAAAGTCCAGAAAGAAATACATTTCAAAAAAAAAATTATATTAAACGTGTTATAGAGAACGGTAAAAGTATGACTGATTCAAATGTTAAAAGTATGATAGATTTGTATGAAAGTTGGGATAAACTTGATCTTGAACATGAATCTGATCCAGAATGGCAAAAGAATAATATGGAGTGGGATTTAAGAACCACAGATTGGATTCTAGCAAAAGTTAGAAATAGCGATAACTATGCTCAAAATCTTTATGCCGCAATATGTAATAATGATTTTATAAAAGAAGATGTAATTCAAATCTTAAAAGAAAATTATTGGTCAGCCAGCTGGCGTAGTGCTGGTGGAATCATTTCCAATATGAAACAAGAAGGTGATTACATTGATTGGTACTGTAGCGGTATTGGTAGTCAAGAAGATGGTTACGGGTTAGATGGATACATACCCGAACTAGATGAAGATAATCGTGAGTATGTTTCAGAAAGTGTAGTTACTGATGAAATTAGAACAGATTTACTAAAATTAGGTTGGATTGTAGTAGATAATTTAGAAGACAATTAAAGGAAATATATGAATCAACGAGGATTTAGATATTATATTAGACAAGGATGGACAGTAATTGATGTTCCCAGAACTAATCTTTACAAATCTCAAGACATTTATTCAGATGAATTTGGAAATGAATTACATTATCGTGAATTATCAGAATGGTGTAGAAAACGACTTTGTAAAGATGATTGGATTTCCAGAATTACATCTAATCCAAATAAATCTGGGGTAAAACAATTTGCATTTAAACGTGGCGAATATGCCACGTGGTTTACATTACAATGCTTATAATTATATTTTAAAACTAGGAAACAATATGAAAAATGATAGCGTAATTGGTACAAGTATTAATCTTTATGAATCAGTATTGATGGGAGCTGCACGAACCAAAGAAATTAAAGAAATTCGATATAGTAAATATGCAGAATCTGGACTTTATATTTTAGGTGAATATAAAAAAAAGTTGATTCCAGTACATCAGGCAGTTGCTGATATTGAAAGTGGATTAGTCAAACGGGATTATTTATTTAAGGCTTTAAATAGATCACAGAAAAAGAATAGAGGTTTTAACAAACATAAAAGGTAGAGTATCATGTATAAGAAACAAATAGATATAGACGAAGTAGTAGCATTTCTGGAAACTTGTGACACAGACACCAAGATTTATATTGGGTGTGATAGTGAACGTTTTCAATTAAATGATATCTGGTACGCCGACTATATTACCGCAGTTGTAGTACATGTTAATGGCAATAACGGATGTAAGATTTTTGGTGCCGTTAATAGAGAACGTGACTATGATCAACAATCTAATAAACCACGTATGCGTCTAATGACAGAAGTTTATAAAATTGCGGATTTGTATCTTAAATTGAGTAAAGTTGTTGCTCATGATATTGAAGTTCATCTAGATATAAATCCAAATGAGGCTCATAATAGTAGTATCGTAGTAAACGAAGCCATGGGATATATCAAAGGAATGTGTGGGGTTATACCATTGGTTAAACCACAGGCATTTGCTGCCAGTTATGCGGCAGACAGATTCAAATCATTGACAGAATATCAACGTCAAATGGCAGCCTAACAATTTAATTATAGCCCCATTCCTAACGGTTTGGGGCTTTTTGTATTTATAATAGATCAATTTAAAAATATCTACTGAATTATAATTGTGTTTACAATAGACCTTGCCCACAATTTTATTGTTTCTCTACCCCAATGTGACAAATCTCTTGCTAAGTCACTTTTTTTAGGTAAATCTCGTTCAATATTGAAATAAAATGTTGGTATGTTTTCAGTCTTCCACATGGAAATTGCTCCTCTAAGACACATATAAGAATATGTTTCTGAGTGTCCTGCTTCATTGGTCCATAATGAATACAAATTTGAAAATTTTCCTTGATTTATTTTTTTATCAAAACTCCAATTTCCAATGGCTATTGATCCTCTCGATGTAAATAATGAAAGCCGAGTTAATGTAAAATCGCCATTTATTATAATTACTCCTTTTGGTCTTATATTTTTATCAATTAATCGTATACTATTAAACAATGTAACATCTGCTCCAGTTCCGCCTACACCTAAATTTATTACAGGACTATCTAATAGTTCAGAAAGTCTGGTAGATAATACGTCAGATTCATCCAGACCAATACCTTCTACACTAGAACATCCTAATACAATCCAACTATTACTCCAAGTTATATCATTCCATTCAGCACATCTGTATTTGTTCGAGTTGTGTTTATATGTAATTGAATGTGTTCGATAATACCAATCTTCCGATTGTGTTTTAAGATTTTCTTTATATAATGATTCTGAGTCGGATTCTGCCCAATTTTTATTAGGTTGTTTCGCCGATAATAATAATAAATGATCTGTATATAAATCGTGTATAGTAATCATATTTTTATTTATCAATGAACTATTATTTACTTATGATAGTGATATAAAAAATAACTATAATATATTGTCACTTAAATTTACTTGACAATAAATCTAGTTTATAATATAATCAGTCTATGATAAAATTAAACAACTTTTTAAAATGGACTGCCACGATTTTAACCATCTTGGGAGCGTTAGCTATTAGCTATAAACTTGACCCACTTAATTTATATTTGCTAAATGTCGGTAGTGTATTTTGGATCATTTGGTCACTAAGAATTCGTGAGTATAGTATATTGGCTGTTAATGTAGTTATGATGATAATTTACGCTCATGGACTAATAATCAGATTGATTTAGCCGTCACCAGAGCCATTTAAATTAATATAGTGTAGTTGAGTGTTAAAATCTCAAAAAACTCGCTCAAAATCGCTGTGTCAATGTGTTGTTTTAATACAACACTAAAATACTCTTAATTTGACAATAAATCCATTATAGTCTATAATGTACTTATGATGACGAAAACAAGAAAACGCCGAAACGATTGTACTCACTTGATCTATGTTATTAACAACATAGTGACTGGTGATCAGTATATAGGAATCACTGTCAAGAATGTGGGTGGAATTCAAAAAACACTCAAGCGCCGCATTCAAAAACATGTACAACGCGCCTTGACCGAAGACAAAGGTTGGTCATTGTCTACTAGTATTCGTGATTATGGATCCGAAAGTTTTACATACGGATTTGTAGAAAGTGTACGTGGTCGTTTAGCGGCACATACTCGTGAGCGAGAATTGATTCGTAAATATAACTCAACACTCAATACATTTTAAGAATAATTTATGTTAACTGATTCAGAAATGACGGTCTATCAACATGAAATATCTAAAATTGCCTTAGATGCAATTATTAAAAGTACTAAATTTGAAAAAACAAGACAGCTAAGAATTGATGTTTTCGTTTGTCGCGTATTTCACGATATGACTTTCAAAGAGATCGGGCAAGAGTTTGGAATTCATTCCACATCGGCTCGTATAGTCTATTACTCTGCGCTTGGCCCAGTATGTAGAGCCATAAAAAAACGAGACTCAAATGCTATATTTTAAGGAAATAAAATGAACGAACGAATTCGAGAACTTGCTGAACAGGCTGGATACTCAAAAGATTATTTGGCTATAGGACTACCCAATAATATGGAAAAGTTCGCCGAATTGATTGCTTACAAATGTATAGACCTTGCTCTAGGATCTAGTCATAGAGAAGATGACATGGGTGCTATTATTGCCAATAAGATTAAACAACATTTCGGAGTACAAGAATGATAATTAGAACAATTACGTGGACTGTACTGTATTTGGCATTGTTGGGCACTTGTACAATCCGTGCTGAATACTCAGATGGATTGGTAATTCAATTAAAAGGATGGCTTTTTAAATGAACGAACAAATTAAACTACTGATGGGGCAAGCTCTAGATGAGAGATTTGCATGCACATGGTCTGTAATGGACATGCAAGACTTGACAAAGTTTGCTGACAGGTTCGCTGAGTTGCTTGTGGAGGAATGTGCTCAAAGGTGTGACGTTGTTAGAGAAAGCAACGGTGGTGACAAACAGTTTGGCGCAAGATTATGTGCCGACGAAATCAGATGGATGAATTGCAGGAGTTGAAGAATGAACGAACGAATTAAGGAACTATACAAACAGGCTGCACAATTTGGCCAAGATGACTATAATAATCGGCGTAGAAATCGTGGACCGGTATACGAAGAAGATGAACTTACAAATATTGTCAATCAAAAGTTCGCCGAGTTGATTGTGAAAGAATGTGGCAATATTGCTTTTGAACATTGGGCACTGACGCATGACACCTCATCTCAAGAGGTTATACTTAAATATTTCGGAATTGAATGATGAAAACAATTACTATGAATCATAGAGAAGTTGAACGACTGTATGCTCTGTTCAATCAACTGAACGAGAGTGGAGATCATGGTAGCGTAACGCTATCACAGAAAAATAGTAATGGTATTGGGTCAGTATTAATTGCTACCTTTATCGTTACTCATAAAGACGAAGAAGGTGAATTTACTGTTATCATTTCGGATGAGAGTGATTGGTGATGAATAATAAAAAGAAATATTACTATTTTGCATATGGAATGAACACTAATAAATCTGAGATGACATATCGCTGTCCAGATTCCGTTAGTTTAGGTTTCGCTTTATTATTTGACTATCAATTTAAATTCAATATTCACGCCGATGTGGTGTCAAAATCAGGATCAAAAACCAATGGTGTATTATGGGAAATCACTGATGAATGTTTAGACAGTTTGGATCGTCTAGAGGGATATCCAACTTATTATACCAGAATCATTGTTCCTATTTTATATCAAAATAAAATATATGATAGTTGGGTGTATACTATGACTAGTAAAGATTCATTTTCGCCCCCATCAGTGAATTATTGGCAATGTTTACTTGAGGGTTATAAAGAACACGATGTTAATACTAGTCAATTACATGAGGCACTAAAACTTAGTTACGAATTTATTGATTAATCATTTTACGATACTACACAATATAGTATCACATATCTTTTGTACATACTGTTCTAAATACTAATAGTCGGGTCATCTTAAGATGACTAGCTAGGGAACAGTATGAAAACAATAATAATAAGTGTGCTGTTCGTAACTTGTTTTGCTGCTAATTCTGGGGAATTAAATTTTAATTTTAATAGTCCGGCATTTGGTGGAATTGGTTATAGTTCGCACATACTGACAATCAAACAACTTGAAGATCAAGCCAAGGATAAAAACACTGCTGCGTCCGAGGCTCTAAAAGCAAAAATCGAAGCCGCGGCAAAAGATACCCCGCAGGCAAGATTTATTGCCAATTTAGAAAGTAGAATATATTCACAATTGGCAAAACAACTCACCGATAGTATGTTTGGTGAAGGTGCAACTTGCACACAAGCCGGTATTGTTTGTGGAACTATTCCGGATCTGGGTGGAAATTCAATCACTTGGAAATTAGGTGATGGTAGTGATCGTGGAATGATAATAATTAGTATTATTAGTTTAACTAATGCCAATCAAGTTACCACTATGAAAGTGCCGGCTGGTACTTTTGCTTTTTAAGGATAAAAAATGATAATAAAAATCTTATCCTTGATACTAACAGGGTTAATGTTATCTTCTTGTGCCACTAGTAGTTTTCTCAGAGAAAAAATGACTGGAAGACAATTTGATGACCCTATTATAGAAAAAGAAACAGTATTTACTAGAGACAATTTTCAAGTAGAACCTCCAGAAAGTGGGCCAATAACTGTGGCAGTTTATGGATTTATGGATAAAACCGGTCAGCGTAAAAGTGTTCCAAATATTGCCAGTTTAAGTTCAGCCGTCACTCAAGGTGGAGATAGTTATTTAATTAAAGCATTACAAGATGTAGGTAATGGTCGTTGGTTTACGGTATTAGAACGAGTGGGTTTAGAAAATTTAATCAAAGAAAGACAAATGATTAGACAAATGCGCGAACAATATCAAGGTCGTGATGCAAAAACATTACCACCAATGATGTTTGCTGGAATTATTATTGAGGGTGCTATTGTTGGTTATGATAGTAATTTAATAACTGGTGGTAGTGGATTAAGATTATTTGGTATTGGAGCCAGCACTCAATATCAAAGTGACACAGTAACCGTAACACTCAGAACAGTATCAGTAGCTACAGGGGAAATACTAACTTCCGTAACGGTAACCAAGACAGTATTAAGTTATATGGACAAACTCGGAGTATTGAAATTTGTTGATAATGGAACACAGGCAATTGAAGCAGAAACTGGAGCCAGTATCAATGAAAGTATTAATCGTGCCACCGCTCTCGCTATACAAGCGGCAGTCGTAGGAACAATTAATGAAGGTGTCAAAAAGGGACACTGGAATTTTAAAAAATAAGGAATAACTATGAAAACAAAAATAATAATCAATAGTTTATTTGTCTTAATATTATCATCATTTGGATCAGTCATGGCACAAAACGCTAGTACTGGACCAAATAAAGTATATATTGAGCAAATTGGTAGTAGTAATACTATTACCATAGAACAAGTTGGTGGAACAAATGGTGTTGGGGGTACTAGTAATATTACTCCAAGTAGTTCTAATTATGCAACCATTACTGGTAATACTAACACAGTATCCATAACTCAAACTGGAGATAGTAATTTAAATCAATATGATATCTATGGTAACAATAATACTTACACTAGTATCATAACTGGAAATTTAAATAATTCTAAATTAAATGTTGGAACTGCACTATCAGCCACAAATTTAAGAAATAATATCACTGAAACAATTACCGGTAATTCTAATAATATAATTCAAACAGTGATTGGAAATGACATTACTAGTACAATTGTTGCAACAGGAAATACTAATCAAATTACTAAAGAATTAAAAAGTTCAAGTGGAATTAGTAATGTTAGTATTATTGGTAATAACAACAAATTAGACAGTCAACAAATTGATGTAGCTGGAGTTGATGGACACGAATTACAATTAGCGGTTACTGGTGATTATAATAGTTACATTATTCAACAACAGGGCGTTAATGACACTAATGTTGATATCAGAACTACTGGAAGTAATAACACTGTTACAGTTAGAACCAGTAGTAGTTCTATTATTAACCCATTAACTGCAGTGGCGAGATAAAATGAGATTAATGTTGTTGGTATTAATATTACTGGCGACTAATTCTTATGCAGAAATAGGAACTGTAAGTAGTCATGACGGAATTGGATGCGAAATACATCGCAACAAAAGTAAAATCACTGGTGAAAAAAATAGCACAATTCACAGTATGGATATTTATGTTACTAATAAGTGCGTAGGACATATTACATTCAAAGATGATACAAAAGTTCGAGTTACTGAAAATAGTAGATTACTAATTGATGATTTTGTATATGATTCTAAAAAATCTGATGCTGGAAAATTAGCCATTAAAGTGGGAATGGGAACAGTTCGTTATGCCAGTGGACAAATTGCCAAAACAAACCCACAACGAGTTGACATTAAAACACCAACTGCTACGGTGGCAGTTCGTGGAACAGACTTTACTATGACTGTTGATGAATCTGGTCAAAGTTTAATTGTTTTAATACCAAGTTGTAAAGATGAAAACGATGTTAAGAAATATGAATTGGAAGAAAATCGTTGTAAGGTTGGTCAAATTGATGTAAGTACTTTAACAGGAACAGTTACTCTAAATCAAGCATTTCATGCCACATATGTCGCTAGTGCAACTGTCAGCCCAACAACACCAACTTTAGTCAATACAATTGAGAGTAAATTAAATAACACACTAATTATTAGTAAACCACCAGAAGTTCAACGAGCGATAAAAGAAAGTGGTAAATCTAAGCGTGAAATAGAATTAGAAGAATTGGAAATTCAATCTCAACAACAACTTAAAAAACTTGTTGCAGAAAGTGCAGAACAATCTCGTATTATTGGTATGACAGAGACAGCATTAAAAAGCGGGTGTAATCCAAAATTTCAAGTGTGTGTGTCATGGGAAAAACCAGATGCTGTCGATCAAAAAGGCCGAGGAAGAGGAATTGCATTTAGAAATTCAGAGAATGAACATTATGTTGAAGTAAAAACTGTTGGACATCAATCTAATACTAATGTTATTGTAATTCATAATGATGTTGTGGCCACTGCATTGATAGGAGATGGAAGTCCTGGTGGTAATTTTGTAATGATTAAACAAAATTCTGGAGTAAAACGATGAGATGGCTATTCTTATTCATAGTTTTTAATTCATATGCACAAAGTTCAATATATATTGAACAAATTGGTGATTATAATTCTGTTATGATTAATCAAGTGGGTAAAAATAATATCACCAGTATTGAGCAATGGGGTAGTAATAAAACGGTTAATGTCATTGTTACTGATAACAATAATTCATTAATTATACAACAAAAAGATAATGGTAATCATGATGTTTCAATATCATTAACTGGCGGGAATAAAAGTGTAAATCTATTACAACAAGGATCAGGTAATCATCAATCCGCAGTTCAATTACATGGTAATACAACTGGACTGAATAGTATTCAGTCCGGGTCTACTCAACAAACATATTCTTTAACTCATACTTGCGCTACTGCTAATTGTGGTACTATTATAGTACAACAAGGTCAATAAATATCATAGTACTTCAAGGAGACTACTATGAGTTGGTTTAAACATACAAGACCTAAGAATCCATCAAGACCATTTGATCCAGTAGATGAAAAGAAGGAAAAATTTGTAACAAAACTGTAATAATAATATACTACTATTATTGTAAATACTTAGTACATAAAGGAGATACAATGAACAAAATAGTAGCTGTACTAATATTAGCAGTGACAAGTTTTACAACATCGGCACAACAAATCACGGGTGCTGGTGCAACATTTCCATATCCTATCTATGCCAAATGGGCAGAAGTTTACAACAAAGAAACTGGCGTAAGATTTAACTATCAAAGCATTGGAAGTTCAGGTGGCGTTCGACAAATCACAAACAAAACAGTAAACTTTGGTGCAAGTGATGCCCCAGTATCAGAAGACACTTTGAATAAGTTGGGATTGCTGCAATTCCCAGCCATATTAGGTGGTGTAGTACCAATAGCCAATTTAGATGGATTCAAGCCAGGCGAACTGAGACTAACTGGATCAGTGTTGGCTGAAATTTATCAAGGTACCGTTCTCAATTGGAATGATTCCAAGATAGCAGCACTGAATCCTGGTAAAAAGTTGCCCAATCAAAACATCACAGTGGTACATCGTGCTGACGGATCCGGAACAACTTATCACTTTACGGACTATCTTGCCACAGTATCTAAGGACTGGGCAGACAAGATTGGTAAAGGCAATGCTGTTAAATGGCCCGCAGCCAGTTCAGTTGGTGGTAAAGGCAACGAAGGTGTTGCTGCTAATGTGACGCGAGTTAAAGGTGCCATCGGTTATGTGGAATATGCCTACGCTAAAAAGAACAATATCAAACATCTTCAATTGCAAAATCGTGACGGACACTATGTAAACCCTAACGAAGAATCGTTTGCTGCAGCCGCAGCTGATGCCGACTGGTTCAGCAAACCAGGCATGGGTATTAGTATTATTGATGCTACAGGTGTCAAGAGTTGGCCCATTGCTGGTGCCAGTTTTATCTTGATCTATGCTAAACCTGCTGATCCCAAAGCCACAGCAGAAGTCATCAAGTTTTTTGATTGGTCATTCAAGAACGGTAAGGCCTTGGCATCAGAATTGGACTATGTAGCACTTCCTGACACACTAACTGATCAGATTCGTAATAAAGTTTGGTCACAAATCGCAAAATAAACCGGGTACAAGATAGAGTACACGCTGGAACTCGTAACCAGCAAAAACGATAAATATATGTATGAAAATACATGAATTATTATATGAAATCAAACTTACCAAAAATCGTTGGGAATTAGATATTTCCAACGATGCTAAAACAGAAGTAAGTGACGATCTAATTTCTCTTGTTCAAACTGCCTATAAGAATACCCCACAGGGAAGTTTTGTCAATAATATCAGTAATCTGTTACCCAGTGACTGGGCTATTGTTGATTTTGACAAAGATCCAGACGTAGATTGTGCTATATTCTATCGACCCGCACGATCAAATGAAACGTGGACTGGATACAAAATACAAGGTTTAGGACATGATGGTAGTCGCGCAAGTAAAGATAAATCATTAGAAAAATTAACACAATTATTGACAAAATCAGGTTGGTGGATTGAATCATCTGATTCGTTACGAAATGTATTATTAAAGCGTGGTTTAACTCCAATTTCAGATCAACAATTTTTACAAAAATTATTCAATGATCCTAATCTACATATGATAGATAATGGGACATATAAACGAGAATTACCTGATAATATTATTACTGAATCAGTATTTGGAAATCCTAAACTAAGATGAAAATTACAGAACTAGTTGGCATCAAAAATAAAATCAAAAACTTGCCACAAAATCCTCGTAAAGTTGCTGAGTACCCACTTGGTCTAGAATGGCACAAAGTGTTGTATGACAATGGATTCAGACCATTAGGTTCTGGATCATTCGGTACGGTATGGGATAATTATCAACTATCATATGTACTAAAAGTATTTTCTGATACAGATATTGCCTATATTGAATGGATCAAAGCGTCTATTCAACACAAAGATAATCCACATATGCCACATTTTGTCAGTCCACGAGTCGTGCGTATTGTTCCTGGCGTAGTGGCTATTCGTACAGAGAAATTGACTCGTATTTCCGAAGATGCATACATGATGTTGAAACCAATGAATGCTATAATAGAAATTGCAACAATTGAAAGAATATCTCCAAGTGAAGTTATTGCTAGAAAAGAAGATAACTGGAGTTCACGCTTTATTCCCTTTATTGAATACTGCAAGAAATATCCTGATTTTATTTCTGCATTAGATATTGTATATGAAGTTGTTATGCGACCAGGATTTCGTCCTGATCTTCATGATGAAAATATCATGATGCGTGGTCAAGTGATTGTTTTCAGTGATCCAGTTTTTGACAAAAAGGCACTAACAAATAGATAATGATTAAACGTATTATACTATCACCATGGACAGCATTACTAACACTAGCACTGATTGTTGGTATACGTGTTGCTGATTATTCATTTGTAGAATCAGTTCGTCTCAGATATTTTGATCAACTAATCACCAGTCAACCTACAAAATCATTAAACATTTACACAGTCAATATTGATGAAGATACTCTAGAGAAATATGGTCAATGGCCACTTGATCGAGCTATATACTCAGATATCATACGTGACTTATACAAACGTGGCGCTGGTCTAGTAGTACTAAATGTATTAATGTCAGAAAAAGATAGACAAAATGGTGATACTAAATTATCTAAAACATTGACAGAATTCCCAGTTGTATTGGTTAATGTGCCATCACAAAAAACTAAAAACACACCAAGAAATCCAGGATCAGCCGTATTGAATACAGAATATTTAGATCGTATCATTAAATATTCTGGTATTATTTCCAATGTATCTATATTAGAAAATGCTGCGGCGGGTATAGGTACAGTTAATACCTTGCCGGAAATTGATGGTGTTAATCGTCGTTTACCATTGATAATTACAGTAGATGATAAACTATATCCAAGTTTAGCCATGGAAGTATTACGTGTAGCATCAGATGATACTACATTTCAAGTTAAATTAAATGAATTGGGTGTAGAAAAAATGCGTATACCAAAATTTGGTCCGATTACTACTGACAATTTTGGACGTATATGGATTGATTGGAGTCAAACTCCACAAAGTGTAAATTTATTAAATTTACCAGAAAAATTAGATGATGCTATTGTTATTATTGGACCAACTGCCGCCGGAATAAGTAATCCAGTACCTACTGCAATTGGTGCTCAGTTCCCACATTATGTACAAGCTGCAGTTATTGGTACATTAGTTAATCAAGTTAATATTGAACGTCCATATTATGCTGATGGGTTAGAGATTTTAGTATTATTAATATTAGGTTTATTATTACTATTTTTAACAAGGTGGATTTATGTTGGGATTATCACTAGCATTATTTTTCTCGGCGGTACTATTTATGGTAGCATGTATTTGTATGATATGTATCATTGGCTTTTGGATAGCACTATCATCGTTGTTGGTCTTATTCTGGTTCTTCTTCATGCTTATGGAATTAAGTTTGTAAGTGAATTCTTACAGAAACAACAAATCAAGAAACAATTTGGTAGTTATCTATCACCTGATTTAGTAGCCAAATTACAAAGACAACCAGAATTATTAAGACTAGGTGGAGATGAACAAGAGCTTACAATTATGTTTACTGATGTTCGTGGATTTACCGCTATTAGTGAACATTATGGTCGTGATGTACAAGGTTTAACTAAGATTATGAATCGTTATATGACTGCTATGACAAAGAAAATATTAGAAAACAATGGTACATTAGACAAATATATTGGTGATGCTCAGATGGCATTTTGGAATGCACCTATTAACAATGTGGATCATGCCAAGTTAGCTGTCAAAACAGGTTTAGAAATGATGGGAAGTTTAGATGAATTTAATAAAGAAGTTACAGCAGAAGGTGTACCGGCTTTTGGTATGGGTCTTGGCATTAATACTGACACCGTTGTGGTTGGTAACATGGGAAGTGATCAGCGTTTTGACTATACTTGTCTTGGTGATGGCGTCAATTTGGCTTCAAGATTGGAAGGCCAGAGTAAACCGTACGGCGTCAAAATCGTACTTGGTCCAAAAACTGCTGAATATGTAAAAGATGATTATTTTGTATTAGAGTTAGATTGTATCGCAGTTAAAGGTAAGACATTAGGAGTTACGATTTATACTGTATTAGAATTATATCCAGGTGCTCATGGTGAATATGAAATTGGTCGTAAAGATCATGAAGAAATGTTAGTTGCATATCGTAAACAAGAATTTGAACACGCTATATTTTTATGTGATAGTTTAATGGGTGAATTTGATGGACAAATGAATGAATATTATACTATTTGGAAAAAAAGATGTTATGAAATGAAAATGTCCAATTTACCAAGAGATTGGGACGGAACATATAGGGCAACAAGCAAGTAATTAAGTCCAAAGTAAAGCGGCTAATAGTCGCTTTTCTTCATTATCAATTCTTAATTTTAATCCGTTTGAAACACGAGACACATACCATCCATGTCCTATCCAATCTGAGATATTGTTAGTCCAAATCAAATACCCCACGTTTTCAGAACACCAATGACTAATTTCATCAACTTGATTCCAACCAACAATAATAATCATAAAAATATTTATGATTATTTACAATTATTTAATAATACTGGCTATTAAGTTACAAACTTGAACTAGATGTCTAATTGCTATTTCATTCCCAGCACAACATTGTGCTGCACGAATATCACGTATTTCATTTATTAAGTGTAGACGTTCATCTAATGATAATTCACCCTTAGCATAAGCATCTTCAATTGATTGCATTTCTATAGCAATATCAATGAATATGGGATCTACTACTTTAAGTTGTTCTAGTATATCAATTGATTGCATCATCTACCCTCCCAGGCCGTTTTGGTTGCTAAAATTCTACCAGCTGCAGTTTTTTTACCTATTTCACAAAAAGTTTTTGATCCACCTTCACTCATTTTCTCTACATGTAAATACAAACCATTAAGATTGGACGATTGAGGATCATTTCTCCAAGTAGTATATTGAGATAAGTGTTGAGTTTGAATCAATGCTATTTTCCAATCTGGATTATTACAATCAACTTTCTTTATGGTAATATCTACTGTAATTAACTGATCAAACATCACTGGATCATGTGCTCTTGGCAGCAGACTGCATCCAGTTAACACTATTAGTACAGCAACAGCTAGAAACTGTTTCATTTTTTTTCCTTGATTTCGGTGGTCTTTTGATTGATGTCTGCTTCGGCTTCTACACGTTCGTGTTCAATGGTCTTGCCACGTAGATGCAATACAGTATTGACCTTTTGATTCAATCGGATCAGATCGTTGTCTAACATACGTATACGATCAATAAGAGCAATAAGCACTGTGTTGGCATCACTAATGACAGGTTTGATTTCTGTAGTGGCCCAGGTCCACACATACTTTATCATCATGCCCATTCCTACTGCTGCTACAATAGGAAATCCGTACTTGCTAATTAAATCTGATATGTTATCCATTATTCGTATCCTTTTATAAACTTTTCTACGGGATCCAGTTTGACTAATTGTCGCTTGCCGTCAATGTCTACAAACTTAAACAAGTCACCTTCTTTCCATCCTAGTTTATATGCATCAAGTTCTTGGTCTAAGACAATTCCGTTGTCACTCAAATTCCATGTGTAATCAAAGTATAGCATTAGTCTCTCCGAGCATCATTCTTACCATCAGCACGCGCAACACGATCAACATCAGGTTTTAATCCCAACGCGTTTGATACTACGGTATCGATGCGTATAACATCGTGATTCATTGTTTTAACACGATTATCTAATGCAGTGATAATACCAGCCATACCTTTAACTGCTGATAATACTCCAGCTAGTAATAATTTAATTGTTAGATAAACGAAATAGCCACCAGCAATTGCAGCTGCAATTGGGAAACCTAAATCGGATATCAGTTTGAATATTTCATTCATTGACTGCTCCTTTTGTTATTATTATTTTACAGAGTCAAATATTTTTTTTTGTTCACTGTACCACTCTATCCATATATCAACTTTTGCACTACATTCTTGATATTGACCATAATTCTTTACCACGACTGATAACACTACACTTAACTTATCTGTTTGAGGAGTTTTAGTCAAATCCTCACATTTAGTTTTTAATGATTCTGGAATTGATGGAAAATTTCTAGCCACTGGTGTAACACACCCAGTTAACAAAATGGTTAATAATAATGTGGCTAATTTCATTTCTTCGCTCCAGAGTGTGTGAATTGATTGAGTATTTCAATTGCTTCTGGATCAATTTTACAAGTTTTGTCTAATTTATCAGCATCTTTAGATATACGCCCTTGAACTACATATTGTATTTCTTTTACTACTTTAATTCTATCTACGTATACAGTTTCTATACGTCCATTTGCTTCTGCCGATTCTTTCTCTGCCTTGGCAACCTTCAATTCAAGTTCTGCAACTTGAGCTTTCCACTTAGATTCAACAGCCATGCCCCCTTCCATCCAGACACAAAAAATAATGAGAATCATACTGGCAATACGAATCATAAATGCATTCTGAGTAAAGAATGGAATCATCGTCAGAAGATAACTTCCGGCAAAAGCAACTATTCCAACTATCAATAATATATGATAGACAAAATCTGGTAATAGAGAGAATAGCCACATTATTTGCCACATAATTATCCGAGAATTTTAGCCAACGTTAGTGGGCCGGCAATACCATCAGGTTCAAGACCATTCTCGCGCTGCCATCCCATCAAGGCTCTTTCTGTACCTGGACCAAAGTCACCATCGGCAGTAAGACCAAGTTTAGACTGTACGGCCGCTACAGTAGATCCTCTACTACCTCGACGAATAACAGTGGACATATCAATTCCACTTGATTCTGTTACATGTTGAGTTTCACTAACTGCACCACCTAACACATGAAGCGCATGTTGATAATGTTTAATACGATCTTCAAGACCGATAGTCCCACCATTTATTCTCTTTGTTAGTGTAAGAATGTCACCTGCATCAGACCATTGATTTAAATTATTGACTTCCCAGAACCAACAGGCTGACTGAACAGCACCCTCGAATGTTTGTAGATATTCCGGAATTTGTTCAAGAGGAGTTTCAATAGATTCTGCGAACCAAGTATAATTGTCTTTTCCGGTTAATTGGATCAATCCCTTTCCTGCATACTTCCAACCATCTCCTGACTGCTCACTACCATTACCCATTCGATCACAGTAAACTTTATTGGCAATCTTTTCTGGTTGCATAGCATACTGACGCGCGATTTCTATGTTTGGGAAACGACTAGGCCATACTCTCATTAAACTCTCAGCCTTGTAGTTTAAGTTCTCTTTGAGTAAGCGAAAGTTTCCACTCTCATGAGCGCATTGTGCCACGAATGCTGCCACTCGTTGTGGAGTATTAATTTCATATTCTGGAAGAATTCTACACAATGCCTGATACCACTGAGAAACATATGAATTCCCAGGTATCATTTGTGCTAGTTGTTGTTCAGTAAAGTTAAATGTAAATCCTGACATAGTGATCTCCGATTATTTCTTTGGAGGGATTTCTGTACCCTCGACTTTTTTGTGAATCTTAATTGTTTTACAAGTTTGTTTTGTAGTTCCATCTTTGTTCAACACTGGTTTTTTATCTTTATCAAGCACATCTTTGCATACTTGTTTAGTTTTTGGAGCTTCATCAGCTGCATAAACCATAGAGGAAAATATTCCTATAAATGTTATTAATAGTGATGTTAGAATCTTTTTCATTTTATTATCCTTGTTATAATGGTTGATCTATTTGTGGTGGTGGCATTGTTTTGCCTGTACTGCTTATTAATATTGGTGAATTTGAAATGGAATTTTGAGTTGATGGGAATCCACTTGTGTTCATTGTGTTCATTGTATTAGCACTCAAAGGAACACTACCTGATGAGATATTTGAAGTTGTTAATCCGCCGTTATTGACCCCAGCCATTTTCTCCTGTGTTCTGCCAAATGCAGCAATACCCAAAATAGCACCCATTGCCATGTGAAACAATCCAGCACCTTGAAGTGTAATAGGACTCCACTGACTACTTACTTGTCCACCATGGACGGCCTGTACTAAACTCCATAGTACTGGAAATAGTACAAAATCGGTCATACAAACTGCCATATACATCCAACCCATCATTGGACGCCACTTTGAGTTCATCCAATCTTCTTTTTTCTTTTCACTTGCACTCTGATATTTCTCGGACATTTTTGTCTCTCCTTATTATGTGAGTATTTATCTATTTTAACTCAATAATCTGTTGACTAATAAAATTGTCCAATATAGTTGATGTTATAGTGTAAATAGACTATAATAAGTAAAATAGAACTTAAAAGGTGGTGTTATATGGACTTTAAAGAATTTCCAGTTTTAGATACACTTGAGTTTGAAGCAGTTACAATAGATGCCACTCAATGGTCATCTGATAATTACTCGCTTATGTTGACATTTTGGAAAGTTTTTCCAAAAACACAAGATGATCGGCGAGAACCTGAAGGTATCATCATGTGCACACACATGGGCGGGAACAGTTTACGGGAAGCATACAATAATTTTGAATTATTGTTTAGTAGTGGATTTTTAAATGGTATATCAGTTTATCCTAATGGATTTCTTTGGAATGAGGATGGTGACATTATATCAGAAATTTGTTGGCAAGAATTAGAAGATTATGAAGAAAATGATGATGAATTAGAGATATTTGATTCATTCAATCGTCATAAATCACCAACTCTATTACAATAGGATCTGTTATGAGTACAGAATATGATAAAATCAAACATAGTAAACGTCAACAACAAAAAGAAAATCATATTAACCGACAAATGAATATTCGTAAAGTTCATTCATTTGCAGATTATGGTACGCCTGTTGATTCACGAGATGAAAGTTCTCATCGTTATCACAAAGTAAGTGGTATGACATGTGGAGATAGTAATTGTTTCATGTGTGGAAATCCACGTAAGTTTTTTGATGAACGTACACAACAAGAAAAACGAGCTATGCAAGATGTGGAACAAAAACGCAACAAACATAGTAACGGAATTCCCCCAACTGACGAATAATGGATATATTAATTCATATTGTTGCAATTCTTATTTTTGAAATTGTTGGATTTGCAGCATTAGGATTAATTATTGCCGGAATTTGTTGGCTTTCCATTAAAATATCATAGTAAATAGACAAAATTTTACTTAAAGGATAAGTATATGAAAGAAAACCCGACACACTCACAGATTTTGGAAATGTTACATCAAACAGATTGTGAAGTAACTTTCAAAAAAGTGGACGGAGAATTACGAGTAATGCTATGCACTTTACGTTCTGAGGCATTACCCGTAAAATCTTTGTCCGAAAATAAACGAAGTCGCGAATCAAATACAAATGTCATTAGCGTATGGAGTTTAGATAGACGAGAATGGAGAAGTTTTAGAGTGAACAATGTAGTAAGTATTGTCCCTATAAAATAATTTAATCTCAATTATAATAACTAAATACTAGTCATTATACCAAAAAACTTGTATTATATTACATTATATGTGATAATGTATATTGTTTTTGAAAACATTAAGGAGAAGTAAATTGAAATTTTATAAACTATCAGTATTGGCTGCTGCATTGGCCGTTGGAACAGCTGCTCAGGCACAAAGTTCTGTAACATTATATGGTCTCATCGATGGTGGTCTACGCTATCAATCAGTCAGTCTTGCCAATGGCGAGGGCGTTAGCAACTTTGGTGGTGCTTATGGCGTTCAGTCAGGAAACCGATTCGGTCTCAAGGGCGTTGAGGACATGGGTAACGGCAATTCGGCTATTTTCCAATTGGAAAACGGATTTGATCTTGGTAATGGCACAAGTCAACAAAGTGGTCGTATGTTTGGTCGTCAAGCTTGGTTTGGATTACAAAATAGTGCCTGGGGCGATGTTCGCTTAGGTCGTATGACAAACTTGGCAAGTGATTGGCTAGTCGGAAACTTAGATCCATTCTCGGCAGGATTCGGTCAATTGAACATGGGTCATGCCTTTACATCTGGTAATACACTACGTCTAGACAATACATTAATGTATCGTTCACCTGTTATGAGCGGTGTTCAAGCCGGTTTGGGATATTCGTTTGCTACAGGATTGGCTTCTAATGGTGGTACAACTGGCTATGGTTTTGCTACAAGCGACAACTCACGCCAAATTACCGCTGGTTTAAAATACGCCAATGGTCCAGTTTATGCAGCTGTATCTTATGACAAAGCTTATGCCTCTGAATCATCAGTTCAGAATGGTCAGTCAGTTAACAACTGGAGCTTGGGTGCTTCTTATGATTTGAAAGTAGTAAAATTAATGGCAGGTTATGGACAGACTCGTGACGGCTTCTGGGCTGGTTCAGGTGCTGGTGGTACTGGTGCACAATTGGCAGTTGGACCTAACGGTAACACAAACGCCTTGGTGTTCGCACCCGGTGTTGGCTACAACAGCTACATCGTTGGCGCTACTGTTCCTGTGAACGCTGTATCGCGTGTGTTAGTGTCATGGACAATGATTGCCCCTAACACCAACATGAAAGATGCTTACAATGCTCAGAATCAAAGCTCATACAACTTGGGTTATACATATGACTTCACTAAGCGTACAAATGCGTATGCCTATGTTGGTCAAAGTGTAAACTATGCTACTGTTGATACCGCGAAAAGCACTGTAGTTGGTGTTGGTCTACGTCATCAATTCTAATCACAAAGGATAACAATGAAAGCATTATTAGTAATCATGTTATCCTACTTAACCATCTGGTCTGTCGGTATGGCAGCAGAGGGTTATGTAACGGATAGTAGCGGTAAGATTGTACAAACTGGAAGTGGTCTTTGTCTGCATACAGGAACTTATGTTCCTACTAACGCAGTAAAAGGTTGTGATCCAGTTGCTGAAGTAAAACGTACACCAATGACTTTGAACGGTGATGTTTTATTTGAATTCGATTCATCTGCATTGACTGTAAAAGGTCGTGAAGTATTGAATCCGATTATTAAAAGTATTACTACTACCTCAATCGTGACTATAATTGGTCATACTGATCGTATTGGTACATCATCTTATAATCAAAAGTTAAGTCAACAACGTGCTCAGGCTGTTGCTGATTATCTGAACTCCAAAACTGGATTTAAATCCAAATTTGTTGTCAGTGGTGTTGGTTCTACACAGCCAACTTCTGATACTGCACTTTGTACTGGTATGAAAAACTTTGAGAAATTTAAATCTTGTTTGTCACCAGATAGAAGAGTAGTTATTACAATTCAATAATCATATTATAATTTATTATTGATATAAGGGAGATTTAATCTCCCTTATTATTTTGTCAATTATTTTAAATACTAAATATTTCAATGGATAATATATATTATAAACTAGATTCTAATATTACATTTGATTGGGATATTGAATTATTAACTAAAAATTTACCTGTATTATATAATCCAATAGACAAAAATAAATTATATATTGATCCCTCCAAAAAAGCTCATTGGCAAGAATTTCCAAATACCAACATAATTTTTGCAAGAAATTTTTATGAAAATTTCAAAATTCAATGTATAGAAATTTCTCAAAAATTAAAAATATTACAATCTAAATTAATGAAATCTCAAAACTTGCTAGTGGATGATTTTTTAAATCATAAAATTATACCACAAAGAGTTAATATTATTAAAACTATACCGGGATTAGATGTAGAAATACACGAAGATATTACAAGAAATACATGTATAAATATTGGATTTAAAAATTCAAATAAATGGAAAACATATATTAATAAAAAAAATGATATTAAAAATTTTTGGTCTGATGATCTAGATGAATTTATTATGAATGATGGGGAGGCTTATATATTAAGTATTAATAGACCTCATTGTGTAGTATGTCTTGACAAAACTGATTTGATATCTTCTAGATATATTATTACTTACACAATAGAATAAGGTATTTTTATGGCTAAACATATATCGTATCAAATAGATTGGGCTACTACTTTACAAAAAGAAATTGATAGTGATGATAGTAGTTGGTTTGAGCCGCTGGGATCAGGTATAGGTATATTTGATCAAGGACGAATGAGATTTGTTAATAGAAATTTAAATTATTTTTATTTTAAAAATATGTTGTCTTTTGCTGTAAAAAATAACTATGAATATAATCCTCATTATCCTAATGTATTAAAATTTTGTCAAGAAACCGGAATTCTTACAAATGAAACTGGACCATTTGGAAGAATGTGTGTATGGAAAATAATTCCTGGAGGTTGTCTTTTACCACATGTTGACGATTTTCAATATCATAAGCAAATACGAAGATATATTTTTTGTATAAGCAATCATCACGATGATCAAGTAACTATTAAAATAGATGGGATTCAAATTTCAGTATCTCAAGGACTACTGTTTCAATTTAATCCTGCAAAAGAAACACATGAATTTATTAATCATACCAACAGAGATTGGTATTTTTTAGGTTTTGATTTCTGGGATATTAATAGATTAAAAGCACAATCATATGTTCAAAAAGTAAATGATAATACCGAAATTGAATATATTTCCGAAGTTGGACCGCCTAATGAAAAAGTAATGTATATGTCAAATCATTAATATTTTCAGTTATTTGTCCAAAATCAATTGACGATAATTAACAATTAATGTATAATATTATTATTAACTTAACTTTTGGGTAATTATATGTTAGAATGTTTGATTATTGGTGATAGTATTGCCGTGGGAACAAAACAATTTGCACCACAATGTGAATTACAGGGTAAAGGTGGAATTAACACTTGGCAATTTAACAAAATGTATCCTGGTTCTTTCTATGCCAATACTGTTATTATTAGTCTTGGTAGTAACGATCATCAGTATGTTAAGTCCTACGATCAACTGTTTGAGATGAGACAACGTATTGGTGCAAAGAATGTGTTTTGGATTCTTCCCGCCGGCAATTTAAAAGCCAGCAATGTACCAATTGAAAAGATTCAAGACTTTGTACGAGAGATTGCTGCTTCTAACGGTGATATTGTGTTACCTATTCGTGGTCTACAATCAGATGGTATTCATCCAAGTTGGTCTGGTTACAAAGATATTGTAGAGAGAACAAAATGACACCAAGAGTAGAAGGTTTTTCAAAATGTGGTTGTGGTCGCAGTCCAATTGGTCAATGTATCGGATGGCATGGTATTCCACCTGTGGAATGGGAACTAACTAAAGAACAATTGATTAAAGAATTTAATGATCGTGAAGATCAAGGAGAGTAAAATGAAAAAAATTATTCAAACATTAATATTGTCAATGACATTATTTTTTGGTCATGTAGTTCTGGCTGATCCTACGGTTAAGGAAATTTTTCAAACTTCACAGACAAATAAAGAACAAGCATTGTCAATGATTGATGATATCATTAAAAAACATCCTAATAGTTCCAAGGCATATTTTGTTAAAACAGAATTACTATTGTCCATGGGAAAAAATTGGTTAGCGAAAGAAACTTTTCTCAAAGCAGAAACATTGGATCCAAAATTTAGTTATGCCAAACCAGAATCAGTAACTCGTGTTCGTAACGCATTGGGTATCAAACCCAAATCAGAATCAATTAGTAATCAAAACATTATAATTTTTTGTGGTATTGTAATTTGTGGTATTTTAATCATCTGGCTTATTGTTAGAAAAAGAGAATCACAACCTCCATCTTATATGCCAAATAATACTAATCGTCCAATTACACCATTTCATCCTTCACCAAGTAATACTACTTCAGCGCCAGTTCAATCTGGGAGTACAACATCTGGTAGTGGTATCATGGGTAGTTTGGCAACTGGAGCGGCAGTAGGTGTTGGAGCTGTAGCGGGAGCAGCATTGGCAAATCATTTAATTAATGGTAATAATAGTAGTCAACCAACTAAAAATGTTACACCTGAATATACACCATCTAGTGATTTTGGAGTTAGTTCTGATAGTTGGGATAGTAGTTCAGATTCTAGTAGTTCAGATTCTAGTAGTTCAGATTGGTAAAAAATATGAACGAACAGCGTATTACTGATCATGCCGAACATGCTGATTTTTATGTTGGTAATGAACATTATGATAAATCATATGAAGAACAACAACGTTTATGGACATTAAAGTTTGCTGAGTTGATTATTCATGAATGTGTTGATCAGATAAGATTAAAAGGTACGGATTGGATAGATTTTGCTCCTAGTCAAATGGGAATTCGCCCAGAGTATGTGAACATGGCAAAACATATTAAAGAACATTTTGGAGTTGAAGAATGAAATATATGTGTGACCACCTATCCAAAATCATTGACTTAAAGTCAATGATTTGTTAATATAGTGATTGTAAAATACAATTTAACTAAAGGACAAATATGCCGTATTCATCAATAGCGTTCGATAATTTTCTAGTAGATCACATTTATAGATTAAAGCCTTCTAGAATTTTAGATGTAGGTGTAGGTTCTGGAAAAAATGGAAATTTAATTAAAAACTCAGGATATACCGGAATATTAGATGCAATTGAACCAACTGAATCATATATAAAAGAATTTAATCTATCCAACATATACAATACCGTATTTCCAGTTTCTATACAAGACTTTATTAAAACCGAATATAAATTTCAATATGATGTGGTAATATTCGGAGATGTATTAGAACATTTGTTTAGATCAGAAGTCATAGATTATCTTGATTATTTTTTATACAAATGTAAATGGGTAATAATTTGTTGGCCTAACAATATGGCTCAAGATGATTATGGCGGTAATTCATACGAAATACATAAATCCAATTTTAATATTAATGATTTAACTCAGAAATTTGATGTACAATACTACGTTAAAAACTTTTGCTATTATAACGATAATAATTCAAATCTGTCAGATGCCTTTTTAAATTATTCAGTAATCAAAGGTTATTTAACTCCACGTAATGAAACTATATATAATCTTCAACTTTGGTAAATAATAAAACTATGAACTCTGAGATTAAAAGACTGTTATTACAGATTGTACCAATGGCGGGAGAAGATGGTGAATATTTACCATCACTACATACTTCACAAGACATTGAAAAGTTCGTCGAGCTGACTGTTCAGGAATGTATTGACTATTGCGGAGAAAACTTATCCAAAACAGTAGGTGGTGCGTTAAAGATACATTTCGGAATTGAATAATGAATGAACTAATTAAACAACTTATAAAACAGTCCACTAATACTGATTATGACAGCAATGATGGGCCAATGAACGAACTCAATCTAGAAAAGTTCGCTCAGTTGATTGTGGCAGAATGTATTAAACTAAACGGTAAAGAATTAGCAATGGCTGGACATTCACGTATGGTAGACGTTTATTGTGAACATTTTGGGATTGAATTATAATGAACCAACATATTACTAAATTAGTTAGACAGGCGTTAAAGGAATGTGTATCTACTCCTGTAGAATCTGTTATTGCCAGTAGAATTGATGATCATGGTATTGTGGAAATTCCCAATACTTTTGCTGAAAGGTTCGCCGAGTTGATTGTTAAGGAATGTATTGCTGTTTGTGCCAGCGGTTGGCAAGGTGAATTTACCGCTGCTGGTATATCTCAGTGTGTATCTGATTTGAAAGAACATTTTGAAGTTGAATAATGAACAAACAAATTGAAGATATGACCGATAAAGATATAAAAGAATATATGGAGTCGGACCGAGGCAAGGCAGCACGGCGCTTAGGAGTTGACCGAGCTTTAGACACCATTATGGAATGTTTAAGGCACAATCAAGAACAAAGTTTGAAACTTTCGGAGTTGAAGAATGAACGAACGAATTAAACAAATCTTATTAAAGGTTGTTCCTATGGCTGGCGAGGATGGTGAGTATCTGCCTTCCTTGCATACACCCGAAGATATCGAAAAGTTCGCCGAGATGATTATTAGAAAATGTGCTAAAGTTGCCGATCTTGCTGATGAGAACAAATGCGAATGGATTGGTGGAAATATTCTAACACATTTCGGAGTGAAAGAATGAGTAAATCAGTTACAGTTGTTGGTGCAGGTATTACTGGAGTATTGACTGCTTACTATCTTGCCAAATCAGGTTATAAAGTAACAGTGATAGATCAAGAACGCTTTCCAGCAATGCAAACTAGTTTTGCAAATGGGGGACAAGTCAGTGTTAGTAATAGTGAAGTTTGGACCACATGGAGTAATGTCTACAAAGGCATCAAGTGGATGTTTAAGAAAGATGCTCCACTACTGATTCGTCCAACTCTAAATATTTCCAAAATAAAATGGTTATCAAAATTTATGTGGCACACTATTTGTGGTGACTATTATAAAAATACCGTCGAAACAATTAGACTTGGGTTGGAATCTCGTAAACTTTATCAACAAATTATTGAGGAAGAGAAATTAGAATTTGATCAGACTTATTGTGGTATTCTACACTTCTATAAGAATGAAAAGTATTTTGAAAGTGCAATCAATGCCAAAGATATTTACAATGATAATGGTTGTGAATGGGATATTCTGACGGCTAATAAAACTATTAGTATAGATCATGCCTTACATGATTTGACTGATGTTATTGGCGGTGTATATACTAAGAGTGATTGGACTGGTGATATTCACAAATTTTGTGTAGAACTATCTAAGATTCTCGTTGAGAAATATAACGTTGAGTTTAAGTTCAATCAGAAATTCAATGAAGATTTTGAATTGTTGATTGTTTGTGCCGGTGTTGGTTCTGTAGAAATTGGTAAGATGTTTGGTGATTCAATACCAATCTATCCAGTCAAGGGATATAGTATCACAATTGATGTATCAGATGAAGATATGAAATATGTTCCTCGTGTTAGTTTGTTAGATGATCAGGCAAAGATTGTTTCTAGTACGTTAGGTAATCGATTTCGTGTTGCCGGAACTGCGGAACTCAATGACGAAAATTATGATATAGTTAGAGATAGAATTGAACCATTACTGAATTGGGTTCATACTAACTTTCCAAAAATAGATACAAGTAATTACTCAAGTTGGGCATGTTTACGACCAATGACCCCTAACATGATGCCTATAGTAAAGAAGTCTAAAACCGACAATGTTTACTATAATACTGGTCATGGTCATTTAGGATGGACTAATAGTCCATCAACATCAAAAATGTTAGTTGATTTAATAAAGGAAAAAGAATGACAAATGTATTTCGTGATCAAGAGAAGTTTATGCAGGCGTGTGGTCAAATCACCAACACATTCAATCAAGAACAATATGGTATGTATCTAGCGTTGATTGATGAAGAAGTAAGTGAATTAACTGCCGCTCTGATTGACAATGATCGTGTAGAACAATTAGATGCCTTAATTGACATTTTAGTTGTTACTATTGGTGCTATTCACAGTATGGGTAGTGATGCAGAAGGTGCATGGAAAGAAGTTATGAGTACTAATTTTGCCAAGATTGATAAAGAAACTGGTAAGGTTCGTAAACGTGAAGATGGTAAAGTTTTAAAACCAGTTGGTTGGTTGCCCCCAAATCTCGAACAATTTTTGAAAAAATAAATCACATTATCATTGTGGGACAGCATTAGAAATATTTGCTTAAATTGATCAAAAAATGAGCATAAAACTGTTGTAGAAATACAACAGTTTTTTTATGGCAAATTTGACAATAAATACAGTTAATGTTATAATATTCATATACGCTGAAGAAAAGGAATTAAACATGAAAATTAGATGTAAACAATGTCAGATCAATTTCAAGAATTCCTTTACTTTTCAACAACATGATTGTGTCGTAAAATACGAAGAAATGTCAATGGAAGAGTTGTTGCGTCGTTACAACGATGAGAAAAAAGACCTTGACGATAAATCCAAAAGCTGATATAATATACACATACACTGAGAAAACGGAGAAGTAAATGGGTTTTGAAAAGATTGTTTTAGACAAAGTTGCCAAAGTACTTAAGCAAGATCGTCAAGCGTATTTTGTTAACGGTACTCTGTTTGTACGTGCCGAAGAAAAAGATGCTCGCCGTGTGTTTTCGGTATTGTTCAAAGACTACAATCAACGAGTCCAAGTTAGTGTCGCGATGTTTGGCGAGTACGCTTACGATTTTACGGCCTAAAAAAAATGAAAAAAGATATTGGATCAGTTATTTTTGCATTGACAGTATTTGTTGCAGTCAGCGTCTTATTGGCGTGGCCAGTGATGATGTTGTGGAATGGATGTTTGGTTGATGCCGTTACGGGTGTTAAAGAAATTACTTGGCTTCAGGCTTGGGGTATTAACTTTCTGTTCGGCATGTTGTTTAATAAAAATTCAGTAAAAATAAAGGAATAATTATGACTGGTTATTGGGTTTTTGATGAATATGAGGACGATTATATTTATGTCCCTTCTGCAACCGAATTGGAATAATTATGAAAATTAGAGTCATCGTAAACGGCGTATGTTTTTATACTACTCGTGCCGCTATTAAAAAGCAAGTTGTCTCTGATTTTTCTCTACAAAATACCGCTATGTATTTTGTTCTTGATCAGATGGGTAAATCAGATGGTTTTGGTTCTACTGTTACTTTGTATGACGAAAAAATGAAACGTCATTCTTTCGATGTTCAATTAAATAAATGTCAATGAGAGATAAAATGATTAAATTTGGAAAATCTGGCAGTGATTTGATTTTCACCATTAACGGTTTTGAATATCGTATCTATCGCGATGTTCAGGATGATTGTATCAAAAATTATCACTTGGCTTTTTTCGGTGATAATGAGTTGGATATCCCATCTATTACTAATACCAGTCCCTATGAGGAATTGGATACTGATACTTTTTATTGTCACATTATGGATGCTTTATATGAAGCTCAAAATGTTGGATGCGAATTCGATCTATGAATATAGAAAATCTCAAACCACATCAAGTTAAACTTCTTGACAAGATGTGGTCAATTCAAACAAAAGACGATTTAGATACTTGGATGGCTGAACTTGACGAGACCGATCTAAATACGGTAATTGTATTACGTCAATTAATGATCTATGAATTTATAGATACTGCCACAAGTATCATGAAATCGGAAGATTTCGTGAGTGTAAATAAACTTTTGTCAAAATTTTAAAGAATCATAATGGGTAGAGTTAAAGAATTATATCAATCATTGATAGATGCTAAAACACTTAAAGTTTATAATGATAGTGTTCCAGTTGAATATACAATGTCATCGTTTGAATTAGAAGAATTTGAATTTTTATCTAATTTGAATTTCATTAATTCCGAATTACAAATAATTACAAATTCGGATAAAGACGATAATGAAATCGCTTGACATTAAATCCGTTTAGTGATATACTATAGTTTCAATGGGACCTCGTAAACTTCCCGGATTTACGAATGTCTTACACAAGTTCCGGGTTTTATTTTTTATTATATTTTAGGAGTTTTAAAAATGGCAAAACGTGATACTCTATGGACTTGTGTCGGCATTACTAAACACGAAACCCCAGATGGTTCAAAAGTGGTTGAAAAGGTTCGATGCGGTGTTGATCTGACTAGTCGTATCAAATCGGCTCAATCAAAGTCGTATGTAAAATCAAAGGGTGTTAAACTCATTGAAAAACGTACAGACTTTATTAGTCTTCCAGAACCAATGTTGCGATTAGAAGCACTTAAGTTTGCTCTAGCCGCATCGGAGTTTCAAGATCCGTCAGATCAGGCATTGATTCAGGATCAAATTGATACTCGTGAACCAAAAGCACCTCGTGTCAAAAAAGAAGTCAAAGTTAAAGCCACCAAGAAACAGGCATTATCACTTGACAGTATCAAGGCTCGGTCTAAGCGTAAAGTTTCCGCTGAGGATGTTCTCGCCGCAGTTGATCAAACAGTCGAATAATCTGTTATGATCTAGTAAACTGACGGTGGATTTTCTGCCGTCAGTAACTCTATTCTGGAGTCTTCAATGAATTTCAAACTTATTACTCTAGTTAGTGTAATGGCACTTGCTGGATGTTCCAGTCCCAAATATCAAAGTCAAAGCAATCCTGGCGGCCCTGTAAATCCTGGTCAACAAACTGCTATAAGTGAACAACGTGCCACTGAGGACTTTAAACGAGATGGAATTAAAATTATCTATGGTATGTTCAGTGGCGGAATTGAAGCCATTGAAGTAACTGGTTATGCTCCTGTTTGGGGTAATAGTGCCAGCGCCATTGAATCAAGTTATAAAGTTGCCGAGTTGGATGCCAAGCGCAAACTCAATGACTTCATTAACAAAGAAAGTATTACTAGTTCCACCAGTGTTGAAATTATCAGTAAAAATTTAGAAAAGTCTACTGATAACAAAACCAATAACATTGCCAATAATACAGGCGGAGTGTCTACCTCTGACACAGAAACTAATGGCTCAATTAATCAGGCAGTTCGTCAAGATGCCTTGAATATTTCTAGTCGTTTACAACAAAATATTCGTACTAGTAGCCGTGGTATCTTGGGTGGATTACGTATGATTGATAATGAAGTTGTAGGTGGTGGACGTAATGTCAAAGTAGTTTTTCGTTGGGATAAGAAAAATGAAACTGGTATCTTAGATGTTCGTAAATCAATGATGAGATAATCATGAAATTAAAATTGATATCGGCGCTATTACTAACGAGCGTTTGTTCCATATCTAATGGTCAAGGAATTAGTTCATCTATTATTGCTCCGGCCAGTCCTATTATGTCAGTGATTAGTATTACTAAGTTTTTCGCTGAAGTAATTGGTGATCAAGTACCAGAATACTTGGTTAAAATTCGTGTCACTGACAACGATCAACAACTTGCCACAAAATTGGCATTTAAAGAAGCCTGTAACAAGGCATTTGGAAGTGTTATCTCTAGTGAATTGGAAAGTAATAATCAACAATTGACCAGAGATAACGTAACTAATTATAGTAGTTGTTATGTCAAAAATCATAAAATCATTTCCAGAGAAAAAAATGGAAATGATGAATTCATTTTGGAAATTGATGTTACTGTTAGTTCCAACAAAATTGCCAATCGTGCTCTAGGTAGTTCTAGTGCAACTAATCAATTAGATGGTGAAAAACACATTGATCGTATTTCCACTTTTCAAGAAAGTAAACAGGATGAGGATAAGATTTTAAATTCTGTTTTGCGGGATTATCCTAGTAGAGCCTTTAATTTGAAAATCGATGGCAGTAGATCCATGATTGACAATTATAGAAATGGTAGAATTGAAATTGATTTTATAGCCAATATGAATCAGGGATATTTAGATTCATTACAAGAAGTATTTAAAACTGTTGGTAAAGTACCAAGACTTAATCCAATTGATCAGAAACCAACTGACGGCGGAATGGCACAAGTGTCGATTTTGACAGAATCTCATTCATTTTTCTTTGGTGCCAATCAAACCAAATACTATCAATTCTCTGATCTGATGAGTTATTCTGCTATTCAAAATAGATTGGGAGCTCCTATGAATTTATTAATTCAAGTCAGAGAACAATCTGGTAATTGGACAAACTTTGCCTGTACTAGCGCCCCATTTAATAATCCACAGTCACAACCTAATCTTGTTACGTTTGGTTACAATTATACTGGTATAATTAATGCTCGTAAACAACTTCAATATACAATAGCAATAAATATTACTAGTCAATCAGTATCAAACTATATTAGTAGAATAAGTGATATCAGATTAACACCCACATTAGAAAATTGTCCTAATGTTAATTTATTGGGCACCAATGCTATTTTTGTTTAATAAAATGATGCCATCAATTCTTAAAAAGATAAGTATAATATATGAGCGACATTCTACACTGTTCCTTTTGCGGAAAACACAAAAACTTAGTTAAAAAACTTATCGTGGGCGAAAGTTCGGCAATCTGTAATGATTGTATTGAACTTTGCACAGAGTTATTAACAAATGATCAATCAACAGATGATCAATCAATAAATGATAAATCAACTACACTATATCCAGATGATATCAAAAATTTTCTGGATCAATATATTATTGGACAAGAACGTGCCAAGAAAATATTAAGTGTAGCTGTTAGTAATCATTATAAACGAATCAACAATAAAGATGAAAACATTGTACTTCAAAAAAGTAATGTCTTAATCGTTGGACCCACTGGTAGTGGTAAAACTTTATTGGCCAAAACTGTAGCCAAATATCTAGATGTTCCGTTTATTATTGCCGATGCCACTAGTTTAACAGAGGCTGGTTATGTTGGTGATGACGTTGAAAGTATGATTAGTAGACTATTGGCCGCGGCTGATGGTGATATTGAACGTGCTCAACGTGGTATTATTTTCATTGATGAGATTGATAAAATTGCCAGACGCTCAGAAAGTGCTAGTATTACTCGTGATGTAAGCGGTGAGGGTGTACAACAGGCTCTACTTAAATTAGTAGAGGGAACTGTATGTAGAGTGGCTCAAAGTGGCAAACGTAAACACCCAAATCAAGAAATGATAGAAATTGATACAACAAATATTTTGTTTATTGCTGGTGGTGCTTATGTTGGTTTAAATGAAATAGTATCAAAAAGAATGGATGGAAATAGTATTGGATTTTCATCTAAACTAAAATCAAAAGAAGATATTGATTATTTGGAAAAAATTATTCCAGATGATTTAACTAGATTTGGAATGATACCAGAATTTACTGGACGTTTTACAAGTTTGGTTAATATTAGTGAATTAACCAAAGAACAATTGATTAGAATCATGACTGATGTTAAGAATAATTATATTCAACAATATGAATATCTATTAGGACTTGATGACATTGCATTGACATTTACAAGTGAATCTATTGATCAAATAGCGGAAAATTGTCTTAAATTAAAAACTGGAGCAAGAGGACTTCATAGTGAAGTGGAACGAGTATTATTGCCTCATATGTATGATGTTCAATTCTACATAAAGAACAATATCAAGACGATAAATATCACTAGAGATTTAGTAGATGATCCTAGAATATTAATAGAGAATACAAATGAAAGTAATAATTAGAGATGGTCAATCGTTTGAATCGTCAATGCGTAAATTTAAAAAGAAAATCATTGATAGTGGTTTACTTGATGAATTACGTGAACGTCAAAGTTATGAGAAACCAACTATCACAAGAAAGATAGCCAAAGCACGTGCTAAGTCACGTTGGAAGAAACAATTACGTAGTCAAGAATTACCTAAAAAAATGTACTAACATGAAAATAGTATATATTCATGGGGCAAGTGCTACAGGTGATAGTTTCAATTATATCAGACAACATCTTAAACACAAAGATGAATATGTGATTGAATATGACAGTAAACATGGATTTCATAATAATTTAGAATCTATGAAAGAACAATTGAAAGATTTCAATGATATGTTTTTTGTTTGTCATAGTCTTGGTGGAATATATGCCTTACATTTAAGTGAATATTTAAATGATAAAGTATTAGGTGCTTGTACTATTAGTACACCATACGGTGGGGCAGAAAGTGCCGACTTTGCCAAATATTTTCTACCATTTAGTAAATTACTTAGAGATATTGGCCCACTAAGTGAACCAATGTCTAGTGCTCGTAAGATTAATATTAAACGTCCATGGACAAACATTGTAACTACTAGTGGTAACAGTCCATGGATTATCAGTGACAATGATGGTGTGGTAACGGTTAAGAGTATGAAATGTCGTACAGATATGAATTTAATTGAAGTTGACATTAATCATTATGAAGTGGTTCTTAGTCCAATTACTATAAATATTATTAAAGATAAACTTAAAGAGATAAAATAATGGCATATTCAGATAAAGTGTTGGATCATTACGAAAATCCAAGAAATGTAGGATCATTTGATAAGAATGATACTGATGTTGGTACTGGTATGGTTGGTGCACCAGCCTGTGGTGATGTGATGAAGTTACAAATAAAGGTGAATGATGGTATTATCACAGATGCACGTTTTAAGACGTATGGATGTGGTAGTGCAATTGCTAGTTCATCATTGGTTACAGAATGGGTCAAGGGTAAAACTCTTGATGAGGCCGGAACAATTAAAAATACGGAAATTGCGCAAGAGCTTGCATTACCTCCTGTGAAAATTCACTGTTCAATTTTAGCGGAAGATGCAATCAAAGCCGCAATAACAGATTACAGAATCAAACATGATATTAGACATTAAAAAATGGCCTGAACAAGTATTACGTACTCGTTGTCAAGAGTGGGACTTTAATAATCCTCCTGCTGGTCTTAATAGATTTCTTTCTACAGATTTACTTGAAACATTACATCACTATCAGGCTCATGGTATTGCTGCCAATCAAGTTGGTGTTTCTTATAGAGTAATAGCCATTAATATCAGTAGATCATTGGGTACTACTTTAATGTTTAACCCAGAAATAGTTAGTATTAGTGAAGAACAGTATAAGAATTCAGAAGGTTGTTTAAGTTTTCCCAATGTATTTTTAGAAATTACTAGACCAAAAACTGTAGATGCTCGTTGGCAAGATATCAATGGTATATATCATACAGAAACATTAGAAGATATGGATGCCAAATGTTTCTTACATGAATTGGATCATTTAAATGGTATAGTGTTTAAAGAATATGTTAGTGATTTAAAATTTAACATGGCAGTTAAAAAGGGTAAAAAAATATGATTACAGTGACAGAAAAGGCTGCAGCCAAAATAGTTAGTAACATTGCCAAACGTGGTAGTGGACAGGGCATCAAAGTAGGTGTCAAGACAACTGGATGTAGTGGTTTAGCGTATGTACTTGAATATGTAGATCAAGTTCCATGTACATGGGATTGGGTAGAATACGATATCGGAAGTGGGGCAAAAGTTTGGGTCACACAGAAAGATTTAGTGTATATTGATGGTCTTGAGATTGATTATGTAAAGAAAGGATTGAATGAAGGTTTTGACTTTATCAACCCAAAAGAAGCCGCACGTTGTGGTTGTGGTGAATCTTTTACAGTTTAATTTATCCAATAATATTGTACTATTTTACGTAATCTTGTATAATAAGTATTAGTGTAGATGCCTTAGGGGTCTATATTAGTCATTCATCGCTTAATAAAGGAGAAAACAAATGACACGTACTTTAAGTCTAAGAAGTTTGGATATTCCATCTATACACAAATTCGGAATTGGATTTGACTCAATGTTGGATGAAATGCTCAGAGTATCCTCTCAATCAAATCAAACCAATTATCCCCCATATAATATTGTAAAAGAAACTGATGATAAATTTCGTATTGAAGTGGCCACGGCTGGTTTTAATCAGGGTGAGGTTAAAATTGAACTCAATAATCGTGTACTAACCATCAGTGGCGGAAAAGAAAATCAGGAAGTTTATACTGAGGAATACTTATTTCACGGTATTAGTAATCGCGATTTTCAACGTGAATTTACATTAGCCGAACATGTTAAGATTATTGATGCTACAAATGTTAATGGAATTTTAACCATTTATCTAGAACGTCAAGTTCCAGAAGAAATGAGACCAAAAACGATTGACATTAAATATCTTAAGTGATATAATAAATACTTGTAACGAATAGTGAGGCTATTTTGTCTCACTATCTCTCTTAATTTTCAAGGAAACAAAATGGCTAAAACTGAAATCGGTACTAAAATTAAACCAAATATTAAACTTTCAGAACCACCATTCTATCGTGTATTTTATATCAATGATGATGTTACCACTATGAATTTTGTGGTGGAATCATTGATGGAATATTTTGATTATAGCGAAACATCAGCCATGGATTTGACTGAAAATATTCATTCTGCTGGTAGTGCCGTGGTAGCTGTGTTACCATATGAAATTGCCGAACAAAAAGGTATTGAAGTAACTATTGCCGCTCGTAGTCAGGGTTATCCACTACAAATTAAAATTGAATGTGATTAAAGATCAATTCTTTTTGGTTGATATAATAATCCTGATATTACAGGATTATTAACATATTGTCTATCTGATAATGTTACATCAATAGACATATCATCAGTTCCAAATAGCCATTTATCAATCTTGTGACTATTATCAAAAAGTAAACTCAAACTTAAATTTAATTCTTCTGGAAATTTTACATTTGGACTGTTAAATGTCAAATAGTCACTTGGTATACTGTTACTGACAATAACCATTTTTTTAACATCCTCACTATGTTGAAGTTTTTTGATGCTCATACTGATATATGACAAATCTTCTGATCTATATTTTTCTAAATATTCAATCTCTTCAATACAATTAGAATCTTTTCTATTACCATACCAACCATTACAGCCAATAAAGGCTATACCATTTAGTACTACTACATGATTATGTAGATAAACCACATTATTAATTTTACTACAAATTTCTTTAATTTCTTCTACTCTATAATAGTAGTCTTGAAGATTTTCATGTTCAAGACTACCATCTATGAATAATACACCACGATAATTATCACCAAGATGAGATAATGTTCTTTCTAAAACTTTCAAATTGTTGCTTATATTGCCAGCCACAACACAGAATAAACTGGTTTGTTTCCCAGTCCATTCAAATATATCAGTATCAGTTAAATTTAAATCACTGATTAAATCAACAGAAAATGTACTATGCATTATCCGTTGGTTTTTTGATACGTGTTTTTGCCGGTGTTTTTGCCGGTGTTTTGGCTGTAGTTTTTGCCGGTGTTTTGGCTGTAGTTTTAGTGGCAGATGATTGAGTTGATTTTGATTTAGTTGATCTCTTTGTCGTTCTGGGTTTTAAAGCAGATCCAGTTACAACTTTTAATTCAGGTGCAACAGTTTTAACTTCTTCCACTACCGGAACAACTACAGTTTCCACTGGTGGTTCAACTTTATATGGTGCGACTGATTCGGCTTCTTTTTTTACTTCATCTTTTGATAATTTCTTCCAAAAGTAACTTGTTACAAAATAAGCCAAAACAATACCACCAATACTTAAAATAATATCCATGTTTATCTCCTAAAATAATATTTATGACCAATTTGATTGACAGAACTTTTTTTCTATGTTATATTAGTTAAATGACAAATAGCAAGGACTTTAAATGACCAAACAAGACACTAATGATAATGATAATCAACCATTATCGCACAGTGAGGCTTTACAGAATTATGCTGGCAGATACGTGTTTATGGATGACGTTACAGCAGAATCAGTAAAACCCGTTATAGAATGGATTTTGTACGAAAACTATATTAGTAAAATTCATAAGCCAGAACTATTATTGATGATTTGTAGTGAGGGTGGGGATTTGTCAGCTGCATTTGCACTGATTGATACAATGAAATCTAGTAAGATACCAATTAAAACTGTGGGACTTGGCTTAATTGCCAGTTGTGGTTTATTGATTTTTATCGCGGGACAAAAAGGTCGTAGATTTTTAACACCAAATACCAGTATTCTTAGTCATCAATTTAGTGCTGGAAGTGAAGGTAAAAGTCATGAATTATTTGCCACTATGCGAGAATTTGAATTGACAAATAAGCGTATTTTGGATCATTATAAAGTATGTACTGGATTAGACGAAGACATAATCATGTCACAACTCTTACCCGCACAGGATGTATGGCTAGATCATGATGCCGCATTAAAACTCAATCTATGCGATTATATAGAAGGTGTTAGTCCACCGCCTAGTACTCGCAAAAGAACAACCACTAAAGTATAATATGAAACTATATGAAAAGAATCGTGAGTTAGAATCAAAACTGTACATGACAGAACGTGAACTAGATATTCTAAAAGGAGCAGTAAAATGAGTTTAATCCCAATGGTAGTAGAACAAACAAGCAAGGGCGAACGCTCATATGATATTTATAGTCGTTTGCTTAAAGATCGTATCATCATGTTACACGATGATGTTAACGAACACTCAGCCTCAGTGATTGTGGCTCAACTACTATTTCTAGAAAGTGAATCAGAGAAAGACATTCACTTTTATATCAATAGTCCGGGCGGCAGTGTCACAGCCGGTATGAGTATCTATGATACTATGCAATTTATCAATTGTGATGTTAGTACTATTGTTATGGGTCAAGCCTGTAGTATGGGTAGTTTATTGGCACAAGCTGGTACACAAGGTAAACGTTTGATTCTGCCATATGCCAGACATATGATTCATCAACCAAGTGGTGGTGCTCGTGGTCAAGCTACTGATATGGAAATTCAAGTTAAAGAAATTATTAAAATGAAACGAGAATTAACTCAAATCTATGTTAATCATAACTCAGTTGGAAAGACATATGATGAATTATCAAAAGATATGGAACGTGATTTCTTTATGAGTGCTTCTGAAGCCGTAGGATATGGTTTGGCAGATAAGATTATTGCAAAACGTGGTGAATAATGAGTTCAATGTGGATTAATGATAACGAAGCTCTTGAAATATTCAAGAAAGAATATGAGGCAAATGTTGTAACTTCGTCAAGACGCTATCGCAGAGTCAAGTACAATAATAATGCAATGACTGATCTTTCTTCTTTTCCAGGATATGATGAGATTGAAGATGTAGAAATGATAGATATCGTTATGCCTAAAGAGAATCTTCCACGTTTGGTATCACATATGGATAGTTTTTTGTATCGTCAAGAAACACGAGAACGTGAATTGAGAACCAGATATAAATCATTGAATAAAGCATGGGAACAATATCAATTGATATTGACATTAGTAGATGATAGGAGAATTTTATGAGTGAAGATTATGATTACAATAGATATGAACAAATTATACAAAGATTATTGGACACTATGTGGTATGATCCAGATGAATTGGAAATTGGAGAAAACATTTCTGACATTTCAGATGTTAAGATTATTTTCGATGGTCATGGTGATCTTGAAACTGAAGACGAAAATGGTGAATATGTTTACGAGGAACGTGGCGATAAAAACATGGAATCATATGCTATTTTTATTCATCGTGATGCAGCAACAGAGGATGATTGGGAATTCCCCGAACATGAACTAACCCCATGGTGTTTGATTCATCGTCCATCAGATGAAGTTTGTATATATGCTTGGCATGATGTTGTAGAAAATATATGGACTATTAACTCATTAGAAGAAACAAGTGATCATGAAATGTCCAATGCTGAAGTTATGAAAGTATTGGATCGTATTTGGAATAAATATTATATGGAATCAATACTTGATATTTCTAATATAAATGTCAATGGCAATAATTGGCCATTTCCAACAGGTGATAAATGAAATCTGATATTTTAGTAACTGGGTCTCAGGGATATATTGGCAAACATTTAGTAAAAATGTTAAACAGTACTGACAAATACAATGTATATACTTTAGACATCAGTGACATTAATGTTGATTTCAATATTGATATTTGTGATAGTCTTGATGTTATGAGTGTTGGTAGTTATAAGAAGTTTGATACAATCATTCATCTAGCAGCGTTGGTTCGTATGAATGAATCAGTTCAGTATCCAGAAAAATATTACGATACTAATATTTTAGGTACTGCCAACATACTAAAATATATTGAATTCAAAAATTTTGTATTTGCATCCACTGGTGGTGCAGAAACTCCAACCAATCCATATGGACTATCAAAACGTGCCGCAGAAGATGTTGTCAGACAATTCGCGCCAGATAATTCAACAATATTTCGTTTTTACAATGTAACTGGAACAGATGGATTCCCACCAACAAACCCAGATGGACTTTTGTTTAACTTAATCAATTCCATTAAAACTGGTTCATTTGATTTATATGGGACAGATTATAACACCAAAGATGGTACTGCATTACGTGAATATGTTCATGTCAATGATATTTGTCGTGCTTTGATTAAGGCAATTAGTCAATCATCATTGATGATTGAAAATCTTGCCTATGGAGAACCAAAAACTGTATTTGAAATTATCAATAAGTTCAAAGAAGTTAATTTGGTAAATTTTGATGTTGTATCAAAACCACGTAGAGATGGTGATGCAGAATCAATGTTTCTGAAACATCCATCCATATATATGGAAAGAAATTATACCTATGATCAATTACTAGTAATATAATTTTCAATCATCCAAAAGTCATTGACGGTAAATCAATTATCAATTATAATATCAGAATAGATATCTATTCTGATATTATTTTAGGAATTAATCATGGCAAATACTCAAATTTTATGGAATCCATCACCCAAAATCAGTTCTAAAAGTATTACTATTGGGAAATTTCCAATAAATGGTCATAGCAGTATATTTTCAAATCGCTCTGCATCCTCACAGATAAAAGTTAATAAGGATTTGTTGGCCATTAGTTGTCATCTTTGGAGAAATTTTAAAGATAATTGGGAAAAACGTTATCTTAATTTAAAAGAAGCATCCAATACTCTTAATTTAACTCAGATAGATTATGATAATGCAGAATTAGTGGCAGATTATTTTAGTAAATATATCTTAATCAAACAACTTAAAGATGATCTTACTGAATTTCAAAAATCAGTTCTAACATTTATTACTAGTGATAGAATGACATATGATAGTGATAAACCTGGATTAATTTATCGTTTGCCAGAATATTATGAAACAGATCAACTATTAATTAAAATGAAAGATGCATATTACAATCATAATTATGTTTCTATTAATTCAAATTTTTCTCGTTACATGAAACCAATCATGAAAGTTAAACGTAATACAGTTCAACTTAAAGTAGATCAATATTGGTTGATTGATATTGAAACCAATAATTTAGTTATGATTGATGTTGATAGTAAAAATCAGATTAAGTATATTTGGGATCATATGTTTGACACATCAGAATCAATCAAGATTAAAGGATCTTGGGAGAATAAATCTCATTCATTGAACTTTAACTATATGTCTAGTGATGAGTGGATGATTGATTTTAACAAGGAAATTGCATGATATTAATTACATTGATGTTATTACTTCAAGTAAAACATTTTATTATTGATTTTCCATTACAGACCAAATATCAATGGTCTAACAAGGGAACATATGGACACCCAGGTGGATTGTTACATGCCATGTTACATGGCATTGGAACATTTTTATGTGTGATAATTATTGATGTATCAAGTGCTATTATATTGGCAATTGTCGATATGATTATTCATTATCATATTGATTGGGCAAAAATGAAACTTAATAAGAAAATGACATGGGGACCAACTACTCATGAACAGTTTTGGTGGTTATTAGGGTTAGATCAATTGTTACATCAAGTAACATATATTGGTATGATTTGTTATCTTGTGACGTTATGAAACTATCAATAAGAGAATTTTTAGATAATATTAAATTTGAAAATAGTCCAACAATCATTGATTGGAATTATTTATTGGAAAATCAAGAATATTATTCAGTTGAATACTCTTCAAGAAAGTTAAATGATACTTACGTAGAAATACATAAATGGTGTAGAGAGACAGTTGGTGATTCACATTATGTTTGGACTGGAACTAAAATATGGTTTGAGACAGAAGAAGCAGCGTTATTGTTTTCAATCAAATGGTCATGATAGAGATTAAATTATTTGATAAAGATATACATGAGATTTTTGATATGGTTCATGATTTAAAAAAACGTGATTTGGTTAGTCATAAAGATTTTGACTTTGCTTATATTCCATGTGAAAATGATTATCATGGAGGAATAAAAATTCCAAAATCAGTTGTATTTACATTTTATCAAGAATCTATTGCCAGTTGGTTTGCTATTAAGTATCTATAATGTTTCCATATGTAGACGATGTATTACGAGAATATCCACATGTAGTACAATGTGTATCTGAAACTGAATCAGATCAATGGATAAAATATCGTTGGCTTTGTAATAATCAAAAGTTGAAGTGGGAAGAGGATTTTATAGCATTATATAATCCAATATTGGCAAGATCAAGAAGATCATTATATGATCGTTGGGCTTTTAAAGATGCAAAACACGCATTAATGTTTTCACTGAAATGGTCATGATAGTTGGCAAAAAAGAACGATTAACTCATAATGTTATGATACACGCTAAATCCAACGTTGAGATTGAAAGAATGTGTACATGGTGTCACAAACAGTTTGGTATGAGATTTAGTATTGTTGATCGGCCAAACTTTGGGCGTGATGGAACGTGGCAATGTGTGTATGATGGCAGAGGTCGTGAACAGGTCACATACATATTCTCATTTGATCATGAGCAGGATGCATTATTATTTACATTGAAATGGTCATGAAAATAGAAAAAACAAATGTTGAAGACACTGCCAAAGTTTTAAATTGGCTCATTGAAAAAGTAGGTGAGAGATTACCAAATTCTGGTAGTAATATCAATGGTATTGGTTGGTGTATTCGTTGTAATACTTATATGAATACTTATATCATTGAGTTAACTGAACATGTAGATGAAGAAACACAATTACTTTTTATGTTAAAGTGGTCATAGTATGACTTATTATGTTGGTGAGTTACAGAGACCTGATACAGACCGTACAGTATACGGAGATCGTAGTAAGTATGGTGATGCATCTATCTTTATGAATCAGATATGTAACTGGTTGAAAGAACACAATATTGACTATATATGGAGAGGTCATGGAACTAGAACAAATAGTGTCGGAACGACCTTACATGTTACTGTGAGTATACCAGATGAGAAATCAGCACTTTTATTTTTATTGAGATGGTCATGACAAAAATTCCAATATCATTTGAAAATGATTCTAGTATTCAAAAAATATATGAAATGAAAGATTGGTGCACAGATAATTTTGGATCATGTATTATGGCCGGTGACAGATGGATTGACGGTCAATGGTGTCTTGATTTGTTTGATGGAACATTTACATTTACTCAGAGCAAAGATGCTTTGATATTTACATTAAAGTGGATATTATGAATTCAGACGAATATCAATCACAACGTAACCATTGGTTAAAAGATCATATTGATGTATTGACAGAAATGAAAGGACATAAATTCTATTTGGTTCCAGAAGAATATTTGGAAGAAGACGTTAATTATACTTCAATAATTTTAACCGATGTAGCATATTGGAATAATAATTTTGACGAATTAAATAGATGGTGTATTATTAATTCGGTTGATATTGTTGGGTTGTCATTAAAAATTTATGATCCTCTAGTATTAACTGCATTTATATTAAAATGGTCGTAGTCAAGATTAAAATTATCAATGACTTTGATGTACAGGAAGTTGTGGATTGGATAAATGAACACTGTACAAGTTTTATAAATTTTCGTATAATAGAACTAGAGTGGACTGTTGATCGTGTAGATTCGGATCCATGGTTTGAGTTTGAGGCGGAATTTAACAAAGAAAGTGATGCCACATTATTTTTATTGAAATGGTCATGAAATTTGTTGTTAGAGAAGATTATCATAGTAATGGTACAGTTTGGATGACGGCTCGTAGAGTGAGAAATCATCTATATTATATTGATCATCTTGAGGCTGCTGACATATATCGTTGGTGTACAAAAAAATTTGGTATTGCTCAACGTAGAAGTGTTCCAGATAGTAGATGGTGTGTTAGTATAGATGGTCATAGTAAGTACTATTTTAGAAATCCTGAAGATTTAACATTTTTTTTATTAAAATGGGAATAAGATACATTCCAAAACATAGTAGAGTTAAAAGAGCATTGATTAACTTTACTAGAGACGAAATATTTGAGCATGAAGTTATACTTAATGAAGAAAAACGTCTGGATTATAATCAAGCCTATGATTGGGCCATTGACCATTTTGGACCACCTGGGACTACATGGGATTTCTATTACGTAAACAATAAAGAATTATTCTCTCGTATGAGTGGTAATGGTATAAATTATGGATGGAATGATGTATTCGGATTTCATGATGAAAAACAGGCCGCGTTGTTCATTTTGCGGTGGTTATAATTCTTGACAATAACTCATTAATAGAGTATAATAGAGTATAATAGATTTAGGATAAAAATGAAAGTTAAAATTGGAAAGTATAAGAACTGGATTGGTCCCTACCAAATCGCGGAAATGCTATGCTTTTGGGCTAAAAAAGAAACAGATGAATATGGATTCAAACGTAAACCGGACTGGGTTCATAATTTTGGTACTTGGCTATCCGGGGGAGACGACAAAGATTCATTACTACAAAAATTTTGTTTGTGGGTTGAATCTAAACGTCAACGTACAATCAAAGTAAAAATTGATCGTTGGGATACGTGGTCAATGGATCATACATTGGCATATATCATTCTTCCAATGCTTAAACAATTGAAAGAAACTAAGCACGGTGCTCCATTTGTTGATGACGAAGATGTACCGGAGAACATGAATCTGCGTAGTACAGAAGCATCACCAAAAGAAAATGAATATGATACAGATGATAATCATTTTAAACGCTGGGATTGGGTCATAGATGAAATGATCTTTGCATTTGAATGTGAGCTAGACGATTCGTGGGAAGATGCGTTCCGTTCAGGAAACTTTGATACTGTTTGGTTACCGGTTGATCGAGATGGCAACCCAGTACCAGAAGAAGATGCCAAACTTTATCAGATGGCAGATGGCCCGAATCATACATATGAATGTGATTATGATGGTATGAAACTAGTACAAGATCGTATTCAGAATGGTTTTCGTTTGTTTGGTAAATATTATCAAGGTCTTTGGGATTAAACGTGAAACCAGTACGAATTTATATTTCAGTAATTGAAATGATTAATACTAAATCTAGTTTATTACATATTATTAATAGTATACAAAATAGTAATTTGAAATATGAAAAAATAATTATTGTACATTCTCTTAACTGGGGAAAATATGATTTTTTAACTAATAGTAATTTAGATATTGAATATTTTGATACCGGATTGGATGCAACATCATATGAATATCCTGCTCTTCAGAAACTTTGGAAAGATTCATCTACTTTAGATTTTTATGGATTATATCTTCATTGTAAGGGTGCTAGTAGACCGAATGGTTCAGAATATCACAATAGCTTAAACTGGTCTACATTAATGATGTATGGTGTAGTTGATCATAGTGATCTATGTCGTTATCATTTAGATTGTGGTTCAGATTTTGTTGGATCATTATTTCATTGGCATTTTAAGGGAAATTTCTTTTGGTTCAAATCAGAATATGTCAAACAATTGATTGATCCAATGAAATTAAGTCCGACTTATAGATTTCATGCAGAGTTTTGGGGTTTATATTCATATTGGTGGGGTAGATATCCATTACCAAAAATAAAAAATCTATTTTATCTGCCTATTGACCATGATAATGATTTTATTAAAATAAAAAAATGCCCATCTTTATTTCAAAAACATATATTGACTGAACCATTCAGTGATCATTTATCAAAATATAAATATGAAATATATGATGTTATTTTAGTAAACGATTCAGAGTATAATACTTATAACTATTTGTTTAAAAAATATCTAAATTATGATGGAGTAATTATTAATATGGATACTAGACAAATTATACAATATGATGATATTTAACAATAACTTTAGGATTAAAAATGAGCACATATACACCTGATAGTTGGGTAATTGTAGAACTAAAATTTAATGAAGATGAAGAAAGTACTCGTAAAGTATTAGCCAGTTGGTATGGTGGTTATTTAGGTAGTGATCGTTGGAAATTAAGTTCAGGTATCACTAACATTGTAGAACATGATAATCATTATGAAATTCATAATGCAAGCGGAAGTATTTACAATTGTGGTAAACATAATATTGGTATGAGTGGATATACTTCAAGTATTTTTAACGGTTTTGTTAACGATTTAGGAGATAAAGGATCAATTAAGATCATTAATCTTGAATCAAATTTTATGGGAGAATAATATGAGTCCAGAATTAGAATCTAAACTATGTAAGAAATATCCCAAGATTTTTGTTAATGTTGACAAAGATATGACTCAATCATGCATGTATTGGGGTTTATCCGTTGGTGATGGTTGGTATGATTTAATTGATACATTATGTTGGAATATTCAAAGCTACATTGACAACAACAGTTCAGAGACTAGAGTTATTCCACAGGTAGTGGCAGATCAGGTCAAAGAAAAGTTTGGCACACTACGTTTTTACACTAGTGGTGGTGACAGACTGATAGATGGTATGATTTGGTTTGCTGAGTCAATGAGTGGTCGTATCTGCGAACAGTGCGGCAGACCAGGAAAGAGTAATCAATCAGGGTGGATTATCACATTATGTGATGAACATCAAAATGAAAGAGAAAATAGAGTTAAGGAATAATTATGAAAGCGGCGCTTTGTAGTGATCTTCATCTAGAATTTGGTGATTTGAATATTAAAAATACAGAAAACTCGGATGTATTGATATTGGCTGGTGATATTATGGTTGCCGCTGATATGCATGACTTTCCAGAAGATGTTATGAAACCAGAGTGGGTTAATAATTTGCCTGGTCGTTATCAACAATCACAGAAATTTCGGGACTTTTTAAAGCGTTGTAGTACAGAGTTTCCTCATGTATTATATGTTGCTGGCAATCATGAGTTTTATAATGGTAAATGGGTACAAACTTTAGATATATTAAAAGATGAATGTAAAAAATTTCATAATGTTCATTTTATGGAAAATGATGTATTTAAACTTGATGATGTAACATTTATCGGTGGAACATTATGGACTGATTGCAATAAATCTGATCCATTAACGCTTAAAGTTATTGATTCAAGTATGAATGATTTTCGTATTATTCGTGTTGAACAGGATGAATTTAGACGTTTACGTCCAGCCGATACCATTGTTCGTCACTATAAGACATTGGATTATATTCGTCATGTAACAGCCGAAAAGTCAGATGAAAAGTTCTTTGTAATCGGTCATCATGCACCAAGTAAACTTAGTACACATCCACGTTATGCTGATGATCGTTATATGAATGGTGCTTATAGTACTGATTTATCTGAGTTTATTTTGGATCGTCCACAAATCAAAGTTTGGGTTCATGGACATACACATGATGAATTTGATTATATGATTGGTGAAACACGAATCATGGCCCACCCACGTGGTTATGTTGGTTATGAACGTGGTTCACAGGAAACTGATCCATACTATCCAAAGATCATTGAAGTATAATTAAAATGGACACTATGTGTCCATTTTACATTGACTATTATTACAAGTCATGTTATAATAGTATCACGCTGTAACATTGTTGCAGTGACAACTTAAAAAGGAAATAAAATGCAAGTAACTAAACAATCTAAACTTACCGAAGCACTCTTGAATGGTGAACAACTTACTGCAGCTCAAATTGCAGCTCGTTTTGACATCAAGAACCCAACTGCAACTGTTAGCGATATTCGTTTCGCTGGCTATGCTGTTTATGCTAACTCACGTAAAAACAGCAAGGGTCAATCAGTAACTCGTTATCGTATCGGTACACCAACACGTAAAGTTATCTCGGCTGGTTATCGTGCTTTGGCTGCTGGTTTAGTAGCGTAATTATATTAGTATCGGGTGAAATTCCCGACACAATATTAATATAATTAAATAGTTTGAGAGACACTATACAAAAGTCTCTTACTAATTTCAAATATACTATTATGAAAGAATCTACCAAAGAAGCATTGCTAATATTACAAGAAGAATGTGCCGAAGTTGTACAAGCCACAAGTAAATGTTTTAGATTTGGATTACATGGTATGTATTTACAACAATCTAATCTAGATCGTCTAGAACAAGAGATTGGAGATGTATTGGCAATGATTGATATCTTAACTAATCAAGGTGAAATATCATTAGAAAGATTATTAGAAGCCAAACAACGTAAGTTTAAAAAACTTAGTCAATGGAGCACTCTTAATCTAAAGAATATGGAATAATTATGGATATGTTAATCCCATTATCATTTATAATTGGTCTTTCAGTTGGTGGATATGTAGGTTATCAATATTGTTATGACAAAATGATCAAAGAATTGTCCAATATGATTACTGATCAAATTGAATTTCTAAAACATGAGATTGTAGAGGATCAACATTATCTATATTTTATGGAAGATGATTCATTTGCCAGTCAAGGTAATACATTAGAAGAAACAGCTAAAAACTATAGTTTGAATTATGCTGGATATATTGGTCATGTTAAAGAAACTCCATTAAATGTACCGTTCTTTATTATTGATGGTAAAATTGAACGAGTTGAAGAATAATGATCAACTTGCAAGACGTACAACATTATCATGATTTAAATATGATTCCTATCTCTTTTAAAGATGATATATATCACACTATAACTCAAGAACAATATACAGAATTCAAACACTATTATGTAATTGATGTACTGAAGGGTAAACGTTATGGTCAGGCATTTTGTGATAGATTTAATATACCCAACGGTAGTCCATTATACTATTTTAAATCACATGAAATTTGTGATCGTTGGATTTGTGACAACTATTTGGTAAAAAATGAAACAGAAATTCATTGATTTATATATGAACATGGCTCAATCAGTAAGTCAATTGAGTAGTGCAGTCAGATTAAAAGTTGGTACTGTAATTGTCAAAGACAATGTAGTGACATTTGGATACAATGGAACACCCAGTGGTTGGGACAACAACTGTGAAGATACTGTTTTTGTTATCAATGAAGAAGTTATGGGTACTGATATGGTATCCTTAGGATACACTCAAACTGATAATAGCAATTGGATTAAACTTAAAACTAAACCAGAGGTGCTTCATAGCGAAGCTAATGCTTTGATGAAAATTGCCAAGAGTACTATATCTAGTGAAGGAGCAACATTATTTTGTACACATGCTCCCTGTATAGATTGTGCAAAAATGATCTATCAGGCTGGAATATTTACTGTATATTATCATGATACATATAAGAATGAATTGGGACTAGAGTTCTTAACTAAAAGTGGAGTGAATGTTACAAAATATCAAGGATAATACTTGTAGAGTTACAATCTCTGTTAAACATGGATCATTGACCAATATTCTTGATTGGTGTGAAAAGAATTGTACTGAAAATTGGTATTTTACCGATCCTCCACATTCATATTATGTGGATAGTTGGAGTTTTGTATTTCATAGTGAAAAAGATTTTGTAATGTTTAATCTAAGATGGATGTAATATTATGATCAAAATTAAAAAATTAGACAAACGTAATGTTGGATATTCTTATTGGAAATATTATGTTCAGTTATCGGTTAATAACAAAAACGATAGAATTAACTTTTGTAAAATGAGTGAATGGTGTTGGGCTCATTGGGGTCCCAGTAAAGAAGTGAATTCTTATGATAATCATGATTTGTTTGATGATGTTAGTTGTAGTAACTCACGATGGTGTTGGCAAAATGATTCATATTGTACACGAATTTATTTACGTGATGATTCTGAATCAATTGCGTTTTCACTAAAGTGGATTTAATTTAAATAGGAGACTTAAATGAGTAGTTTATCTTACCGTAGTGTTAGTGAATTGAATGATAGTATGATTCGTGTTTACAATCATATGTGTTTAGCTGTATTAAACTCAATGATTGTTGGTTATCTTGTTAGTACCAATACCCAGTTAATGGCAACTATTTTTGGAACGCCACTTAAATGGGTTGTAATTTTTGCACCATTGGTTGTTGTATTACTAGTTTCATTTACTATTGATAAAGTTGGAAAAGTAGCTGCCACATTGATGTTACATGTATTTGCTGCCTTAATGGGATTGAGTTTTGCCACAATCTTTGTAATTTATACTATTGGTAGTATTACATCGGCATTTATGGGTGCTGCTGTTTTGTTTGGTACTATGAGTTTTTATGGTTATTTTACAAAACGAAGTCTTGAAACCATGGGTCAATTTATGTTTATTGGATTGATTGCTATTGTTATTGCTAGTATTATCAATATCTTTATTGGAAGTACAGTAATGACCATGGTTATTTCTGCAATTGCCATTATAATCTTTTTGGGATTAACTGCTTATGATACACAAAATATTCGTGAACAATTAAGTATAAGTACTGATGGTAACGCCGAGGTGGTTGGGGCACTTAGATTATATTTGGACTTTATTAACTTATTCTTAAATCTATTACAATTATTTGGTATTAAGAAAGACTGATTAATAATTATCAATAAAAAATATCCACGATTAATCGTGGATATTTTTATTTACTTAGATTCTGTAAATTAGACATCTACCACAGTATCATCTAATTCATCTGATGACTGTTTTTTCATTTTCTTCTCATTAAGCGGTTTGGAAACTTCATATAGTTTTGTTATTTCACTAGTAATCAACTCACTATCTTCACCTGTCATGACAGTTTTAATAGATTCAATGACAGATTCAATTGAAGTTTTTTCTTCTTGACTTAATTGATTTCCGAAATCTTTTAAATCTGTTGTACATTCATGAATTACTGACTCAGCATGATTTCTTGTAAGAATTAAATCTTTCATCTTTTTATCAGAATCGGCATTGTCTTCTGCTTCTTGAACCATTTGTTGAATTTCACTTTCGCTCAATCCACTATTTGATTTAATGGTAATTTTATTTTCTTTACCAGTACCTTTGTCGCTAGCTTTGATATGCATGATTCCGTTTGCGTCAATATCAAATGTAACTTCAATTTGTGGAATACCTCGACGAGATGGTGGAATTCCTTCCAAATTAAACTCACCTAATGACTTATTGTATTGAACTAATTCACGTTCACCCTGAAATACTTTTACAGTAACGGCCGATTGATTATCTTCTGCTGTAGAGAATATTTGACTTGCCTTGGTTGGAATAGTTGTATTCTTTTGAACTAATTTAGTCATTACACCACCCATTGTTTCAATACCAAGTGATAGTGGAGTCACATCAAGTAATAGAACATCATTGCGATCACCTGATAATACTGCACCCTGAATTGCGGCGCCCGCGGCTACAGCCTCATCTGGATTAATATCTTTTCGTGGAATTTTACCAAATAATTTCTCTACGGCCTCTTGTACTTTTGGCATACGAGTTTGCCCCCCAACAAGAATTATCTCGTCTATGTCACTTGTTGACATTCCCGCATCTTTTAGAGCAATTTTACATGGTTCAATACTACGCTTGATTAAGTCTTCTACTAATGATTCCAACTTAGAACGAGTAATAATAATATTCATGTGTCGTGGGCCAGAACTATCAGCGGTAATATATGGTAAATTAACCGCAGTTTGTTGTGAACTTGACAATTCAATCTTTGCTCGTTCTGCAGAATCTTTTAATCTCTGTAGTGCCAACATATCATTTTTAAGATCAACTCCACTATCTTTTTTGAATTCGTCTACTAAATAATCCATCAATCGTTGATCAAAATCTTCACCGCCCAAGAATGTATCTCCGTTGGTCGATAAAACTTCAATTTGCTTATCTCCATCAACATTGGCTATTTCTATAATTGAAACATCAAACGTTCCACCACCCAAGTCATATACTGCAATTTTACGATCTTTTTTATCTTGTTTATCAACACCGTATGCTAACGCTGCAGCAGTTGGTTCATTGATAATACGAAGAACTTCAAGCCCAGCTATTTTACCAGCATCTTTAGTTGCTTGACGTTGACTATCATTAAAGTAGGCTGGTACTGTTATAACTGCCTGAGTGACTTCATGACCAAGATAATCTTCGGCAGTCTTCTTCATTTTACGAAGAACTTCTGCACTAATTTGAGGTGGTGCTAATTCTTTATCTGCGGCATATACCCATGCATCGCCATTCTTTGACTCAATGATTTTATATGGCATCAAGTCAATGTCTTTCTGAACCGCCTGTTCTTTGAATTTACGACCAATTAGTCGTTTGGCAGCATAAATTGTATTTATGGGATTAGTTACGGATTGTCTCTTGGCTGATGCGCCAACTAGAATTTCATCGTTCGAATATGCTACAATACTAGGTGTTGTTCTTCCACCCTCGCTATTTTCAATGATTTTGTATTTTCCGTTTTCAACAATGGATACACAACTATTAGTGGTGCCCAAATCTACGCCTATGACAACATTTTTGCTCATGATATTATCTCCTTAATTAAGCAAGTTAAATTTACAGACCCAATCGGCATCTGTAACATTTATTTATCAGATTGAATATGATATAAAAATAAAGTAACATTTTGAATTTATAATATAATTTGTTATTGATAAATACAAGTAATATTGGTTACATAACATGAAAATAACTCAAATTCTCTCAGAAAATACTATCTTGAACGCTCAAGGTGTGGCGGAAGGTGATCAAAAACAATTAAGCGTACAACAACTGGCCACTATCAGTGACGAAGCATTAGATAATGCATATCATTATGGTCGTAGTTCTCCTGGTAATACATTTGGATGGCAAGCAAATTTAAAATCAGCTGCATATGCTAAACAAATGATTGATAAAGGTATTACTGATATTGAAGCAATCAGTGATGCTATTCATAAAGGTTGGAATGTAACGGCTAAAGCATTTGTACAAAATCCTGATCAATTTGATGATACAGAAAAGTTAAAAGCGGCTGGAAAATTAGAAGCAAAACTTCAACAACGAGAAAAGTTGATGAACATTGGGTATGCTCAATTGCCTGATGAAGAACAAGAAAAAGATCGTGTAGTTGCTAGAGCGTTATTACAAGCACTTAAAGGTCAGCAAGGTGTGGCGGAGACAACTGGCGACACATCATTTGATTCAATGATGGGAAAGATAGTTAAAGGTGCTAGATACAAAGGTGCCGCAGCCGATCAACGTGCTGATACAGCATACGGTAGCATGATGAACAATATCACTAAAAATGCTGCTGATGTTGCGAAACCATCTGCCAACTCTAAGTTTGAACAAGTGTATAGCGCAGTAGAGAGAATACTTTTATCTAATAATGTTCATTGGGATATAGATGACGACATTTTGGACGCTCTTAAAAAGTTAAAAATCAAAGCATCGGATGCTCTCATGCAAAAACTTGAAAGAGAACTTATTAATCGTGTATCGGATGCGCTACAATATTATGATGATAGTGATTTGGCAGAGCAAGCGGTGTCGGAAGACTCAGACCCATGTTGGGATAACTATAAGCAAGTTGGCATGAAGAAGAAAAACGGTAAGAAAGTTCCTAACTGTGTGCCAAAAGAAGGTGTGGCGGAAGGCAGTAGTGAATCTAAATCAAATGTCACTAGTGTCATTACTGACTTCTACAAAACTCAATTGTCACAAAGTAAACCAGGAAAAGTTGAGAATTATAATTCTAAAGCAAAAGAATTATTATCACAAGCCACAGGAAAACAACGTGCCAAAGTATTAACAATGTTGAAAGCAGGATCAAAAAATCCCTATCTACAAGGTGTTATTATAACTATCGTTGGTAGTATAGTATCAGGTGCAGTTATCAAACATTTTGGTAGCATGGGTCTGTCACCACAACAATTTAACATGATACTTCAAGGTTCAATGAATTCAGTAATACCAACACTGGCCGCAAAACTACACGGTATGAGTTGGTCAGATGCCATTAAAACTGGATTGGCGAGCGTTGCGGTAGGTGTTAGTTCAGCTGGAATTATGGAAAATAACGCTGAGTATGATGATGAATCAGGCATGGCTCATACTAATTTACATACTATTATACGTGCAGCCGAAGGTTTATTAGATACTATTGATGACAATGAAAATTTACCAGAATGGGTACAAGAGAAAATTGCTAATGTAGAAGGTATGATTGTTTCTTCATGGGATTATTTAAAAAGTCAAGAAGAGCAAGGTATTGATCCACAAGTAGACGAATCAAATTGGTTACAAGAAGAATTAAACAAGTTAGATGAAGTAGCTGCATGGCAGAAAAAATCAGGTAAGAACAAGACTGGTGGGCTCAATCAAAAGGGTGTTAACAGTTATCGTCGTGAACATCCTGGTAGTAAACTGCAAACTGCAGTGACTACTAAACCAAGTAAATTAAAGCCTGGAAGTAAGGCTGCTAAAAGACGTAAGAGTTTTTGTGCCAGAATGTCAGGGGTCAAGGGACCAATGAAAAAAGATGGTAAACCTACTCGTAAAGCATTAGCACTACGTAAATGGAACTGCTAATGAACATTAACGAAATCATACAAGAAAGTTCCAAGACATATACACCACCTACTATCAATGTTGGTGATGAGATTAAAGTTGGTAAATTCAAGAATCGTAAGACAGAAGTAACTGGATTCAGTACTGATGATCATAATCAACCAGTGTTAAAAACTACTAAAGGTGATCAAAAATTATTTAAACCCCGTATTAGTAAATTGGAAAAATAATAATGAGAGCAAAAGAATTCGTTCCTACTACGATAATCGAAGCGGCTTCCAAAATTTCTCCCGGAAATCAGCAATCAACTCGTGGATTACATATTTTTACAAAGAAAATAGACGCTTACGATAAACTATATGATTTAAATCGTTTAATGATGGCAGTTGCATCTAGTGATGGTATAAACCCAATAGAAATGGATGCTGAAAGTTGGGTTGGCAAACATAATACTGCACATGCTTACACTAAAGAAGAAGAGAATATGCTTAAATTGGCATATAAAGCTGCCGGATTACAATATAAAGATTTAAATAGTGGTGACATGAACAGCGAAGAAATGCCAGAAGTCAATAGAGTTAGTCCAGTTCAAAGTTTCAAAGGATATGAAAGATGAGAGCAAAAGAATTCATAATTGAGAACAGTACTATGCCAGTCAGTGACACTAGATTGAGTAGTAGTGTTTCAAGATCATTACCATCCACATATTCAATTCCCGCATTACCAAACAGTGATTTCTACAAACAATATAGATTTGGAGTAGCCATTGCGGGTGCACGTAGCGCAGAACAAAGACTATCAGATTCTGGCGGCGCATCTATGGCTCCATCTAGTGCATGGGGTGAAAATGAAATTATTATAGCTTATGATTTAGATACTGATATCATAGACTATGCTCTTAATATCGTTGGTCTTAAATCTTCAGACAAAAAGTTGATTAGTACTAAAAAAAGTGAAGAAATGTCTGAAGTAGATACTAATAGTCCAATACAAGGTTTCAAAGGATACGAAAGATGAATTTATTAGATATTATTAAAACTATTCAAGAAGACTGGATTATACTTGTGTTTGTATTCGGCATGGGTGGAGCCTGGTGGCAAGGTAAACATTGGTTTGCTAAAGTTACAAGTGGATTAGATCAGGCGTTATTACAACATGATAATCAGACCAATATGTTAGAACATATTCAACAGAAAACTGATATATTAGAAGAAAGATTAAATAAAATAGAAAGTACAGTCAACGACATTCACGATAAATTACATGAACAAGAAGTAAAATTGGCAATATTAGAAACTGTTACTGAAGTAAAAAGACAAAGATCAACAAAATAATATCATGAGATATCAAGAAATAAAATCATTATTAGAAAATCAAGAACTTGATGAAGTAAGAATGGGTTCTAGTGATCTTCAAAAATTTCTTAAAAGTCCATTAGCTCAAAGTATGAAAGCCGGTTTTGAATCTGAATTAATCTTTAGTGGAGGAAATGAATCTCGTGATGATTATGAACCAGAATATGATTATAATTATGATGCGGATGAACGTGTTGATAACATTGATGATATCATAAATTTTTATCAAGGTGGTGATTTTTCTGATCTTGGTCCAAGACAATCAGAACGTATACGTGAAGAAATGTTAAACGAATATCTTGAATGGCGTGATGAACAATTAATGAGTGATTTTATTGATAAGGCAGAAGAATTAATAAAAGATTGGATTGAAGGTGATGATTGGGATTTTGATTCTAAGATTGAAGAATATTTGAGAGATGAAATGGAGCTCAGTGATAGGGAAGTTGAGAGCGCACTGACTGCTGGACAAATGTGGTCAAGAAAAATAGAAAGTAGTAAACAACAAGCAGAAATTAGAAAAAAAAATAAAAACTTTGATAACTATATTAACGCTAGTGATGGAATCACTGATCAATTAGATCATCGTGTAGAAGAAGCAATAAATGATCATAATGATGATTGGGATAGTGCATACGAAAATTTTTTAGATACGGCTAATGAGGAATCCGATTATGATGAAACTGAATGGTTACGTTCTCAAGGTATTAACTCTGCTCAAGATGTAGAAGGTCGTTATGATCTTATATGGCCTCATATGTATGATCAGAATGAAGGTCTTAGCGGTGATGGCGAGTTTAATAAAGACTATGCTGAAAGTTTAGCCTCCTCATTAGAACAAGATTTAGATGTTGATACAATAGTCAGTAGTGGTTATCATAGTGCTAGAAGAGATGATACAACATGGATTTTTGAACCTGATTCTAGTTTGACTGCAAATCAAGATGAAGATATGCCAGTAGAAATTGTTAGCCCACCAATGCCATTACCAGAAACAATAGAAATGTTACCAAAGTTTTTTAAGTGGGCTGAAGATAACGGTGCTTATGCCAATGAATCAACTGGGTTTCATATGTCAGTAAGTCTTCCTGATCATGCATCAGATAATATTGATTTCACTAAACTTGCATTGTTCTTGGGCGATGAATATGTATTACAATCATTTGATCGTGCAGCTAATACTTATTGTAAAAGTGCCATTAGTAAGATTAAAAGTTCTGCCAAAGGTATAGATATTACGGCATCATTTAATCAAATGCGTAATCATTTGTCACAACTGGCAAGTAATAGTTTAGCTAAACCTAGTGGGTTTGGAAAATATACAAGTATTAATCCTAAAGAAAAATATATAGAATTTCGTTCTGCTGGTGGTATGAATTATTTTGAAGACATGAGTAAAATACAAAATACTTTATTGAGATATGCTTATGCCACTACAATTGCCAGCAATCCAAAATTAGAACGCGAAGAATATGCCAAAAAGTTGTACAAATTATTTGCTGATGCTATGCCAGAAGATCAAACTATTATTCAACTATTCAGTCAATATTCCTCTGGAGTAATGCCAGTATCCACACTTAAAGATTATTTAAAACAGGTTCAATTCAAGAGAGAAGTTGAAAAAAACAAATATGTTGATAAAAAAATGTGGTGGAATGTAACACTTGGAAACCACAGTATGGAATTAGTAGCTACTGGTGAACCAGAAGCCAAAAATAAAGCCGCACTTGAATGGGGGATAAGAGATCAACGTGGTATGATTGCTCGCCCAATAAGACCCTATGAAGAACAACCTGTCTCTGAACCCGTTAGAGGAAACAATGCAAGTTCACAAGAATATATAATGCGCAGACGAGCGGGTGTGGTCGGCGCGGGCAATGTGGCGTATAGATTCTCAGCCACAGATGTGAGAGATGCTATGGAAAAAGCTAGACAATGGGCTACTTCACAGGGAATACCTCGTCAGGACTTTTTGTTACAGAGAGCGGATGATCAAGAACTTGCTAATGTCACATCTCAACGTAGTCAATCAATTCCAGACGTACCAATTGACGTTGCACAGAATTTCAGATAATTGTTATCCAAATGTGATTAATATTTTCATTAATCATTCTGAATAAATATATTCATGTTTAATAAAGATAAAAAATCAGTATCGGGATATAATGGATTATTGCCTGATATATTGGAAGAATCTATACCGTTGTTTATTCCTGATGAATTGGGTCCATGGGCAATTAGATATCTATGGATAAAAAAAGATCAAGATGATAATTTTTTAGAGAATTATCATTCTAATCATGATGGAATAAAATCTAATGTTAGAAAATCTTCTGTCAATTTAGAAAAGTATTGGATTCCACATAACGCATTGATTATTAATCAAGGACATCTGGGAAATATTGTATGGAGAATTAAAATTAATAATCCTTTCAACAATAGTGTAGATGTAATTGAAGTATGGAGATCGAAAGAAATAATTAAAAATTTATTTGATTTTGAAAAAGAAGATTCTGTAACAATAGAACAAGCTATAATTGCTAATCCGTTTGTTACTGAGGCAAAGTCCGACATTACTAATGGTGGAACTGGATTGAAAAATGGAAGTGGATTAACTATTAATGATTCAGATGCTCCGAGATTTTTTACAAAAACTGATTCTTGTAATTTGACCAAAGGATTGATAGAATTAGGATTTAAAATCAGATCATGGGAAGAATTGCCAACAATTAGTAAAAAACAAGCAATTGAAATATATAAAGAGTTAGAATCTCGTAGTAAGAAAAATGATAAGATTAAAATTAATACTGGTTGGAATCCAGAGTTAAATCCTCTATAATAAAATGTATCCAAATTTATTGACATTTTTAATCATTGTGTTATAATAATATTATGACAAAAAACATTGATTCCACTATGTATGAAGTAATTGTACAAGAAGATCCAGAAACTGGAGAATTGTTAATACCATTACCACCAGAACTTATGACTCAAATGGGTTGGAAAGAGGGTGATAACTTTGATTTTAATCAAGATGAAGATGGTCGTATCATTATAATGAAAAGATCATAATGTCTGATCAATCAATTTCTACAGTATCACTATCATCAGATGATGAAACTATTCAAACTATTACGTTGACCGCATCTGATCAAAGTTGGCAAACTGGAACAATCTCATCATCAAATACGTTCCCATCCAATAATAAACATAGTTCTATTCATGCTACTGGTGACGTAATCATAGAGGGTGACGTAATCATAGAGGGTGATCTAAAAATACAGGGCGAAAGTATAAAAGATTTATTAGAAGAAATAAAAGATAAATTGTCAATTTTTAAACCAAATACAGAATTAGAAGAACGCTGGGAAACATTAAGAGAACTTAGACGCCAATATCTGAAATTAGAGAAAGATATTTTGGAAAAAGAAGAAATAATACGTATTCTTAAACGATAATAAACTTGACAATAAATCTGATTTGTGATATAATGTACTATAATCTACTATAATGGTAACTATATGACAATGCACATGATGAGTCCGGCATTTACTACTACTGGCAAAAAACGAGCCAAATTCAAGTATGCTTCGGCTGAACATAAACGACAGGCAGAACAATTGGAACAAGATTGGCAAGTACTAAAGAAATCTTATGGTGCGGAATTGGATGAAAAGAAACGAAAATCTGGACTTATTGTCAAACCATTGACAATAACTAAACGAGTATTTCGTGGTCAAAGTTTACTTGATCTTCCATCATTAAGTACTGGTGTTGGAACTGCAGTTAAGACAGATATTCCAATATATACAGGTGACAAAATGATTGGAATTGGTGTATTACATAAGAGTAATGCTGTACCTGTTTTCTCAGATGAGGAAGCAGTAGATATTTCTAAAATGCGGAGAGGGTAGCACTAAATAAACTATATGGCCAAAGAAGACGGAATTAAGATAGATGGCATAGTACTGGAATTACTTCCAAATGCTATGTTTAGAGTTAAACTACCAAACGAAAAAATTATAATTGGTGTGATTTCTGGCAAAATGCGTCAGAATGGCATTAAAATACTCTTGGGAGATACAGTTGAGGTGGAATTCTCACCCTACGATCTAACAAGAGGTAGAATAACAAGACGTAGATAAATACATCAAAGGGCGTTATGCCCTTTTATTATGGACAAAATAAATGATAACAATAACAGAATCAGCCACCAATCGTATTAAAGACATCATAATTGATGAAAATAACTCAAATGCTAAACTCAGAGTATTTGTTAAAGGTGGTGGATGTAGCGGTATGTCATATGGATTCACAATAGATGAAGATATTAGTGATGATGATTTTATAATTAAATCAGATGATATCAATTTATTAGTAGATAGTGCCAGTATGCAATATCTTCAAGGAGCGTCTATAGATTTTTGTGAAGACGATATGGGTAGTAATTTTGTTATATCTAATCCCAATGCTCAAACCACATGTGGATGCGGAAGTTCATTTAATCCCTATTGATTGTCATTGATTTTCTCTATCAAATTAGATAAATATAAGATAGAGGAAAATAACAATGACAATACCAGGTCAACAACTAATCAATATTGGTCAACCAAACGACTCAGCAAACTCAGATAGTTTGTATACAGCGTTTAACACTATACAAAACAATTTTACTGAATTATTCGAAACCGCCGGTCAAGTTCAGACATTGTTACCAGGTAATGGAATCGCTATTAGTAATAGTGATTCTTCAACGTTTGTTATTACTAATATTGGTGTAACTAATCTAATAGCAGGTGAAAATGTAACAATTACGACACTCGGGGGCGCGCCAAGTAGTAACGGTACATTAGTAATTAATAGTACTGGAACAGGTAATGGCGGAGGTTCGGTAAATAGTGTTGGTGTTACTAGTAATACTTTATCAGTGACTAATAGTCCAATAATCAGTAGTGGAAATATTAATGTTAATTTACCCACTATTAGTCCATCAGTATCAGGGTCATATTCTAGTGCTAATATAGTAGTAGATCAATTTGGTAGAATAATTAGTGCATCAAGTGGTAGCGGTAGTGGAACTGTTACTAGTATTGCCGTAACAGGTGGAACTGGGTTATCAGTAAGCGGAAGTCCAATTACAACCAGCGGAACAATAGCGATAACCAATACTGGAGTAACTAGTATTGTTGCCGGTAGTGGAGTATCTATAAATCAATCAAATGGTGCCGTTACTATAAGCGCGACTGGCGGTGGTGGCAATGGGGGAGGGACTGTAACTAGAGTTGGAGTATTAAGTAATAATCTCACAATCACAGGAAGTCCTATCATCACTAGTGGAAATATAACAGTTGATTTACCAAGTAATGTTACAGTAAATCAAATTACCGCAAATATTGGAAATATTAATAGTATTAATGTTACTACACCAAATAGTAATACCGGAATAAAAATTAGTACATCATCAAATGACGCTAATTTATTTGGTATTGAAATGAAAAAATCTCGTGGTACCAATGCTTCTCCATTACAGATTCAAACAAATGATACACTATTAAATTTACAAAGTTTAGGTTATACTTCATATAACCAATACCAGGAAGGTGGTGGTATTAATATTATCGCTAATGGATCTGCTAGTAATGGGTCTTCATATATTCCATCTATAGTAAAAATATATTCTACTAATAATACTGGCCTTGAATATGATTTGATCTTGGACAATACTGCTCTCTTAACAGTTCCTGGACAAATTAATCAAATAGCATATAGTAATGTATCAACACAATATAGTGCAAGAACATCGAGAGCCAGAGGAACAGACTCCGGTAATATTAATATTGTTCAGATCAATGATGATATTTATAAGCAAACTTATTACGGATATACCGGAAATGGATTGACGACAATTGATTCTATTTCTGGATGGAGTTTTGGTGGAAGAACAGAAATGCAGATAATTGGATTACCTCAATCCAGTGGTGCATATCTTCCAACCGAATATCTTATTACAACAATTTCAACTGCAAATGCGTTAAATACATTTACCTTTGGAAGTACTGGTAATTTATTAATTCCCAATACAGTAATTGCCAATACAGTAATTTCCAATACTATTCAATCAAATGGAATAACAATTAGTACATCATCAAATGACGCTAATTTATTTGGTATTGAAATGAAAAAATCTCGTGGAACTAGTACTTCTCCATTGCAGATTCAAACAAATGATACACTATTAAATATACAAAGTTTAGGTTACACTTCATATAACCAATACCAGGAAGGTGGTGGTATTAATATTATTGCTAATGGATCTGCCAGTGGCGGGTCTTCATACATCCCATCTATAGTAAAAATATATTCTACTAATAATGCTGGTCTTGAATATGATTTGATCTTGGATGATACTGCTCTCTTAACAATTCCTGGACAAATTAATCAAGCCGCATACAGTAATATAGCAACTCAATATAGTACAAGAACATCGAGAGCCAGAGGAACAGATCCCGGTAATATTAATATTGTTCAAGTAAATGATGATATTTATAAACAAACTTATTACGGATATACTGGAAATGGACTGACAACGATTGATTCTATTTCTGGATGGAGTTTTGGTGGAAGAACAGAAATGCAAGTGATTGGATTACCTCAATCCAGTGGTGCATATCTTCCAACTGAATATCTTGTTACAACAATTTCAACTGCAAATGCCTTAAATACATTTACTTTTGGAAGTACTGGTAATTTATTAATTCCCAATACAGTAATTGCCAACACAATTCAATCAAATGGAATAACAATTAGTACATCATCAAATGATGCTAATTTATTTGGTATTGAAATGAAAAAATCTCGTGGAACTAGTACTTCTCCATTGCAGATTCAAACAAATGATGTAATGCTGGACATACAAAGTTTAGGTTACACTTCATATAATCAATACCAAGAAGGTGGTGGTATTAATGTTATCGCTAATGGATCTGCTAGTAGTGGTTCTTCATATATTCCGTCTATAGTAAAAATATATTCTACTAATAATGCTGGTCTTGAATATGATTTGAAATTGGATGATACTGGTCTCTTAACAGTTCCTGGACAAATTAATCAAGCCGCATATAGTAATATAGCAAATCAATATAGTACAAGAACAGCAAGAGCCAGAGGAACAGACTCCGGTAATATTAATATTGTTCAGATCAATGATGATATTTATAAACAAACTTATTACGGATATACTGGAAATGGACTGACAACGATTGATTCTATTTCTGGATGGAGTTTTGGTGGAAGAACAGAAATGACGGCAATTGGATTACCTCAATCCAGTGGTGCATATCTTCCAACCGAATATAGTATTATAACAATTTCAACTGCAAATGCACTAAGTACATTTACTTTTGGAAGTACTGGTAATTTATTAATTCCCAATATAGTAATTGCCAACACAATTCAATCAAATGGAAATGTTAATGGTTCAAATGCAAATTTAGGTAATTTAGTAACTGCTAATTATTATTCTGGAACTATTACGACAAATGCTCAACCAAATATTACATCAGTTGGTACATTAAGTAGTCTGGATGTAACTGGTAATATTAGTGCTGGTAATGTTAATATTAGTGGTAATATTGTTAGTAATACAGTTGGAACACCAACATTCGTATCTACTACTAGTATTACTCTACAGGGTACCACAGTTGTTAATGTTACGGGTGGGGCTGTATTCAGACTACCAAAATTAAGTACAGTACAAAAAAATACTCTTGCCGCCGTCAATGGTGACATATTATATGATACTGATCTTAACAAATTTCAGGGTTATGAAAACGGTGCTTGGGCTAATTTAATTTAATCATGAGAGAATATTCTGTAAGTTTAAACAAAGATATTGATTATAATCAATTCTGGAATGAAATTGAAAATCTATCTAGTGAGGATGGTTTTGTACCAAGTCGTAGAGTAGAAATTGTCAACAATCGTGACTTGAGTTTACGAACCTGTACATATGAATTATCAGATGAAGAGGCTGCCTTATTACGAAATGATCCCAGAGTATATTGTGTAGAAATTCCACCAGATCAACGTACAGACATTATGATAATGCCTAGTACTACTCAAACTGGATTATATTATAAATCTCCTGGTACAAATCCCGCTAATAACATGGGAATTAATTGGGGGTTATTTAGACTAAACAGTACTACTAATAATACTCCAGGCTCTAGTGGTACATTAGACTATGATTATATTTTAGATGGTACTGGTGTCGATTTTGTTATTCAAGATAGTGGTCTACAGTGTGATCATCCAGAATTTAATGATTCATTGGGGGTAACTAGAGTTCAAAAAATAAATTGGTATACAGCCAGTGGATTGGCAGGTACTCAACCAGCCGATAATCTTTTTTATACTGATACTGATGGTCACGGAACACACTGTACCGGAATTGCTGCTGGTTTAACATATGGCCGAGCTAAAAATGCTAGAATATACTCAGTCATGGTTGAGGGACTTAATGGGGGAGGAACTCAAGGATTACCAGTTAGTGATGTATTTGATGTTATAAAAGGATGGCATTTAAATAAGCCAATCGATCCTGTTACTGGATATAAAAGACCAACCGTAGTTAATATGAGTTGGAGTTATGTTAATACATTTACTAATATTCAAGGTGGAGTATATCGTGGTACTTCATGGACAGGAACAACAAAACAACCTAATTATGGAATGATTGGTGGATCAGGTGAACGCTTCGGAATCAGAGTAGGAACTGTTGATGTTGATGTTGATGAACTACTAAGTGCTGGAGTAATATTATGTGGAGCAGCCGGTAACTATTATCAAACTATTGATGTTCCTGGTGGATTAGATTATGATAATTATTTTACTGATGGTGTAAGTTCGCGATATTACATGCAGGGAGGAAGTCCTCCATCCGCACCCGGCGTAATTTGTGTAGGTAATGTAAGCACAGGATATGATAGTCCAGAGCGTAAAGCCGGATCTAGTGAGTCTGGACCCAGAGTAGATATTTGGGCACCCGGAACAAATATTGTTAGTACTACTAGTACAGTAAATGATTTCGGGGCAACTACTGATTATCCATTTGATTCTAATTATAAGATAATGAGTATTAGTGGCACCAGTATGGCAAGTCCTAATGTAGCCGGAGTGGCAGTACAAATGGCTCAAAAATATCCAAGTTATACTCCTGCTCAAATTAAACAAGAAATATTAGATGTTGGAACTTCAGATGCACTATATAGTACTGGATTGTCTACTGATTATAGTAATGCTGAGAGTCTTCACGGTGGTGCAAATTTATTTGCCTATCAACCATATAGTGTTTCAGCAACAACTACATTGTCAGTTAGCGGTGCATTTTATATAACGCCCGGACTGAGTTTAACTTTCTAATTATTTTTGTTGAAGATGAGTGGCGATTTCTTCACGCTCATCTTCGGTTAATAATTCAGCATCATATTCACCACTTTCTATCTTTTGAATCAAATATTGAATGTACGGAATGTACTGTAAATATGAATGATTTAATTGTTTATCAATTTCAATCCATTTTTGACCATTGAATTTAAATACAATATGTGGAACAACATCAGTTCTGATATAGATGTCACCCATCTTGGCATATTGTGGGAATTTATTTCCAAACATTATTTGTGTAGCGTGATTATTGTTTGATAGTACCAAGTCTGGGCGTAGTGATTTCAATGCATCAATACTTATTAACTTTCCATCAAATGTAACATATCCCTCAGACGGATGATACATGACAGTTTGAGTAGTTACTCCTTCAGTCTGTATTTCTACTGGAATTTCTATAATTTGTTCAGTGACAGTTTCTGGTTCGATCACTGGTTTGATAATCTCAATATTTTCAGGAGTTTCTGTCAGTAATTCAGTAAGACTTTTACGCTTGCTACTTTTCACTTCGCTCAATTTAACTGCCAATGTGTCAGCTCGTTCCATTTCATAACCATGAGCAGTGAATAATTTATCACGTTCACTTTGAACTTTTGTTAATTGATGTTCACGCTCATCCAATTGATCATATAAAGAAGTATTCTCTTCTTGAAATTTATACACCATACTGTTTAGTTCTTCTATCAATTGAGAATTATGATGTGATTTTTCTAAATTTGGTTCCGTAACTACAGTCTTAGGTTTAGGTAATCGTTGACGAATCCATACTATACTTTCTGATGCAGCCAACAACATCATAACTGCCAGAGGATCAAACACTGCCACGATCAATATAATTACCCAACGAACTGCATGCTCTAACATATTCTTATCAGTACTATCACCATATACTAATTCGGCAATATACTTGATTGGTCCAACTTCTACTTCTAATTTTCTATATTCAGCCTCTAGTTCATATTTCTTTTGTGTTAACTTTTCTATTTCTAAATTAGAAGTTTTGATTTTTTCCTGTTGTTCTGTAACCAATGTTTCTACACTGGCAGTATCACCCTTGCCCAATTGATTTCGTAAACGATCAATAAGTTTGTTACTCTCTGATATTTGAGTTTCTACCGTTTTTCTTATACGCAATATCTCATCTCTGGCTGATTTTATAGTAGGATTTGTATTAGCCTCTTCTAATTTAGATACTGCCGCTGATCGTTCATTGACTCGTAGATTCTTCCATATAATTATTGCTCTGGCTGTTCCCGGACCCCAATCTCCATCCGGTTTTACTCCAACCAAGGTCTGTACTCGTTCAACTTCTTTTGAGTCCATGTACTTTTGTAATTGAGCAAGTTGTTCATCTATTTTTGTTATCTGATCTTGATAAATCTTTGTTTGAGCGTCAATGATTTTTTGTTGATCTTCTATTGCTGGTTGAATTCTAGTATAAGAACTATCAATTCGTTGTTGTTCTTGATTGATTTGACTCTGTACGTTGGCATCTGCTCCGGTACCAGTAGTTTCTAATGTCTTTGCTCTGACTTCGGCCGCTTTTACAATGTCTGTCTGACGCTGTATCTCTACAGTTATTCGTTGTAATTGTGCTGCGTTTTCTTGACCAACCCCCACTTGTTCAATATGTGCTTTGGATAAGAATCCAAAGATACCCATACTAGTAATGAACATCAGTGTGATCACGGCAGGAATCAAATATATTTTCATTGTGAGTTTGACTTGTGTCCAAAACTCATGTAACCAAACTGTAATTACCAGTTTGGCTATTTCTAATATTGATCCCATGATGATAACTGGAATTACAGCCGCGGCAAATATCGCTGTAAGACCAACTATAGAATAAAAAGCGGCTACTGCGCTGAGACACAGAGCCACTGATAACATAAGATAAGTTAATAGCATGTAGTATTTATCATAAAGTTGTTTCTAAAAACCCTTATCAAAGAATAAATGATTGAAGTTACTTATAAATTCTTTTTCAGTCATTAACATTCTTTTTGGTATACTAGTTTTAGAATACTTAACTTCATAGTTAACATAGTATTGAACTTCGCCAGTATCTCGTAAGGTTACATCAATAATCTTAATTGATCTACCATCATCAAACTCATATATTTTTCCAATAAATTGTTCTATGTCACTAGACATTATAATCCCAATTTAATAACTTGATAATCGTCCCATTTACCAGACCATTCTCCACCACTATTTTCAATGTCTTCATCATCATATAATACATTGGTAACCATACTATTACCATCAAAATCAACAGTGTTAAACTTTAATAATTTTGGATTAAATTCTGAATCTTTATCAATTTCAATTGTTCCTTCAAAATATGTTCCTTTACCACCCTGTTGCCAATATACATAATATCCCTCTGACATACAGGCAGTATTAAAATATACTTCGTCTTTTTCTTCAGTAGCCTCATCACATGAGTCAGAATCACCATGAACTGTGGTCAAGAACGAAAACAATTCATCATCATATAATTCATTACCATCTGAATCAGTGATTGAAATATAACATGAATCTTCATCTATTCCAGTTTCAAAGGCAATATCTTCATATTCATTATAATATTCATATGGAAGTTTGGCATCTTCTGGTGTTTCATTTTCTTCATAATCATATTGATCATTAAGTGCATCACCTAGATCATCACTATGTTCATTCCAATATTCATATTGTTCCTTGGTAATAGTACCAATACCACGATCAGTTCCACGACCATAAAGTTTGATAGTAAATTCTTTTATTTCTGAATTTTCAAGTTTTTTTTCATAGGCACCAGTTAATTCAGCTAACATGTTTAATATTTCTTTATCTTCAACTTCATCAGTTTCGGGAACTATACTACTAGCCGGAAATGGCCAGGCGACTGAATACGGAAGATTGATCTCTGTTGATTCGTCTGACACACTGTATGTAACTTCATATCCACCTTTACGATCAGTCCACCAATCATCCTTATCCATCCAATCCCAATCAATATCAACACTATTTTCCCAGGCATTATTGACTAATTCTTCAATATCAATCTCACCATTTTGAATTCTAACTAGTAGTGTTTTAATATCATCCTCTTCTAAATCAGGATAAATTTCAGATAAGATAGATTCGTCAAAATCAAAATTATAACGTTTTTCTACCTGATGCCATTCACTTTTAACAATTGTTACCATGATAATCTCCTTAATTACTTATCATCTCTAAAACGAACAAAGCGTGGAAAGCGTAAAGAATAGGTTTCATCCTGATTCTGACTTACACTATCACATAAAATTTCAACTGTACGACCAATTAATTGATCACGATTTTCCCAATATGATTCTCGTTCAGAATCCGACACTCCGCTACCAACATTCACACTAATGAATTTACCATCATCTGTACCCTCACAAACAAAAGCACCCATTCGTTTACTATTTTTACCAGTACCCTGTTCTACTTCAACAATTTGTAAGTCAACTGTAATTACAGGTTTCCATTTCATCCAGAATGTGCTACGTCTACATTCATATGGGGCTTCCATGGATTTAATCATAATACCTTCATAACCATCATTGACACAATCTTTGGCATAACGTTCCATTTGATTACGACCCTGACTTGTATCTAAATTAACAATCAAATGATCTGGATATTCTACACTTGACATTTTGTTAATAAAACGTTTCATTTTATCTAAGACAGATAGTCGCTTATATAGTTGAGAATTCCAATAACCTTCTTTAAAATTAACATGAGGTATAAAATCAAATATATGAAATACACTATCAGTAGCCGCGACACCATCTTTTTTACGAGCCACTCTCATCAACTCATTAAATGATTTACCTACTACTTCACCATCCAGAAAGAATGAATTATATCCTGTAATTTTACAAATATGTTTTAATTGATTTGAAATTTGACTTTCAATATGACCAAAATTATCAAATACTTTTCCATTACGACTATATGGAACTACTGCCACAGCATCATTTAATTCATCATATGCGCACCACATGAGAACTCGAACCCCATCCAATTTTGGTTCAAGTCGCATTTCACCTTTCATTTGTGGTCGATCTTCACAACTGGTTGCCAATTGACAACTGAAAATTGGAATCTCATAATCAGTTTTTTTACAAACTTTATTAATTGTCTTTTCACTACAATTGGTTCGTAAATCTTTTCGTAATACCGCCGCACAAAATTCATTCCATTCGTCTGTATCAAAACGTAGACTCATTGCATCAATAGCATCACGAGCTGCATTACCAGTTAATTCTCTACGACTTAAAGAATCTAATAAACTTTGAAATTCTGTCCATGGGTTTTCTGCGTTAGTGATTCCAACAGTTTCTGGAACTTGTTTTACTCCAAATGTTATCATTGGATTATAACAATAATGAACCAACGTGAGAAAACGATGACTGTTATTATCACCTAATGTTGCAAAAGACAATGCTTGTTTATAAACATCCTCTTTATGAAGTTTACTATTTGATTCGTTTAATTTTCTAATCCAATTTGAACTCATATTATGCCTTTAACATTCCATGTCATTATCATTAAACCATTCTTGTTCTTCGTGAATATCCATCTCACATAAATCACGTAGATGTTTAGTACATGGTTTTACTTCGCTATTATCATATAGCCAAATCAAATATTCTGGATCAGTTTTGGCGATTTTATCAGAACTATATCCGATATATTTACCAAATGTCAATGGTTGTTCATCAAGATCAATCATACTGTCAATGTGCTTTTCACGTTTGGAATTAACTCTAAGAATTTTTGTTCTGAAAGAAGTGTATATCCTTTAAGTTGTTTACGTTTGATTAATTCAATGATACTACCTTCAGTATCAATAAAATTTTTAGTAGTTAATTTTTTATCTGAACGACCACTAAACATTCTATATGTATTGACATTATCATTGGCAACTGGATCAAAACCTGCACGATCAAGTTCAATAATACCCCAAATCAAATAATGATCTTTTTCTGAAATAGAACCAATCCATTTATAGTTCATTATAGAGTCACTTTTGTATTAATATGTACAACTGTATGAATCATACGATCACTTTGAAGAATAAAATTATCTTTGATATAATCGCGACCTTCGCCATCTGTTCTAAATGGGCCAGCCACATATTCTGCATCAGCCGAACGATCTATACTATCAGTTCCAGGTTGATGTACTTTAACTACATAATAAAAATTAACTTTCATTCATCATTCCATTTAAATTGTTTAGTTTCAACTAGATGTGTAAATGTATCCCAAAGTTTTTTGAACTTGTATTCATACACACATGCCAAACTAGTCATGTCCGCGGTATTTGCGTCTTGTTGTTCCATCATGGGAATATCATCTGTGATTTTCCAACAATCTAGTATTTGTTGTTCTAAATCAAATCTATCGTATTTCATTCTTCAACTCCATCATGTTCTTCTGGCAAAGCAGCCTGTAATAGACTGATAAGTTTATTGATCCCAGTGTCAGACATGGTCATAGTAATACTAGAATTACCATCAATTAATGTCAATGTAGTAAAACCCATACTATTGATCCCAACAGTATATCCACCGTTAGCTTGTTTTTTCTCTGGAATAGAATATGGAATTTCAGACGGAACAGTTTCAGACGGAACAATATAATCAGATTTTGATGATTTTAAAAAGTTAAACATTATTTGGACAAACCTTGTGAATATGTTTTGATAGAATCTACGGCATTGGTAAGTACACGAACAGCACCATCCACTCCAATAACAGAGAGAACAACACCAACTACAACACCAGCTAAAAATTTCATTTTATTTCCTATATAACTAATTATAACATTTATTGATATTAACTACAATAGATTATTTGTCCAAATTACGATATTTGAATTCTCGTTTTAACCACCATTTATATTTGTTCCAATATAAATTTAGTGTTAAAGGGGTTTCTCGCCATTCACGACATTCTTCACAATTCTCTTTCCAAATGTCTTCTACCCATTTTCTGAAATTACTGTTTTTCATACAGTCTCAGCCTCAACATGTTTACATTTCCCTCTAAATTTAAACCCGCTACAACTACATGAGATACGTCCATCATTTCGTTCTAGTGTATATACTGATCCACTTGACGATTTCACCTGCCAACTATTAGCAGTATTTACCAATTTTGGTTCTACATAACCAAAAGTATTGGCAACTTCTGTAAACTTGCGGCGGCGAGCATCAAATGGCAAGGGCTGCTTGAACATTTCTAATTTCTTAGAATCCGACCGAATATATCCCAACATCTTATCTTTACTATCTACTACTAGATAAGTATGATTGGGAGTATTATCTGACCATTCCGTAAGTTCTTTAAGAAATTTCATTTCTTCAATCTTCAATTGGAGTGCAAAATTTCAATTCTTCTGCCACAGATTTCATAGTGGGATCATTGACTTCATATTGATATAACCATTCGCCATTGATAAACAAGTAATTTACTTCTTGAAGTTTGGCATAAAGACGATAATCATGAACACTGGCAAATACACGAGGTTCAACCCCAGTTTCGCCACGATCACGACCATAATAAACGCATACACCATCTTCAGGATTTGAAAATGAATGTTCACCTTGAGCAGTAACACGTTCACCCAATGTACTGAGGTCGCCTTTACTTACCAAAAATTCGGCAGCTAAAAGACTATTATAATTTGTTACTAATAGTTGACCATTATGTGATACATAACCATCATAATGACAATAAATTTGTGATACAGTTCCGTCTTCATGAATTACGGCGATTGTTGAGCGAGTTGCCATTATACAGTTTCCTTTTGTTCTAATTTGAGAAGTTCTTTAGCCACAGTATTCAAAATCACGTACATGGCAGTCATTGTCGCTGGGTCACCCTTCATCACCATGTGGGCGTATTCAAATGCCTCGTCAAGTGAGTCACGATCAGCAAACCAGTTACAACGAATTTTTCGTGCGAGTTCTTCGTTAGTCATGTTTTATCCTTAAAATTATTTAAAATAAATCGTGAAACGATTAGCGAATTGTTTGACACAATCTTGCATTCGTTGATTACGATAACGGCGGTCAAGTGGGTTATTACGTGGGCCGCGAAAACGAACATGAATTTTTTTACCCAGTGATTTGAAATAGGCACGGACTTGTGGCAAATATTCAATGGGAATATTTTTATATGTGGCACGTTCACGTAAACCAGCCGGACAGGCAACTAGAATTGACTCAACAAAACGATTAGATTGTGGGCTTAAATCAACTTTCATATTTACTTCCTTTTCATCAGTGTATGTGTATATTATACAGGAATATGGATTTGTTGTCAATTAATACTGTTGTATTTAAACAACAAATTAGTCTTGAATAAAGTGCATACGAACGGTGAAATGAACATCATCTTGTCCCTTATATTCTTTATTCTTAGTCTTGACAAAATCCAATGCGGCTTTCTCAGTAGAGAAAACGCCACGAACCATTTCTGCCACTTGATCGGCATCAACATCATCAATATCCTGACCGTCTAATGTATATTTCATACTTACGACAAAAACCGTAGGCTCAGTCAGGGCTTTGAGAAAATTTGGATTCATTTTTTACTTCCTTTTTATCAGTGTATGTGTATATTATACAGGAATATGGATTTGTTGTCAATTAATACTGTTGTATTTTTACAACACACAATACTATATTAATCTAATCGTGAGCCAGCATAGGCTTTAAATCCATATCGAGTGAACACTTCTGCCGCGGCTCGTGCACCCTCTTCTTTGGTGTCAATGTTTTGACAGTTAACACCACTGGGATTCCAAATTTCAAAAGTTTTATTATAATTCTGACTCACGCCTGCCGCCTTCAACATCTTGCCCAACTTAGTATTTCCTTTTACACCAAAAATCTCAACCCATGCAAAACCACAGGCAAACTGATCGCGACCACCCAGTTTCTCATTGAAAAATTTAATTGCGGCTTTTTGAGCGGCTTGTTGAGATTCTGCAACGATTACATTAATTTGTGTTTGAGTGTATTCCATTTGTAGATCCTTGTATTATTCAATTGTATGTATATATTATAGCACAAAATGGATTTATTGTCAATAATTATTGTTGTATAAAAACAACAAATTAACTATTAACAGTATTAAATGGACTAAAATCTTCTTTAGAAGATTTACGAGTGTTTTCACTCAAACTAGTCATTAAGCGTTTTTTGAGTTCGGCTCGAACTTCTTGATGTTTGACCCAAGTTTTGAATTCTTGTTCTAAGGGAAATAACATATCGTATTCATTACGATCAATTTTATCTGACATTTTCATTCCGTTTTATTTACTGTACAACTATTATAAACTATAATAGATTTATTGTCAATAATTATTGTTGTATAAAAACAACACTAAATTTACATTAGAATCAGTCTAACTAACGCTATTCCGTCAATGGAACTAAGTAAAATATAATTGGCTAACATGCCAAATGAACGTCTAGAATATGATGCCCATGCAAATATTACACATTGAGCGATGAACAATGGATATAAGATTAGAAATGGTGGATTTGGTACTGTTAGCATCATAACAACACTACATGAGATACTAAGAAACCACGCCAAGATTTCCAATACACAACGAATACTGTTGCTACGAAAATCTTGGCGTATCCATTCAAATACATTGAATAGAATTTCGGTCATTGATTACTTCTTTGAAGATGAGGCGTTTACAAAGGCATACATTTTTTCTGCAGTTTCAAGAACTTTATCAAGTCCTGGAAATTCTGGCATACCAACTGTGGTAACCAATTTGCCTGTTTTTTCATCTTTGGCGGTAGACATTTCCCATCCTAGAAACTTGGCGTGAAATTCTTCACTAACCATGCTCTTGGCCATATCTAAGATTTCTGTACGAATCTCATAGCCGTTCTTGTTGAATTTAACTTCTGGTAGTTTTGGTGTTTCAAATGACATAATAATCTCCTGTGTGTGTCAAAACAGTATTTCTACTGTAGTACTAGTGTACTTGATATTTATACAAAAATCAAGTGATTTGGTTAAATGAACTTTTTATCCATTAACTCAATTGCGCCTTTAGTATTTCCCTGACGAGCTAATACACCAGCCGCTCTGACACGACCAATATATTCTAAACTGGCCCAAATTGATTTTAAAATTTTCATCATTATTCCCACCCTCTTATACGCAATACACGATCAAATTGTTTCATACGATATTCTTCATATCGTTGCATATAATTAATTATGGCTGTTATAATTGTTTTCATTAATGAAATCCTCTAAATTCTCTACGTTCAAAACTTTTAATCAAGTATTCTACTTCAGAGGGATTGGTTGGTCTATTTAATTTTACATAGCGATTCAAACGATGTCCATAATCTTGTTTTGGAATCATGTTTGTAAGTTTTTCAAAAATTGTGTATAGTGTTTTCATATTAGTGTCCTGTGTGTAAGTATAAACTGTTTTTATACACAAATACTTACTCGTTTCCACTAATACATAATATGATACTATATTACGCCTTAACGTCCTCTTCCAGCTTTTCTCATAATTTTAGTAGCTCTTGGAGTTATTTTTGGGGCAGTCCCAGTATGAGATAACTTATCAGTTTTGTCAATAATCCCAGTTAAGGCTTGTTTTTGTTCTTTAGCCTCTTGAGCTAATCTTATAAATGGGTTTGGATTGTGTTTTTTTTCAGTCATTATCGGTCTCTGAGTAATTTATATCTACTTTATTTTTCAAAAAGTGTTCTATTCCACCCTGTAGAGCAATCATCATTGCCACTCTACTATCATATACTCTAACAAAATTTTGTTTGTTAGAAACATATAAATGATATGGACATGGCATTTTTCTATCTAACTTTAATACACTGGAATTGTTGAAATTTGTCCAACTAAAAATTAAATCATAACATTCTATCTTTGCCTGACGAAACACTTTATCACCAAGTGCAGTTAAACATAATCCACCCGTATTACGAATGTTAACCCACCATGTTTTCATGGCATAATCAAAATCTGATATCTCCGTTGAATCTATCAAAGGAAGAATTTTTCTAGTTATTTCTTCTTTATTAGTTACGTATGATATCATATATTAATCCGGATAAACTTTTTGTCCCTGATTTAAAAATACAACTGAAAATTGATCGGTTTTAAATTGATTGTTCAATTTACGACATAAATTTCTAGCATGTCCTGGATTACTAAAACTAGTTTTCTTATATTTAGGTACACTATTACTGTCTAAGTAATGTTGATTTTTTAAATTGATTGGCTGATCATTATAATAAACTGCCCAAATACCACTGGCCTCTACAATCTGATCTACTTTATAAGTTTGTTTGTCTACTAATTCTAATAGGATTTTTGGTTGAGTTCTTGACATTAGAAACCACCACCAGTGACTTCTATCTGAATCACATCCTGTGGGGCATTTATTCTATCATTAAGTTTATCTGCCAACAATTTAACGATTTCATCGCGCAATTGTCTTGCCTCATCTATTGGAAGAACTAGATTTTTTCCTGGATTTTGATCCATAGAACTTACTCTATCAATAAAACGTTTAATATTTACCATAGTTAATTATTTATCTATATAAAGCCTCATCTTTGGTTTTAAATGGACCATGATATGGATATCGTTGAACAAAGATATATTTTGGACAAAATATTGTTTCCCATTCATCATTCATTTTGATATTAAAATATCCGGCACAATGATAACATAAACTCTTTTCACTTTTGGTATAAACATGTAACTTACGTTTGATATCATAAAAATTATTAAACGTTTTTCCTTCTACTGGCCAATGAGCAAATGGAGTTTCTTCATGTGATTCTAATGTCACTGGTTTATCAAACATTACGTGAAGTGTTTGTTCAATGGCCTTAGTACTGGCATAATGTTTAGTATCACCACCAATCTTAATACAATAACCCGATTGATCTGCCTCTACATTACCAATTTTTCTATCACCATCAGTAATAACCCATAGTTGATCTCGTACAATAGTTTTAGCAATCAGTGTCATTTTGTTCCTTTAATTTATGATTCTCTTTGACATATTCAGTCAAGGCTCGTTCAAAAAATTCATTCACTGTAATATCAGCCTCATGAGCAGCACGAGCAACTAATGCGAATTGAACTTCAGTCATATCAACAGGAATTAATACTCTAGTATCATAATCCTCTCCTGATACAATAGCTAACAATTTTTCTAAAAAGTCTTCTTCAACGTCTAGATCAACATAATCAACATCGTCCCATGCTTGTTTTACGTTAACACCACATTTTTTTCCTTCTTTGTTATGTTTCTTAATATAGTCTGGATTGATCATACGATAGGCACGATTAAACTGATAGTCATATGCTGTTGTTTCGTAAACTACTTGAGTTTTTGTATCAAATACTATACTAGCACTGTATCCATCATTTTCACCATTCCAACTATCTAAACGATAACTATTTTCACCATAACAGTTCCACAAGTAATCACTACCTTCACTGATCTTGTAGTTAACTGTTTCCATAAAATCTTTTAAAGTAATCATTTTGTTTCATTTACCTTTTTTAACATATCATCAAACATATGACCATTCATATCAAATGCCAACAAAGCTTCATCAAGAATATTCATAGTTAGTTTTGCATCTAATGTCTTAATCAATTCTTGACTATTCTCAAATTGATAGACCTTTCCTGATCCTGGTACTTTTCTAGCAATAAGTTTACCACCATATAAATCACCCATATGTCTTACATAAATATGAGCTAAAATCTGATCACCTTTTTTACCATAGTACAAATTTAAAATATGTTCACGATAGGCTTGTGTACTAGGAAAAATTTCATCAGAGTTTAATACTTTATATCCAAGTTCATGAATATCTTCTTTAATGGCATCTGTTCTTTTAATAGAACGCATATCATGAAATAATCCAACCATTTCACCATAATATTCAATATCACGATAAACATGATACATTTGTTGTAAATACATGGCATGTTGTTCTTTAGACAATTCACCATTCATCATCATTTGTACAAATATATGACTTTCTATCGCTCTATGTTTTTCGTTTGTATGTTCTCTTAAAATACTCATTGTTTTACCTTTAAAATTTTTTAGTGATCAATTTCCATACTTTATTATAGTATTTCTGGAAACAAACAATCCTGTACAAAAACTTTTACATCTGATTCACTTAACCCTAAACTAACCATTACTTTAGGTGTATGTGGGTTTTGTTTCTGATTTTGTGCGTAATAATTTTGATGATCTTTGGTACTAGTTACTGTATTATTAGTTTCATCTATGACATTCAGATAATGATCTAGATGTTTTCTAGACATAACTAATATTTGTTCTAATTCTATAGGATCACTTACATTACCAGCGGCAATCATATGTTTAGTAAATATACGTTGTGCCCACTCAGGTAATGGACGTGGCTTATTCCATTCTAATTTGCCAGATTCGTTTGCAAACCAATCTATTAGCGGATGTTCTGCATCTCCGGCTGGACTAAAATCATGAAAACATCCTGTAATTTTATTTTTACCTGCGACTACATCAAATCCAAAGATAGGAGCAGGATTATGTAAATGTGGGAAAACACAACAATGCATCATCCACAATCCTTTAGTGTCTCTGGCATCTACAACGTCAATGTGCGCTCTACGATATCTGCTACTTGCCCAAACTTTATTGATCCAACCTGATTGATTAAAACGATGCATTCCAGGTTCTTCAATTATACTACCAGTAGCATAAAACTGACTTTCAAAGTATTGTTCTACTTTAATTAGTGTATCCCAAACATTACTCATTATTTTATCTCAAAAAATTGTTTAATCATTGCCTGATCAATTATCATACTTGGTCTAACATTATCAAAACGTTTATCATCAAGTATCTCGCAACATTTCTTAGCCACTTGTTCGCCAAAGAATTCTACTTCTAACATTCTACTTTGACTTTGTGGCTCAATGTACAACTCACAATCATCTGCTATTTTCTTAAATTCAGATTTCATTATTTAATTTCTTATCTCCATGAGTATTATCATAATCACTACCAACACCAAAATCAACTATACATCGCATTTCCGCCCCAATACCTAGAATAAAATCATTCCAACATTTAGGACAAATTGGATTATTGTTTTGTGTAAGCGGCGTCTCTTTGTAATCATCATATGAACTATAATTCATTGTATGATGACATTTGGGACATTTATACATTTTTGGGAATTCATACCACATTATTTTCTTCTATAAGTTTAAGTTTTCCATCATAAGTTGCATTCATCCACTTGGCATATTGCTCAACTTGTTCGCTGATTTTTGTTAGTTCATATTTGGCAACAAACTTCATAAGACTCATTCCAACTCCTGTTTTGGGAACTACTCTGATCTGTTCATGTATACATTGATCTACTGCATTCTTGACTTCTTGTGGTTGTGCTGTTAAGTCACACAATGTAACATTACGATTATAATCATCCAAAACTCTATGTTCAACACCATTATGATCAACCCAACGTTGTAACATTACGTTATTCCAATTGAATCCTTTGCTTTCACGATCATGATAAGCGTCAATCAATCCAACTGTTTTCTTGGTGCCTTTAGTTCTAATGCCAGGATAGGCACTGAATACATTATCACTAGTATCACCACGCATACATTTTTCAAACAACAAATATTGTGGGGCTTCTAGTTTTTTATGTTCTTTTGTTTTTTTATCTTTAACTTCACGTCCACGATCATCATAATATCCTTCAAGTGTAATCAAATGACCAGTCATACTGTTATATTGTTTTACATTTGAATCAATAAGTTGAGCAAAATCACCATCACTACTGATAATGAAATGTTCATCTTCTGTATGAAGTTGTACAAATCTGGCAATGATATCATCTGCTTCTGCCGTAGGACAACGTAATACTGATACGTTGGTTTTTTCGTCTAGAAATTTTGTGAATGTGTCATAAGTATCCCAGAACATTTGATCCTGTTCAACTTCTTTTTCTGTTAGTGCCGCACGTTTGACAGCACGATTGGCTTTGTAAGGCAGATAAAAATCTTTACGCCAGGATCTACCTTCAAGAGCAAAGATAACATGACATGGTTCTGAACCAATGAAACGTCTGACAATACTTTGAACACCACTTAAAGTAAGATGTAATGCCATTCCAATCTTTTCCCAATCGTCACTGTGTTTACTAGCAAAATGACGGCTTTTGAAAAACAGATTGGCAGTATCTATGAGTATATATTTCATTGTGATCTTTATTTAGCTTATAATATACGTATATTATACTATTATTAAGCGTTTATGTCAATGAAATATGGATGAATTGATCTAAATCAACTGATTTCTGAACGACCGTTACCTATATCAGTGCGGCGGATATTTCGTAATTCTTCTTTTAATTGATCAGTTTCACGATTAATTGGATCTGCAATATTTTGTTCATATACTTCAAGTGCTATATTTCTACATACAGTTTGAAACCAACGATCAACGATTACATCTTCACTTTCGCCTGGTTTTTGTTGATATCCAGCACGTGCCAAATTAGCGGCAAATTTACTATTCCAATCCAGTTCAAAACTACCGCTATTGATATTTTCTGGATCAATATCCATTTTAAGTACGCTGATATATGGTTCACCCGCGGCCGTTGCTCGTTCTTTTTCACTAAGTACAACTTTAGATTTACGTGGTTTGCGAGGATTTTTAACCACTTCAGGTTTTGATTCTATAATTGGTTCTTGGTTAATAAATAATTTCTTTAATAATTCAAACATGTTTTTCCTATTTCTTTAATAGCCAGATTAAATGTTCATGATCATGATGCCAATAATTTTCATATATTGGACCATCTATTCGTATTGAGATCCACATCTCAGTTACATATTGTGCCATTTGTAACCATATAATTCTATTACTTAATTTACAACGATGAGGAAACCAAGCAAATTTTCTATTAAATACAACATTAGAATATATTGCATGATTGCCAATCAAAAAAAGATTATCTAGTGGCATAGTATATTTATAATATTCAATTTCATCCAATTAATTTCCCCAACGTAGGGCAAATAACAACATTGATTGTTCATCTTTAAAATAAAGATATGTTCTAACTTTCTCATCCATATCTCGTAATATAACACCTTGTTCATTAATCCAAACTTTATATCTAGAATAAAGTTCGGAATGATCATCATAAGGATTCCTATGAGTACTAAGATACCAATTAGAAGCATTATCTAAGAATGGACTAATTGGTAAATGAAGATCAGACATATATTTTAGCCAACTTTAAATTGTACTGGTCTAATATTCGGATTTGGCATTCTTGGATCAGTATAAATCTTACACTTAGATGGATCTTTTATATTCAATGGTGGCAATTTACCGTAAATTTTAATATGTTGATCACATAGTTCACCCTCTATCCATATAGCTTTTTCACCATCTTCTTCTGTCAGTAAATTAGACCATCTAAATTCATCGTTGATACTCCAAATTCCAATATTAATATTATTTTTATTTAATATATCTAATGGATAATCAAGTTCTGCAATTAATCGTTCTAGTCCACCTTTAAAATCAACTCCATTACAACTATATGGGGGTTTCTTCTCGTTCCAACCATCTAAATGACGCAATTGTCTAACAAGTCTTTCACCCTTAACATATCCATTACTTTCACCAGCTTTTAAAAAAGCATATTCAAGATAACTTCCTTCTTCATCTGGATATTTATTATATGGAGCATAGTTAAACATGTAAGCAAATGATGATGTATTCATTGATCTCAGTTTTTCATATATCTCTGCCGTAGTATTAAGTTCAGAACATATAATAATTTCGTCAGGTTTAAAAATGTTAATGTCATCATACATTTTATTAGACAATGTTATAAGTTTAGATTTTGGAATCTTAATAATTTTACCCATTTTACTCATTTTTAATTCTCCTATATAATTCAAATGAAGCTAAGTTTTTACCTTTACTCTCACACATAATATCAGCCCATTTCCAATGACTCAATGCCCAATCATTCACAGCATTATTCCAATAAAAATTACTGTGAGCACGTAATTTTTGTTTGTTGATTTTACTCTCAACTAAACGATCACGATTAGGTAACGTATTAATACAATGATCTTTTAACCAATCTTCGCGACTAACAGAATAATGGCAAGTAGGCCTGATACCACGCCAGCTATCCAACACCCGTAATATACGATCATCTTCAGATTGAATATATTCCCCCGAATGTATCCAATGATGATGGATATCAACAACAATAGGAACGATATCTCTAATAGTAAGTACATCTTCTAATCCCCATGAGTTTTCTTCGTTTTCGATTGTGATGCAATTTCTTGCCTCTGGCGATAAGCGTTTATATGCTAATCTAATACCTTCTGGTCCTCGTTTACCAGAGATATGTACATTAATTTTAAAATCTTGAAAAGTTTTTCCATATCCCATCCATCTAGCCATGTCTGCATGATATTCAAACTCCTCTATACTTCGTTGAACAATACCCTCATCAATACTAGCAAGAACAACAAACTGACCAGGATGCATACTAAGCCTAACACCCATCTCGCGAGCAATATTTCCGATTTCCGCAAATCCTCTAGCGGCGGCATCTCGTATGAATTGCTGTCTATAAAACCACGACCAGCTAGACTCAGTATATACAGGAAGTATATCGCTACTGAGTCGTACCATTCTAAGATTTTCATCTAATTTTCCTACCTTTTCTACAAGTTTACGAGTGGATTCGATGTTTTGAATCATCAAGTCCCACAATCGTTGTTCTGCTACGTCACGAGTTTGACGATTAAGCCAGGCTACAGTTGTTGTTCCAGTTGTATACTTTTTAGCATCATCTTTAGGTTTGATACCATTGACTTGATCTGGAGTATCAATCCATTTACAAGCAAATCCAATTTTGTTCATAATAGATATTTAATTATTAATTGTTCAACGACAAGATAATATCCCCAAAATGGAAAAATTACGGCAAAAAATACTGACCAAAAACCTTTGGCCAAATAAATTCCACCTAACCAAGCCACGAGTAAAATAAGTGATATAAATGATTTCATAATATGAGTATATCTTAATTGTTATTTGTTGTCAAATAATTTCGAGTTGATCAAATCTGACGAATGTTGCGGCAAACTAACAGATTTATCTTTGATCTTTAAATTTTCCAATCTGGTCACACGTTCACGTAATTCAGTAGAAGAATATATATGTTGACGAACATGATAATATAACTCAATATCATTGTTAAGACAATATTCTTTTCCAGTGAAGTCTCGTGATCTGTATTCATCTCCTAAAAATCTAATATGAATCATTTGAGTTTTAAGTAGTTGTAATAAATCAAACTCAGTTTCATATACTAGAATTTCATCTACATATTTACAACCTTGAAGTTGTACATAACGTTCGTAGACACTTTGAACAGGTTTGTTCTTGATGCCAGGGCGATCAATAGTTGGATCAACTTGAAGTCCAACTATAAGATAATCACATAACTGCTTTTCCATTTTAAGCATGGTTATGTGTCCAGGATGTAACATGTCAAAAGAAGAACAATTAAACCCAATTTTAAGTTTATTGTTCTTCTGTTCTATCAAAGAAATAGACATTACGAAAAGCGTTGTTCTTGTTGGGCAAATCTTCGTTGATCTTCCGTCCATTGATTCTTAAAGTTTTTATGACTACAAAACTTTGAATACTGTTGATAAGCATAATTTCGCATGTTATAAAGACATGATTCATCAAACTTATATCCGAATTCTACACAGAAATCTTTGAACTTTTCCAAGTCATCAAAAATTTGGTTGACACGAGGATTAGATTGAATTTGTGGTTTTGCCATGATGTTTCTCTATTGTTTAAAAAGATAAATGGTAGTAAATACCGGTTGATTAAAATTCATGATATCAATACGAATATCATGTGTGGTATAATAACTAGCAACATAATCATAAAGTAAATTGCTAACTACTATTAGGTCCAACAAATTAGATTGTAACACATTGTCATCTATATTGTCAATGACATTGGACAACTCTAATTTGTCAAGATTGGATAAATCAGTATCATTGGTTACTTGAACCCCAATGTTAATTTCATATTCTTTGAAATTAACTGGTAGCCAAAATATCCTAGTGGCATTAAATGAATTTTTAATTCTGCGTTCGGCCATTGCTGTCTGATGAGGATCCATTATTAATCCTTACTTATGGTTGTTGTGCTGGCATTAAATATTCATACTCAACAAGACCACTATCAACAGTGATTTTCATAGCACCAGCATCACCGATATACATCTTTTTGTCACCATCAAGACCGAGAATAGCCAATACTTGAGTTACTGGCCATGCCCATGTACGCTGTAATGATCCAACAATGTTTTCTTCAAATACAAAATTGGCACTATGTGTACTTACATCACCAAAATATACTTTAAGATTAGTACCATCAGTTTTGGTAGTAAATGTAGTTTGTTCACTATTAGCGCCTGACTGTTTCTTAAGACGAAGAATGTTTACAACTTTAGGAACAAATTCTACGTTCCAAGCAGCACCAGCAAACTTAACTGGCTTGACTGTATCTTCAACAACTGACTTACCCATCAAACGATAGTCATTGACAAAATCTCCAGTACTGGTTTCAAAGTGAATTGCCTCTGGAACATCTTCGCCATCACGAATTTTACGTGTCATGACAATAGTGGCATTTTCATTATATTCATCAAATCCAAGAATGGTTTTGAGTTTAGGAAGATTTGGCATACCAAATATACCTTTAAAATCCGATTGTGGATTCTTAAACTTTGCAGAAACAATAACTGTTCTGTCTTCAGCCATAGCATTAATAATGGTTTCTTTATCAGTTCCAGTAATCTTAATAAGATTAATAAAACCTAATTGACTTGTGTGACTAATAATATCTGTTAGATAATCCTTCATTTTTTTCCTTTTATTTGCTCGTTAGTGTAATAATACTGTATTTTGTATAGATTGTCAAATCATTTGGACAACTATTCAAATGAAAACAATGTTCCAAATGTTGAATTAATATTGGTGTCTTGTCTAATATCCCATTCCAATACACCAATCATGTTTTCAATCTTTTCATCTACTAAACTTCGTTCCATACCTTCATCATCAAATGGAAGTTCTTTGAACCAATCTGGCAATCGTAATTCATCAGTTGGATAAGCCACACTGGTCATACCAAGCGGATTGGCTTTTAACTGACATACTACAATTTTCATACCATCTACAATTTGTTGTGAATAGTTATCACCATTCATTTTTCGTAAATAGTTCCAATTGATACTGGCATTAACGTGACCTGGTGGACTGACTTTCTTGGCAGTTCTTTTACCATGACTTTCATTTTCTCTACGTAACATTTCTTCGTAATGAGTAATCTTCTTAACACCCATTGGTCTACCCTTGGTCCAACTTTCATTCTTGGATAATTTAAGTTTGAATTCACGAATGTCAGCAATAACTTTTTCACGATCAGTGCCAAGAAGAACCATTTTAAGAATGTCATACAGAAATTCCTGTACATATTTTGGAGTATCGGCTCGTTTCAAATCCAAACCCATGGCTTTGATCTTACCAGTTTCACCATTAACATCCAATCGTTTACCTTCTTTATCATAGATGTTTACAGCATAACGTTTCTTACTCATAAAGATTCCACGATCAGCCACTAATTCACGACCAGCGGCAATAATAGAACCATTCTTATGTGTAGTATGAAATGATCGTTCCATAAATTCAGGGAAACTGGCATTAACTGCCTCACCAAGATTGTCATAGATTTCTACCGCTACATCTTTGTTCCAATTCTTACTCATCTCTGGATCTTTTCCTAGAATTGGCCAAGCACTGAAATAACATGAGTCAGTATCACCGTAAATAATTGCATCACCGTTATGATCATATACTCCAGCAATTGCTTCATTAAGATAGGCACTCATATGTCTAACAATACAACGTCCATTTAGCGTAGTACTTTGTCCTAATCTTAAATCATAAAATCGTGAATGTGGATTTAACAAAGCCCCATATGCAGAGTTAAGTAGAATTTTTCTAACTAACTGTCGTTTGTCAAAGAATTCTCTATCTTCTTTTGTAGTGGCAGATTTCAATTGCTTTTGAATATCTTTACGTTCACTATACCATTTAGTTAATAGACCTGGAATCACACCTTCTTTTTCATAGGTATAAATGGTTCCATTGGCCGATAACATCCATGGTTGATTACTATCAAAAATCATTTTCCAGATTTCTGCCGCACTAGCTTCTTCACTATTACCACGTTCCCAATCAATGGTTAATATAGTGCCACGTTCTTGATTCATAACAGCAGTATATTCTAATGTACCAAACAATCCGTCCCATGCCTGAGCAAAAGTCATTGCCTTAACTTTCTTACCGTTTATCACTTTATCAGTCATACGATCAGTGATATACTTATCGGTCATGTGTGGTCTGATTTGTCCAACGATGGTTTCTGGCGCCATGTTAAGAGCACGGATGACTGACGGGTAAAGCGAGTTGATGTCAACCGCCGCGATCCATTCATGGATTCCTTTTTTAGGCACAGCAACATAGGCACCAGCTGCCGTTGGTTCGTCCGATAAATCATTACTTCTCCTTACTTTGTCAGGAACTATTAGACCACGAGAATGAGCTTCATTGACCACTGCTTGATCAATCATGGCCACAGAACCCATGGCAGTTGCTATCAATACGCCGTTTTGATGAGCGATATCATTAGCGAGATTTAAGAATTTTAATTTGTCGTGAATCTTGAACAACAACATTGTATCTTGACGATTGTATTCTAGAAACTTACGCCAATCTTTATTGTATAATTGATCCAATGAACCTTCATATTGAGTTTTGTTTTCACCAACTTCCATTTCACCAATATAATCAAGTTTATAACTATGACGACTTTCATAGTTATATTTCTTATATAGTTCAAGATAATCCATATGAACTCGTCCAAACAAGTCATATGTCTCTTGTTCTTGATCAAACATGATATATGTTCTTGGTTTTGGTAATTGATTCCATAAACAAAATCTACGAGTATCATCCTTGGACATAACTCTAGTAACACGATTAACCATGTATGGTATATCATACCCAGCTGAGTTCCAACCAGTTAATACATCTGAATCTTCTATCAAATCAAAAAACATATTGAACATATCAATTTCATTATCAAATACAAAAGTATTTTCAAAATCTTTTGATATATCTTTGGCCATTTCTGAACTCATATGTTTTGGTGGAATACATAAGGTAACCAATTGATCACACCAATCTAGATATAACGAAATTGCCGTAACTGGATTAAATGGATCAGTGGTTGGGGCAAAACCTTTTTTCGGATCAAAATCCGTTTCAATGTCAAAAAAACAAGTATGAAGTGGTGGACTATCTTTTCCAAGATAGTTATCAGCTAACATACGAAAGATAGGATTGATATCACTTTCAAAGATTTTCTTACCACTATGCATTTTGAGTTCTTTTTGAAACTCACTACGCTTACGAGTAGAGAATCTAGTTACCGTATCGTCATAAACAGTACGATATTTTCCTTTAGGATCGGAGTAATAGAAAGTGTAATTGGTTGGATATTGATCATAACGACGAGTACCGTCAGCATCACGTTCCACAACGTGAATAATATCCTTGTCTCTATCTAATATAGCATCTACATATGACATTAAAGCGTTTTACCTACTGTTACCAATATATTTTCTAGTAATTCTTGTTCCTTTTGTGTTTTACCAAATTCCATTTTATGTGCGGTTCTGATTGCCTTTTTAAGCACAGTTGATTTGATATTCATTTCTTCAGCTACTGCCTTGATAGTATCTGATAAACCACTGTTGAGTGTTTCAACTTCATTCATTATCTGCATCCCTTCGTTGATCAACTGAGTGAGTTTAAGTTTTTGATCATTTGAGAAAATGGTTGTATCGTGCTCTTGATTGTCTTGTGTGTCTGACATTGTAACTCCTTTAGTAGTCTACTTATTATACAGGAGTTGCGCTATATGTCAATACATTTTGGAAGATTTACTGATGCATGATCCAAGTATCTGGAATTTCTTTATATTTGGATGTCCACATGTCATGTAGTTTTTGTCCACTGATACCATGTGATTTGGATATACTAGTCATCATATCATCAATGATATCATATACATCATCTTTATCGTTTTTAACTGATTTGATTTTATTTTTCTGAGCCAATAATGCCGCCTTCAATTGCGATACGGCTTGATCATCTTTACTATGATCCATATTCTCGCGAACTCTTTGACCTATTTGCTTGCCCTTGTATTCAAATGCTTGATAAGTTGCTCGACTAGTATCATTGATGTTGACTTCTTTTTCTTCTGGATTTCCAGAGATATCAACCACATCATTGCTGATATTATTTGGACCAACTGTGGCTACTACAACATATGAGTTCTTTTTACCTTTGCCATAATTAGACCAAAGACTATCTAGATAATCGTCAATGTTATGTGATTCAGTTGTCCAGTGACTGCCAAGATCGTTCATTCTAATTTCTTCTGGACTATCAGCAAATATTATTCGATATACTTTACCACCACGATGAATCAAACCATCAACAACATTTTTATAATCATCAAGTTCTGAACGAGCGCGATCTTCGTGACCGTAATATTTGGTCCAACTGTCAACACACGATTTATAATATTGCGGATCGTCTAGTCTATTGAGACTCTGAGCGGATTCTATAAGAAATTCACTGGCTCTCATTTTAATTTATCTCTTGATCCAAATCTATATATTTAATTGATACATTATTTAATGCTGCCGCTAATGCTCTATGATTACCATCTATGATTCTATTGTTTGCTACTACTATAATTGAATCAGATAAGTTTGGTGATGATCTATAGTCATTAATGATTTCAATTTGTTCATCTTTTAACATATCAACAATTTCATCAATATGTTCAACACGATATTGGCTCAACAATAAAATATCTAGTTTCATTGGTGAGAGTTTTTCCACTTCAAATTTGATATTTAAATCTGAATTTGAAACATAATTCCAAAAAATTTCATCATGATCTGGATAGTTGTCAGAATACAATTGACTTAGTGATATATCATTTTCAATTAGAAATTCATATGCTCTCATTTTAATTTATCTCTTAATTTAAATTTTCATGATAATAAATTTGTTGATAGACTTATTCTGTAGTCCATTGATTCATTTGGCAATACACGATGATTTAATGTTCCTGGAAATATCAAAACAAGACCGTTATATGGAGTTATTGAAAAGATTGTGTTGTTGTTAGATTTAAATTCAATATCTCCAGAATTTTCTGGAACTTTCACATATGCCACACAAACCAATCTATTTCTATGATGAATATGCCAATCATTATAATGTTTTGGACCATTTACGTTAAACCAAAATCTTGAAGTTTTAAGATTAGTGGATTTTTCAATCTGAGTTATTGTTTGTGCTACCCATGAAACATTTGTATTATTATCTATTACACCCTGCCAACCACCTTTATTACTCAATGTAACACCTTTTAAAGTTTTTTTCAACTCTAAAATATTATCAGCCAAATCTTGATTTAAATTCATTTCAAACTTTTGAATTTTGAATTTTTTTAAAAGATCATCCATATTTAATCCGATCCGAAAAACTTATTCATCAATGCTTTTTGTTTTTTTGGTTTGGCGCCCAATACTGGACTAATCTTGGCTACTTTATCTTTACCAGTAAGATATTTTGACTCATTATCAATAACTTTTTCTTCGTTAGATTCTGATTTCATTTCGGATAATAGTTCGTTGATTTTCATAATAGTTTCCAATGGTCACTTTATAGTATTGTGGTAGCGAATCACTAACTAGGGCAGCACCCGCCCACACCGGTCCTATGGTAGGTGTTCTTTAATGTTTCAATAACAATGTTCCCAATACATCACTACGCTTGGCACTGATGTCGCCCTGTCCAGGAACAATGATTACATTCCACTTTTTATCTTTACCTTCTGGTTTAGCCATCATCTCATCATAATCCAAAATAGTATCTTTATCAATCTTGTATAAATTTGCAATACGATCTTTCAACTTGTTCATATCAGTGACAATCCAACCACCAGCATCAGTCTTCTCTAACTTACCTTCGTCATCTTTCTTCAATAGATCATTGAAGATTGGTGTGCCATCAGTCAACTTAGATGGAACAATTCTACTATGTTTGGTCGTTTGAAGTTTAGGATCTGCAAATTTGATTTGTTTCTCTTGACTTGTATGAGCGCCTTCACTCCAGTTAATATGAAAGTTACTTGGTAATCCACCTTGAGCAACCTTAGCGATTTTAGTATAGGCATAGAATTGAGTATCTGGGAATGTTTTGGCAACATCAGCAGCCAAATCTACATATTCTGGACTAAAGAAATCACCAGCATCATGCCAACGAATAGTAACTTTGGCGCCCTGTTTAGCATATTTTTTATTTTCTTTGTCAATCTCGCTGATCAATTGTTTTTTGAATCCTTCTGGATCATTCAACAAATATGTTAAGATTCTAGCATCACTGATCCATGGACCTTCAAACTGAACCTTACCACCACCACGAGCGAAACAATCTACTTTACAACTACCAGCACCTGGGCAAGTATTGACAATCTTAAATTGATTTGTCTTTTCATCTAATGCCAATCCAGTTAGAGCAGCAAAACCAATGTTGAAGAATTGTTCTTTTTCACCATTGCTGTGTTCCATCTTTTCATTCTGTTTGAGTAAACGTTTTGGACGCTCACTGATGATGCCTTTCATTTTGTCTAGATCAAATTGTTTTCCTGATTCATCATAAAATTTCAATGCCGAACTACGATGTACGTAGGGCATTTTGTAACGTTGACTAGCAGTTTTTGTTTTATCTACAGTTGTTCGTAGATACTTTTGCATTTCTGGATCTGAAAAGTCAGTTGTAGGAGCGCCTAATAAATCTGCCTCATCAAGTTCACTTTGTTCTTCTTGATTAGCAAATTGATCTAATGACATGATTTGAATGCCACCCGTTCGTTTCGCTTCTTTTAAAAATTCATAAAATCTCATATTATGCTCTTTCTTTTTTCAATATACTACTAATCATCCAACGTTTTTTAGAATACAAATCTTGTAAATCGGCCATGAAATTGGAAATGCCCTGTTCTTTCATCTCAGTGGCAACATCAAATATCTGCTTAACTAACTCAATCATTTGCTCAGTATTGGTTAGCAGTTCAGCAAACATGAGTTCGGCACGAGGAATTTTAGTCTGTTCTTCAATGATGCTTAACTCTAACATTCTAGCCAAATTAACTGGAGTATAAGAATCTAATGATCTGATATATTCTCCAATAGTATCAATAGTTTCATATGTATCTTCATAGAAAGATTTTAAGAATTTATGATATTGTGGGAAACTTGGCCCTTCAACATTAAAATGAAAGGTATGTATTTTTGTATATAATACAAATGTACTTCCAAGTAATACTTTTAAATCGTCAGATAACATTATTTCTTCCCATGTTTTTTATTGTAGTCTGCCCAGGCAGTTGCGTATAAAATATTTGTTCCTTTTTTATCGCCATATTCTTTTTTGAATCTGTCTTTGTTTGATTTAATCCAATCTTCTTTGCCAGGTGGAGCAACTTCATCTAGATCACCATAGTTAGAGGTTTCTTTAATCTGTTCAACTGCCATTAGATTTTTAACAAACTTAACAGATAGAATATTTGAACCTGGTACATGTTTTTCAATTATATCTTTGGCTTGTTGTTCTGTTTCTGCTTTAACATTAAAAGCTTTAACATTAGAATCTTCATCTTGAATTTTTATTTTAAATATTTTCTTCATTGCACCAGCGGTTGGCCCAAAATATTTGTCTTTCCAAGGGTCGTGAGACCAATTGTTTTCTGTCACATCTTTCTTTTTTATAAATGATGGTTTTTCTGGATAAATTGTACCTAATTTTTTACCACCATTCTTTATAACATGTTCGCGACCGTTTGAATTGCTAGTATGAACTACATCAAATCTACCACTGGGTAAAGACCATATTTCAATGCCGTCGAGCCAATCACGAAATGATTTTACTTTTTCTTTAGCGTATTCAATTGCTGTCTTTTTCGAAGAGTATTGACCTTGATACTCGCCTTCTGTGACATCTTCTTTTCCTGATAATTCAGCAGATTGCTTGAGTGCTTGCTGATACATTTGACTTTCCTTGTCTTTTCCAAGAGATGTTAGTTTTGATTTTACTGCAGAACTAAGATCAGCAAATTTGGGATTTGCATTGTTCAGCGACTGATAGTTCAGTATCTCTCCAACTACACGATCCACAAAAGTACCCCCGGTGTCTTTATAGCTGTGGGCCGCATCTTGCTCGGGCAATACAGGATCTACATGTTTACCCAATCGACTACGAATGTGATCTTTCTTGTCTTGAGTGGGAATAAGTTGTTGAACAGCACGTTTTCTGTCGCCTGGTTTCCAATCTTGAGGAGGATTGATTTTGTATGGTCGTCCTTTTTGTATTCCAAAAGTTTCAATATCGCTCTTTGGAAGTTTGGATCCAATTCCAATCACTGATTCCTCAGACATCTCGGATCGCAAATCATCTGCGCTCCAACTGATGTAAGATCGACCATCGTCGTCTCCAGACATAACAACAAATACTCCAGGCTCATCGTCATAACCTTCGTCCTGTCCAATTTCCCAACCGGCTGCTGCCAATAACTGTTCTACTCGGGGATCTTCGTCACCGTTAAACCATTGTGAGGCCAACTTACGCAATATGTCTTCATCAAATTCGCCGTCATCGCCACCGTCTCCATCACTAGGGGCGAATTCTTTTAGACGTTCCTTCATACCTTCTTTTGGAACACAATTAGGTACAGTCTTGCCTGCCTTCTTCTTTGTACCCACAGGCTTGTAGCCTTTCCAGCAGGGATTATCTTTAGGATCTTCTAGTCCCTCATTGATAGTAGCTAGTTGTTGTACACTTAATTGTTGTTCTGTACTTTCTTCAACACTTTCATCATAATGATTTGGTTGTGCTTCACGTTCATCTTTACCGTGTTGCCACTCATTATATTCTTTAGTACCTTTAGAATATGGATTAGCATCATCGTATCTAGCACGCCAACCTTTTTCAAAAGGATCATTTTTATCTGGGCCAATACTTTTATTATCTTCTCTCATAGCACCAGTACTTGGTTCAGTTTTTGATTGAATTCCACGATCTGATGATTTCTTACCTAGGTCACGATCTAAACCTTTCATAAACAAATCAAGTCTACGAGCCAATTCTTTGGCTAACAATTGTTCTTCTGAAATGTTTTCTTCTGCTAATTTTAATTGACGTTGACCAGAACCACAATCAAGTTCATTGACCTTTTTACTACGTATAATAGCCTTATCAATACCGTTGAATTCAGTATATCCATTTTTACGTGTAGTTTTAACTGAAGCCAATCGTCTACCTAAATCTGCCAATTGTTCTTTAGTCCAGTTTTCATTATTATGACGAGCAGCCATTTTCTTTAATCCGCTCTGTACGGCTGGAGTATCCATTTCATTACGTTCTTCACTTTTGGATTCTGCCACTTTCTTAGATTTCTTCTTGTCACGTTGTTCAGCGCCAGCCAATACACTGTTTTTCCACAGTCCAAACTCTTTAGCTTTGGGAGCATCTGGCGCTTTTGTACCATCATCTGAATCTTCTTCTTGAACTCTACGTTGAGTACCAAGACCAACTGCTGGGCCTGCAGCAATTGAACCACTAACAGTGGTTTCATTCATAATATCCAGTAATTTCTTCATGTTTGACATTGTAATAATCCAAGTAATACTGTATTTATCTATCTCAAAATAAAAACTTGATTAAATTACTAGACAAAAATTATGGAACCAATGCTATTTGACTGACAGCCAAGATAATACTTGGTGATGTTGGTACTGTAGTGCTAATTTTTGGTATTGAGATTAACGCACTGGTACCAAGGCGTGTGTACCACTTGACAGTTAATACTTGACCAGCAGTGAATGCATAATACAATGTCACGGTTATGATAACGGTTCCAGGTTTACCAGCATGTGGTAGAAAAATAGTGGCATAGCTAGCAGTTTGAGGTACGTTAACTCCATCAACAGCAATCCAAACTGCTACGTCATCATATGCATTTCCAAAGTTAGCCGCTTGTATACTGAAAGTGATATTATAAGTACCGGCATTTACTATAGTTACTTGTCCAGTAGCATCATTTAAAGTAACTCCATTACTTAATTGGGTTATGTCTATCAACGCTATCTCTGCTACTCCAGCGGCTCCATCTTGAGCAAATCCAATTGATGCACCAGGATCATGTGCTGCTTTAGTACTGCTTGATACTCCACGAGTAATTCCGGTAAATGTATTACCTACAATTCCAGTATATCTTATAAGTTCTGATTCTATGTTAAGATATCCTGCCGATCTGAATCCCGCTGTACTCACCACCACTATAGGAGCAGTGCTATTAGTATTCATGGCATCTACTAACGTAGTATCAGAATCGGAGAAGAACGATCCATAATATAGACCCAATACGACTGGACCAGTAGCCCCTGTAAGACCAGTGGAACCAGTTGCGCCTGCACCCGTACTTCCTATAAATCCAGTAGCACCCGTACTTCCTATAAATCCAGTAGCACCAGTTGATCCAGTAGCACCAGTAAATCCAGTAGCACCCGTACTTCCTATAAATCCAGTAGCACCCGTACTTCCAGTAGCGCCAGTAAATCCAGTGGAACCAGTAAATCCAGTGGAACCAGTAAATCCAGTGGAACCAGTAAATCCAGTGGCACCTGTACTTCCAGTAGCACCTGTACTTCCAGTAGCACCAGTAGCGCCGGTAAACCCAGTTGAACCTGTGAAACCAGTTGAACCTGTGAAACCAGTAGCACCAGTACTTCCAGTAGCACCAGTAAACCCAGTAGCGCCAGCAATACCAACAGCACCATTAAGATTAATAGTCCATAATGAATAAGACCCTTCGCCAACAATGTTATTAACATCTACTATCATGGCGCCTGTTACATAATCATACGATACTACCATACCTATCATATGATTACTCAAATCATATGCAATAATTACATCTTGAGCGGGTGTATAACCTAATCCAGTTCCGGCAGTAAATGACTGAAGTCCAGTTGATATTGTAAGTGTATTACTACTAGTAGTTGAAAAACGATCACCAGGAAGACCAGTTGCACCACTAGCGCCAGTAGCACCAGCACCAGTGGCCCCATCAAACCCAGTTGCGCCTGTTGATCCAGTAAATCCAGTAGCACCAGTTGATCCAGTAAATCCAGTAGCACCAGTTGATCCAATGAACCCAGTTGAACCAGTAACTCCAGTAGCACCACTTCCAGTAGCACCAGTACTTCCAGTAAATCCAGTAGCACCAGTACTTCCAGTAAATCCTTTTGGCCCAGTAGCACCAATACTACCTACTCCACCTACAGGTAATAAATATCCATTCTCATCACCAACCCATACACTATGATTATCTAAATCAATAACAATCTCACCATTTCTAGCCTGACCATCATATTCAGCTTTAGATAATTTTGTATATTTGTTGTCATCTCTACGAATTGTCATGATTTACCTCAGTTATTTTATTGTTATTTCATTAATGGCATCACGTATATGTTTAGAAATTGATACAGATTCGTAAATTTCTTCATGTTCAGCACCATAATCTCTCATCATTCGTCCAGCGATAGCATTAGCCTCGTCTTCAATTGATTGTGTTTGTTCTTTATTCATTCCATCATAAGCCGTACCAATTTCAAATTGTTTATGATGAATCAATTCATGACATAATGTTCGCATTGTATCAGCCGTGTTTCTATTGACAATATGTACCCATATTTGACCATCACTATTAGTACTTCCAAATGTTCTTTTTTGTTTTACATCAGATAAATCAGTACCAAACTTGACAGTAGGCATATTTTCAATGTCTAAACGATCACATGCCCAAGAAATAAATTTCTTAAGATCGTCTATCTTACTCTTTGATTGTTCAATTTCATTTAATCTCATAAAGAGTATTTATCTTAATACTATCCATAAATAAGACATAATAATAAGAAGAAATCTATGAAAAAATATTTAATCATATTAACAATGTTGATGTCAACTAACGTATTTGCATGGAATCAACGTGTCCCAGAACCAGTTCAAAACTGTATTGCACATACACCATATGGATTCCCACAAACTTCTGGGGTTCAATCCATTTGTCGTCAAGGATACTTTGTTGGATATGATGCCACATCAAAATTACCAAAATATGTTACATATACTTTACATCCACAAAATGCTCTTGGTTGTGTGGTCAGAAGCGATGCTTTTGTCGCTGATAAAAGTGTTGCTAATGGTGCTACACCAAACGATTATGTGAGTACTGGGTATGATAAGGGTCATGCTGTGCCAAATGGAGATCAAAGTTGGGATCAACAAGTAGAATATGAAAGTTTCTTAATGACTAATATGATACCACAAGCAGGATCATTAAATCGTGGTATTTGGAAATTGTTGGAAACTAGTATTCGAGGATGGGTCGTTCAATATAATAGACCATTTGTTATCTATGTTGGGGGAATTTATAATGCAACCAATAAAAAAATTGGCAATAATGTAATTGTTCCACACGCCTACTATAAAATAGTAATTGACAATAACACAGGATCCGTAGCAGGATGGTTATTCCCGCATACAGCGCCTTATCCTAACTTGGGTAATGATTTAACTAAATTTCGTGTCCCAGTTTCAGAAATTATGAAATTATCTGGAGTTGTTTACTTTTTTCCATCAAATGCAAATGAATTACCCGCTGGTGGGGAATGGAAGGTTGATTTTGGTAAGTTAACTCAATCTAAAAGAGATAAATGTAGATAATTATATATTATTTTTCCAATATGAACTATTAGTAATCCAGTGATGATACAAAGAAAACCCATTATCAATATCAATCACTGGATTAAATCCAAAATCTTTCTTAGCCGCATCAATATTTAATGAACCACGACTTGGAAATGAATGATCTCGTTCTATTAGATTTACTGTACCTTTACCAGCAATTTTAACTATCAATTCTGCTGCCTCTAATAAAGATATTGATTTACTTCTAGTTATATTATATGTTTTATTTTCAGTATTGTTACTTAATGTAGCGGCTACAATTCCATCTACTACATCTTGAACATAAGTAAAATCCAATCGTTCATTTTCTCCACGAACTTCAAGAGTTTCATCTCTCAAAGCCGCTAACATGAACTTACTAATTACACGATCTTCAACATCTAATTCACCATATACAGCACTTGGTCTAATAATAGTATGATTTAGTAGATTTCGTCTACTATAATCTTGAACAAGTTTTTCTCCCATGTATTTCATTATGGCATATTGGCCCATGGGATCACAAATGGCATCTTCTTTAACATCGTCATTAAAGTTGCCGTATATCATACTACTACTGATATAAACAAATTTTGACACTTGATGATTGACTGATAGTTCTAGAATGTTAAGTAGTCCTTCACACATAACTCTACTACCCTGTTGTGGATTTTTATTAACTATTTTTTGTCGAGGAAAACTGGCTAAGTGTACAATAGTATCTGGTTGAAACATATCAAATACATATCTTAATACTTCGCTTTCTATATCAATTAGATGTGTAATGACAGAAGATGGGATTTTCTTTTTACGCTCTGACATAATGTATTGAATTTCATCATATGAAATTACTCCATAATCAGTTTCGTTATCAACAATTCGTACATTATGTCCTTTTGATGATAATTGTGCAGCAACATTATGTCCAATAAATCCACACCCACCAGTTATTAATATTTTCATAGATCAGATATTAATGGAAATACTTTAGCAATAATTTTGGCACATTCAAGTGCAATTTCTCTATGTTCAAGTTGTGTGCTTTCATCGGCTCTAACATCAATATAATGAATCCAACTACGTAAAGTACCATTAACATACAATCTACTCATAGTTAATCCTTCAGGTAACACAGAACGTGCTTGTTCTTTGGCAATACCTTTTGATATTGCCCAGACATATAAATCCTGTGCTTGTCTAGTAAGATTTAATTGACCCTGTTCCCATTGATAGGCAATGCGACGTTGATCATCGTTAGTCATATCTAGTGCAATACTATTTTGACGATTTTTTGTATCTTGAAGTCTGGCTTCACGAACAACAAAACTTAAATCTTTTGTTGGATCAGCATAACGTTGTGAAAATTCTTGAAATGAAAAACTACGATGCCGTAATAATTGACGACCAATATCTCTAGTGGTTTCTACTTCTAAACATACTGAAACCATTTCCATTGGAGACCAATGTTTATGTTTGATAAGATACTTAATCAACTTTTCACTTGTTTCAGTGTTCATTTGATTACTTGGATTGGATACTCTAGCGCAAAATGCAACCAAGTCTTGAGCGTCTTTTAAGCCTTCTTCTAAGACTTCTTGACTTGGTTGTGAATAACTAATTAATTTTACTTTCATTAATGTTCTCTAAAATTAGAGTATGACATACTGTTTTCAATATGTCAACTTTTACTTGACCGATTTTAATAGATCATCAATTTCAGGTTGAACAATTTCTGCAATACCTTCAATGTCCAATACAAATTCTATTCCAATCATTTCATCATCATATTCATCCAATTTACGACTAATAGCTTGTTCAATCTCATCACTTTCTAAACCTTGATTGAACAGAGATTTAATGTTTATTGTTCGTTGGCGTCTTCCGTTCAACTTGATAACTAGTTTTTTAATAAACTCTAATGGTATCTTTGTTTTTTCAACACTGTCTACAATATGTTCCCACTTTGCGAAGACTTCGGGCGACATTGATTATTATCCTGTTACAGTTGCCTTACGTGGGCGTCCTGCCTTTTTAACTGTAGCGGATTCCAAGATTTGTTGAGGTGTTAATTCAACAGTTGCCTTTTTAGTAGTCTTTTTAGCTTTTGGTTGTACTGGATTCAATGATGGATCCATACCGTATGCTTCTTGTGCCAATCTTTCACTTTCGGCCAATAAACCACGAGCTTCAGCGGCCATTTTTTGAGCCTGTTGAAGACGTTGTTGAGCCAAATCTGTATCACCATATACATCTGGACTTGTCGCAGTTACCGCTGGTTTTGTACTGTCGCGCATTCTACGAGCAATATCTTTTGGATCTTGTAATCCACGACTATCATCGATTTCACGTAAACGTTTAACTGCCTCTTCACCCTTGGACATTTCATTTAAAATGTTGTTAAGTTCACTTAATTTAATTGCTTGATTTGGAGCAGGTGTCATTAAGACTTGAGCGGTTTGAACTTTTTTCATCATTCCTTCATGATGCAAAACTTGTAATAAAATTTTACCATCACGAGTATAATTCTTATTTAATGCCTCGGCAAGATTATCCTCTCGTTGAGCAGATTCACTGTCAATACATGAAATTAATGGGTCATGAATATTTTGATTAAGTAACTCCGTATATACGACCAGAGCCATATGTTCTTCACCGGGAATTTGTCTAAAAACAACAGCAACTTTACGATCCCCTATTTTTCCAACGTGTTTGATAAATTTTGCCACGATACTCTCCTAAAAATGAGTTATTAATAATATTTAGTAGTGAGATACGTTGACGATTTTTTTTATTTTATAACATCAGAATTAAACAAACTTCTAATAGTAATACTATTATATTGATTAAAGGCGTTAACAACCTCAGTATAGTCACCGATATTATTTTTTATCATCAATTTTTTACGTGAGCAACCGCTATAAAATTTCTCTTTTGTTAACACCTCATCTCCGTCAATTGCTCGGATACTAAATGCCACTCTGTCTACGCTTGATTTCTGAGTACGATGAATTACGTCTCCTTTTAGTAATAGCAAATCACCTGGCATAACAGATGGTGTCACACCATATTCGTTGATGTCAAAATCTAATATGATCTCATCTCCAGTTTCATCGTCGTACAATACGGTTTTTCTCTGTTGTACTCGCAGTCTTTTTGCCCCATTGTTTAATATTCGTTCTTCAAATACATCTGGCGCAAGACTTTGAAAAACATCATGAGGTATAATTGTAAGACCGCTAGTTGTACTCGTTGACTTAACCACCGGAAACCAAAAATTCAGCACACTATTAGTGTGCTGATACTTATAATATGTTTCATGATCTATGTGCCAGTCAAAATTTATCAACGATGAATCAAAATACGTAATACGTTTTGAAAAAAACATATCAGTTTTAAGATTGGTTAATTTGGAAATGTTATACAAGTGTTCTTTTAATTGATTGTATAAATTATCTTTAATAGTTCCAAGTAATAATTTGTAGTTTTTGTTTGAGGCACCTTCTGATTCAAATCTCTGTTTGATAGATTTATAATCATTTCGTATCCATTCTAAATCTTCAATATTCAGAATATTGGAAATAACAAGATATCCTTTAGTATTAAGAGTTGAATAATCTATCATAGTAATAGTATTTATAATCAATCAAAATATGCATGTGTCCCAAATGGAGGAACGATAGTGTCATTGCCATGAATAATCCAAGTTGTGTCTGTAAAATCTTCATCACCCCACGAACCAAATGGCATACCATCAGTAAATACAATTAATCGTTTGGTATCTTCGCCACGTTCTTTAAGATAATCAAAAATTACAGTAAAGTCAGTTCCACCACCACCCATAGGTTCATAATCACTCATAGTATCCAAGTTATCACTAGTAAAGGATTGAGGATTATAAATGTTAGTGTCAAAACAAAATACATGAATTTTGAAACCATCAAACATTTGCATCATTCCCGACACTTCACCGAGAAACATTTGAGCTTGTGTATTACTAATACTACCTGACATATCAATAGCAACAACAACATCAATTTCTTCACCCGGAGTTGTTCCAGGCATAATAGCATCTAAGTGCCAACCGCGACGATTAGGACGAGAGAATGAATAATCAGTTTTAATAGATGATGTTAAATTAGTTTGAATTAATTCGCGCCATGGCATTTTTGGATTGGTGACATCATCCAATAATCGTTTAACGCCAGCTGGTAATTGTCCGGCCTCAGCACCTTTGGCGGCATTAATAATGTTTTGTTTAATTTCTTGACGAAGAGCATCACGTTCTTCCTGAGTCATTGTCTTTGGACGTCCTTTACCTTCACCTTCACCATCCGAATCATCTTCAGAATCCATATGTTCATCTAACATCTTGTCAATAAGATCATCAAGATTAATCTTAGTAACATCTTTCATTAAATCATCATAGATATATTCTGAATATTTACCATCATATTTTGCTTCATACAAACAGGGAACACTGGTAATAAATTCACCAACTTTATGACGTTTCAAATCGGCATTGACTGCATAATCATTGGCAATGTTCCACATTTGTGGATCACGATTATCACGCCGACCCATATGATCATATACAACATGAAGTACTTCATGTCCAACAAGAAATTCAACTTCTTTTGGTTTTAATAAACAGATAAATTTACTATTGTAATAAAAATTACGTCCATCAGTAGCTGCCGTTGAACACCATTCATCTGCATTTATTAATTTAAGACGAGTAGCCAAATTACCAAAAAATGAATGACGAATCAACAAACCAACACGAGCAGTAATCAATAGATCACGAGCACGGTCATCAATTTTTGAATCTGTAACACCAATAAGATTATCAAATTTATTAGTTTTGTTTTTACTTTTCTTTTTGGACTTATTAATTACATCACTCATAAAATTCTCCAGTTTATATTGTATTGTAACATATGATAGATTTATTGTCAAGTTTAAAAAAAGGATAATGAAAATTCATTATCCCTTAAATGGCATCATCCATTTTAAATTTTACTTAACGGCATCCAATACATATTTACCAAACTTCTTGTGAAATTCCTCAAAATGTTTGAGTTTTGTTGGATCCATATCCAAGTTATATGTCTTGAGAGCAATTTTGGCGCCCAAGATAACCAATTCAGTTTCAAAGTTGGTCATCATATAAGACAGAAAATTATCAAAAATAGGATTGAAATCTTTGATCGATACTCGTTTATTATCAATCATGTCTTTCATTTCATAACACATACTAATGGTCAATGAATACATAGCCGATACTTCTTTAATATCTAATGTTGTTACGATGCCATTCAAAATATCGGATGGATTTGGAAGTTTACCTGAAATTTTACGATGAGCGGAAAATTTTGCGGCCAATCCCTCACCTACACAACCAGCAACCAATGTAAATAATGTATCAGTATCACTATTGTCATCATAATCTTTCAAGATATCTGATACAAATACCCAACTACGAGGAGTAGCAAATGCATGACTAGAAGATTTTGCATCAAAATCGTACAAATCATTTTTGGCAAATGACAAATATGACACAACGTCTTTATGAATACCATTAAGAACTGCCCATGTTTGCCATGTATTAAAGTCAGACCGCATTTCAATATGTAAGAAACGATTGGCTAATGGCATTGGCATACGATAAGTAACACCCTTGTCTGATTCACGATTACCACCGGCAATCAGATCAACATTAGATGGCAAGACATATTTACCAATTCGGCGATTCAAAATCAATTGATAGGCTGCCGCTTGAACCGTTGGCGGGGCACTATTCATTTCATCCATAAACAATACAATACGTTTATATTTACTAGCCATTTCTTCATCTGGCAATTCAATCGGAGGTGCCCAATCCATTTTTCCTAAATCTTTGTTATAAAACGGAATACCACGAATGTCGGTTGGTTCCATTTGAGCCATACGCAAATCAATCAAATGTCCGCCAAGTTCTTTAGTGATTTCTTCTACAATTTCTGATTTACCAATTCCTGGTGGACCCCAAATAAATGTTGGGCGTTTGGATTTAAATGATTGTAAAATTGCTTTACGTGCCTGTACAGCGGTTACTGTATACGATTCTGGTTTTGATGCCATTTGGAAAACTCCGTTAAAATTAATATTGAAAAGATAGTATAGACGATAATCGATTTATTGTCAAGAAATAATCTGAACAATACAATAAATCATAGGTCCGATTATTAAACTTTCAGCCACAAACATCAGTACTATAGTAACAATATCGTAACTGAGTTTTGCCGGATGAGATTTCATTTTTCCAATTTACCAATTAGAGTGTTTAATTTTTCTTGTACTTCACCAATTGTAAGAAAATACTTATACACTGTATGAGATATAATAGTTAGTGCCACAATCAATAAACTCATGGCAATTACCATTGGGGGTACATACATAATAATCAATGTAGTCACAAGTGAAGATACAATTGCAACACCGAATACTGCTAGAGTTTTTAAACCCGCTTTTACTTTTAAATTCATAAATTTCCTTATTAAGTTAAATTACCAACTTGCACGATAGTAAAAATCCCAATCCTTTTGATCGGATGATAGAATCTTTTCTAAAAGTTCTTTTGTATATTCTAAATCTTGAATATAATATTCATCAATTTCGGTTGATCCGAAAAAGAATCCATCTGATGGAGGCAATAATTCGCCCGCAGTACTATTATCGGCTAACACAGTGTTTACCGTTTCTAACAATGATTCCATATTCTTACGAGTAAGATAAGTTTCTTGACATTCATCAATTCCGTTTTGACAATTAGTCACAAACCATTTATGAATGGCATTAGCTTTTCGCCAATAACCAGCTTCCACCGACACTTCATTAACAGTGCCAAATGGACTACCAATAGAGACAGTAATTGATTCTCGCATTTCTTTAACTTCTTTGTTATATTCTGGCAAATAACGTTTTGCCGTCAAATACATATCTAAACCCATGATTAATCCTCTACAGTTAACATTGAAGCTGGTACTCGGTAAATTCCAAGAGTGGTATTGACGATAACGTTTTTGACTTTGATGCCAGTAACATTACCCAAATATTTTCTACCACCACGATCAACAAAGCTGACTTTGGATCCAATAGTTAAACTATTCTTGGTAGTTTTGGCCAATTCAGTACGGCGAAATTTAATCGCCTGTGCAACATTATTCAATTCATCATTGGTCAAATCACCAAACATAATTGATCTGACCACTTCTGACAGAGTAGTATTACTCATTGACAATTCTCCCGATTATAATACAAGAACGTAACTTTTGTTCAGTGCTTTTCTATCAGTACGAACAAGTTTAACCCCTCTACTAGCACAGGCAGTAGTAGGAATATCCATTTTATATGGCACTTCAAAAATAGTTCCAGATTTTGCAGTTAAAAACACATACATTTTTGGAGTGATTCGTTTGAGTGATTTAGGTTTACACATTTTTATTCCTCCGAAACCAATTCATCTAACGAACGGCGAGTAACGCTATCAACTACTGATTGAGCAGATTGATACTGCCCATACTTACGAATACGTGATTCGCGATCAGTGCGACGAGTAACGAATACAACTTTTTGACCCTTGGCTTCCATGGCTTTCATGAACACGGTCATATCAGAATCTTCTTCAAGATAAACATATTCAGTACGTTGGTACGAGAAAGATGAAATCTTATTGGCAATACCCAATTTCTTGAGCATTTTCAGAGGGACACGTAACCAAGAATGACCCGGATCCACATAGTGTAACAACTTAACGGCTTCTTTCATTTTTAATTCCTTTTTGTGAGTGTGTGTAATAATTATAACTGAAATGGGATTTATTGTCAACAAATTTGTTGTAAAAATACAACTACTGGTTATTTTTAAAATAACCGTATTCTACGCCGAGTAGAAAACAGAGATATTCCATATCCCCGCCGGCATCTTCCGCCTCACTGATCCAGCGAATAGCCATTGCACGATCTTTGGCACCCATGGTGAGTAATTCAGAAATACGAGCCTCCAACTTGCGAGCTTTGTAAGATTCTTCTTCTTTACGAGCAAGTGCGTTTGCCTTACAAACCTTGGCGAGTTCCTCAAATACCACTTCGAATTCTTCCACAGTCCAACTGGAAGTGTCCAGACGGGGGCGATACCCGTATGCGTCCTTATAAAAATCAGAGTACTCGCAAGCGAGTTGTTCTAATTCTGACATTTCTTCCCAGCTTTTGAATTCGTTCATTTTCGTATCCGTTTTCTCAGTGTATGTGTATATTATATCAGATAATGGATTTATTGTCAAATTATAATGTTGTATTAAAACAACAGTATTTTAGAAAAAAAGTTTGATTAAAACGATCTGAATTACAGCACAAATAGCGAGATAAACGATGATTTCTAACATTTTTAGTTCCTTTTATCAGTGTATGTGATAATTATATACTAATATTGATTAAATGTCAAGAGATTTTTGTTGTAATTTTACAACACTTTTAACGACAAATTTTAACGTTTCTATACGTTCTATTATATCTGTCCCATTGAGTAACCCACGTACAACGTGGTTGTATATATACTGGACGTGGTACATATACTGGTTGTGGTTGATAATATACTGGTCGTGACTGATAATATGGATCATATGCCACGCAACCTGATAATAGAGTAATGATTCCAAATATAACTGCCAATACAACTTTTTTCATGATTAGTATCCAATTAATTGACTAAAGCCGGCCCACTTTGTAAATTGTCACCGTAGGTGTTTTTTAGTATTTGTAAGGCATTGTATGGGGTATCAGCCTGAATTGTAACTTTGATAAAGTTCCCAGTTCCAGCTTTTACAAATGCCCAATAAGTTTTCATTTCCATGATGTCTTTCTCCATATGTATTTATTACTGGCTTAAGATCAACATCAAGATCCATTTTTCTAGATTATTAATCGCTTGATTAATCTCACAAATTTGTGGTTCCAAATACTTAAAGTTATTGATTCTTCTGGCAGTAACTTCAGCTTTGTTTAATTCAACCACCATAACTGTAATATTATCTTTCATCTTGTAAAGATCACTATTATAATTCATTGACTTCAATTGAGTTTTTAATTCTTGTTCAATTGCCCACCAATCAGCAGAAGTTTTTATTTCCATGATTAGATATTTAGTGTTAATAAAATAGGGACCCGAAAGTCCCTATTGGTATTTTCTGTTACGAGGTATTTCCTACCCTAAGCAACTTTTTCAAGCGGCTAATGCCCAATTTTCATCGTTAGCATTTATTGGTTGTTTAGTTTTTACGTCTATCGCTGACGAGTTGTCCATTCCGTTACTTGTTGCCCAATCGAATCCTTTCAGCCCCATCATAAAGAGACTTTCTAATAGTGGCTAACATTTTATTAGCTTCTTTAAGCGACATTTTAGATACATCTTTTGTGTAATGTACTGTTCTGCCGTTTTCAAGCACTATAGTATTGTCAATGTAATTCATGTAATCCCTTTATGGTGGAGCTGGCGGTATACGATAACCGCGTCTTGAACACTTTTCTCTTTACTTCTGTCCTGATTACTCAGGGTTTACAACAATTCTTTAAAATATGTCATCGCCCATACTTTTAATATCTTCATTATGATTAGACCAATCATAAGTTATAATTTTATAACATGTGTATCCAATTATCGGAATCATAATCAATATGAGAAATAATTTATCCATTTAGTTCTGTATCCAAATACTGTCTGAAAATTGTAGTAGTCATTATTAATCTTGAATTAAAACTCGTCTATAACAATTACAGTTACCATCAAATATTGTTTCGTAATGGTATCCGTAAGGAATCTGAGGATTAACGTATACAGGATCCGGCGCTACATATACTGGGTCAGGTCTCGTGACACCATAAATCATGGAACCCACGATTGCTCCACCAATAAGTGCGGGAGCTATCCAATTATTATTATACCCACGATTGTAATTATGATTATGACCACGATTATATCCATGATTATAATTATGATTATGATTATGACCACGATTATATCCATGATCCTGTGGGTGTTTACGTCCACGTCCATCCGCTAATACTGAGGATGATAACAATAAACTTACGGTCAATAATACTAATTTTGATTTGATAAACATACGATCTCCTTTGATCGACTTTTAACTATAATACTACTATTTATGTTTATAGTCAACTAAATTCGGATTAGATATATCTTTAATTGTTTCAATCTGTTTCAGTCTAAAAACTTAAAACTGTATGTTTTAACGTCCATTCTTCCGTTTCTACCTTTTCCTGACCATATGTTGTGTACGTTTCTACTGACATCTCGTAATTCCCATCGTTCATTTCTCTTTAATAAATTGGCCATACTAGCACTACTTAACTTAATTTGAACATCAAATCC